ATAACCGGGCAGAACCTGCACATCTCGTACGACCGCGTGCAGACGATCGAGAACCTGCAGAGCTTCATCCAGAGCGACACGGAGCGCGTGGTGTGCTCTAGCCCGCTAGCGCGTCACCTGATACCGCACTTTGTTCGCTTTGACATCTCGTACACGGGCGGCTCGAAGGAGAACATCGTGCTGGCCGATATCGAGAAGTACGTGAAGGACTTGTTCCCGGTCGACACCCTGGACGCCAGCGACCTGCAGTCCATCATCACAGCGCGCGGAGCGAGCTACGTGAAGAACCCCATCGACCTATTGGCGGTTGTGCATCGGGTAGACCGGAGCATCTGGATTCAGCGGTCACAAGACCGGCTGAGCACCACGAGGCTCGCGGCCTTTATCCCAGACGCCATCACGGTGACCAGGAGCACTCGAGCCACATGAGCTTACTCGTCACTCGGCACGAGTCGTTTTGGGGGTGGCTCGACGATGATTCCGCTGTAGGGATTGAACGTAATCTCACAGGTGTTGCACACCAGCAGGGGCCTGGGAACGGCCTCTCCTTCAACCCAGGTGACTTCTCTTCCACCGCTTCCAACACCCAGGAACTGCCGGGTGAAGGAGGTCCCCTTGCACAATGGGCAGACCGCTTGTCGAAGGAACGCTTCCTGTACTCGGGCGGCGGGGGAGATCTCGTCCTTGTACCCCTCAAGCGCCTTCCTTACTACCGCTTCTGGAAGCTCCTTGAAGGAGGAGTTTCCACCGGTCAGGAAGTCCGCAAGGGTGACGCCCGCTCTCTTCATTCGAGTAGGGTAGCAGCGCAGGAGGAGAACTTCCAGCGTTCGTGGCCGGCTGCAGCGGTTGGTGCTCACAGCGGCGCAGCGTACAATGGCAGGGGTAACGCACACCAGGCCCGGCTGTCTCCGGGATAGGGCGCGGTGACGTAATGGCCATCCAGATAAGCATCAACCAGGCTGGTAAACCCGCGGGTACGTCGGGGTTGGCACGAGAAGACCTAGACCTCGGTCTCGACGTGCTGCTCGCCTGTGAAGGTGGTGTACTTGTCACGGAGTACCAGTGGACGTTGCTCAATGCTCCACCGGACGAGACCGTTACTGCGCCCAGCCTGTCGTCGCTTCTGACCCCGGACGCGATCTCCACAACCATCAACCCCGACAACGGTGGCACGTACCTCATCCGCTTGTGGGTAGACCAGGGGTTCGGGCTTGGGTTTCGCGTAGAGGACCGGGCGGAGATCACGTTCTACGCTGGTCCAACGCTGGCCACAGATGCTGATGGGTGGCCGCGTCGGGCACCAGCGTACGATGAGGTACGTCACCACAACGCTCCGGACGCTGTTGAACCAGGTGGCAACACGCACGGATGGCGCCGGGAGCTGGAACGGTGGCACAGGTCGCTCGGCCGCGCATGGCGCCTAGCGTCCAGCACCGGTGACGGCCGCGTGAACGCCTTCCCGGGCAGTCCACGCGTCTTGTACAGCGATGGGATCACGGAGGGCGGCGTTTGGTCTCGTGTGACGTCGGCGCTAGCAGAAGCCGTCATCGACAACTTGGCCATCCCATGGACCAAGCTTAGGGGTGTAGGAACAGAAGTTCTAGAGCCGTCTGGGTGGCCTACTCCGGGGTCTGACTCGACTACGACCGTTGCGTGGGTGGAGGGGACAAGAACCCTAACGATCACCCCGCTGGTAAATACCCCGTACTACGTGGCTGGAGCACGGAGTCTGCTCACGGTTGCGCTGTCCGTGGTGTGGCCCGACGCAGCGGGAGAGCACTTCTTCTACATCAATGCGCTAGGTGCGCTCGTCACCACGCAGAACATCGACACCTGGATATCGGTTCTTGCTGGTGCTGGGTGCCCGGTAGCTGCGCTCTACTGGCATGACGTGCAGAACACGGTGATCGTGTCGAGCGACGAGCGTCATGGTCTCATGGAGGGGGTGACGCACCGTTGGGCGCATCGTGGCATCGGAGCACTTTGGGTGGGCGGAGGCGGTCTCAGCGGGTTCACGTTTGGTGACGGAAGCCTTGCTGCGCACTCTCAGTTCAATGCAGAAAATGCCACGTATCAGGATGAAGACATCTTCTACGGTCTGACTTCAGGTAGTCCGCAGACCCAGCAGATGTCTCCACTGATCTCCCGGGTGTTTGCCCTAGTGGGAACCCTGTGGGTGACGAAGACCACGCCGGATGTGTACGCCTTCATGCAGTCTGGGGCTAACTACACCGGCGGAACGTACACTGGCGCCGCGGGGGGACGAGTAGCCTACAACCAGATTGTTGCTGGCGTCGGCTCTCTGCTGGAGGCTGCTGAGGGAGATTTCGTTCTCTGCCACCATGGCCTCACCACGGAGATCTCGGGCAGTACTACCGGTACCAACTGGAAGGTGGTCTCTTTCGTTGGTCAGAACGCCTACGCGAACCTTACAGCAGCCAGAGCTGGTGCGCTCACCGAGCTTAACCAGATGTACCTGTCTGGTTTGCCAGTGCAGGAGATCGTTTGGTTGGGGACGTCGATCATCCAAACGAACAGCACGTACGCCTCCCCCACCAAGTCCAGGGCTCGTCAGGCAACTGATGCTGCTGGGAACTTGGTGGACTACATCGACTGGCGCACCAACCGATTTGGTACGGGCGGTATTGGTGCTGGTGGCGTGGCGGACCATGGGCTTCTCACCGGACTTTCGGACGATGACCACAGCATTTACGTGCTCGCCGATGGCACGCGAGCTGTAGACCACCTGTCCGTAACGAACTACGCAGCGTTCGGGGCGACTCCTTCAACCACCGGAACCATTCGTCTCGAGAGAGTCTCGACGATCAACTTCAGGAATCAGCTGAACACGCTGGACCTGACGGCGCTAAGCTTCACTTCAGTCAATGCTGTTCAGATAGGTGGTGCTGCTGGGATCGCTGGGGCATCTATATACGCTGCAGGAACCCCGCTGCTTACACTGGGGTCTACTGGTGTTTCTGCCACCGTCACGATATCGCCAGCAACGACGGCGTTCAACCATGGGGCTGGGGGTGACGTCATCATTGGTGACGGGTACGTCTCTGTTGGCCCGAACCCAGCTACCGCCGGAGCTGTTCGACTCCCCAATCTTGGTAGCGTCAGTACGCGCAATGGAACCAACGCAGCAGACCTTGCAATCGCCTACGCCGACGTAAACAACAACATATACCTGAGCGCCCCCCAGGCGAACAACACGTACTTGTACTCTGGGGCCAGCTACTCGATAGAGCTTCGTTGCGGCATCGTCGGCGCTGGACAGTTCATCGTCAATGCCACCACGGCCACGTTCAACTTCGGTGCGAATGATGTAGTCGTTGGGGACGCTTACCTGTCTGTGGGTGCTAACGCTTCAACAAGCGGCTACATCCGCTTGCCAGTCAACGCTTACGTGGCTGGAAGAAACGCGGCTAACGGCGCAGACATCAACATCGCCGGGATAAACGGGTCCAACGTCATTGTCATCGGTGGCGCCAACGGGGCAGGCGTGACTTTGATGGAGGGTGCAAACGCCCGCGTTAGCGTGGTGGCAGCAACTACGACGTTCGATCACGGCGCCGGTAACAATGTCCTGATCGGAGATGGGTTCATCGCGATCGGTGGAGCGCTAGCGAACGGAGCGATTCGTCTCGCTAACAACCTCGGCATTTGGTCGGAGACGACCGGCGCCTCGGACACGCCTCTGATCTCTCTTGACGCCAGCAACAACCTTCAGCTTGGCTACTACACAGGTAACGTCGGCGCGCTCGTTGTAGCGACAACCAGTATCATCCTTCAGATCGGGGTCAACCAGCGCTTCGTTGTCAACGACACTACCGCTACGTTCAACTTCGGTACGAACGACGTGATCGTGGGGGACGACTACATTCAGATAGGAGCCACGCCGGCCACGGCGGGGTCTCTTCGCCTGCCGAACAACAAGTTCATCGAGGCTATGAACCAGGCGGGCACGCAGAACATTGTGTTGCTCTACGCGAGCACGGCTGACGCCGTTAACATCGGAGGTACATACGCCACTAGCGTGAACCTCAACGTTGGGGGCAACTTCCGTCTGCAGGTCGGCTCTACGGTCACCACGTTTGACTACGGTTCTGCCGACGTTGTTATTGGTGATGGGTACGTTCAGGTGGGAGCAAACCCGGCTACTGCCGGAGCGCTCCGGCTAGCCAACAACACCGCTATCTACGAGCGTAATGCCGCGAACGGTCAGGACATCTCGCTTCTGTCTGCCGACGGTGCTGACGGCGTCCACGTTGGCGACACCAGCTACTCAGCTATCCTTTGGCTGGGTGCGGTGACGAGCATGAATAGGCGGCTCGGCATCGTCAATGTCAGCGTGCTCACCGCCGCATCAGAGGTGTTCACGTTCACCGCAGGCGACAGCGCGTACCCAGCGGCTGGTGTGTTCAACTTGTTCCAACAGCTCACTGGGCTTAGCGTGGCATCGCAGAACGTGAAGTCCTCGATCTCCCCAAGGTGGATAGCATGACCGTCAACAAGTATGAGTTCTTCTTGCAGCGTACCGTAGCGGGCCTCACCACCGAGAACATCTCTCTGGATAAGCAGCCGTTCGGGGATACGGTGCCGCAGTACTCTGCGTTGTACTGCGAGCTCACCGTTTGTATCTCTGGAAGCACCAACTCCAAGATGGCGATGGAGAAGTGGATACTCTGCTGGAGGTATTCGGCGGCCAACACACTGTCCACAGACTCCGCAGACCAGCTGGAGGTTAGGCTGGGGACTGTTGGGATCAACGGGCCTAGCGCCGTAACCGCGGAGGTCGTCGCTGGGAATGCAATCATCGATGTGACGACGAAGCAGTACACCGGGGACAAAATGGTGTGCCGAGGCGTTGTATGGGTGGGGAACTAGATGCCGTTTCGAGTTTGGTGCATCGCTGGGCTGGACTCTCCGGCATGGGCTCAGAACGTGAGGGAGAACTTCTCACGGGCCACTGACGGAGTTCACGCGCACCTGGTGGTTGTAGAGAACGGGGATGGGGTTGGTGCGTGGGGAACCCCCGGTAAGTATTCTCCATGCACTGTTGTACGGTCTGAGACTGGGTGCGCGAACTACATTAACGCTGGGCTGAAGCTGGTACGTGAGCTTGCGGAGCCAGGGGACTGGTTTGCCAAGTTCGACGCCGACGACTACTACGGCCGGGGATGGTTTCATCAGCACAAGGGCTTGGCCGAGTCAGGCGTCAGGGCTGCAGCGGCGTCTTCGGTGTTTGTGCGCATGGCGAACTGGAAGACCTTCTTCGTCGACTTCGAGGTGACGTTGGGGGACATCTTGAGCAACTCCAAAGTGCTGCACGGGCCTACACTTGCAGCTGAGGTATCGGTATCCCTCGACTTCCCGACGCCAAAGGAGGCGTGGGGAGAGGATGCGGACTGGGTGGATGCCATGCGAGCTTCTGGGGTGCAGTTCCACGCCCTGTCCGAGCACGGGTTCACGTATTGCCGTCACCGGGATAGAAACCATGCGTTTCCAGTGCCTGATGAGTTTTTGCTGGGTGTCTACCCGAACGCCAAGGTGTACGATGTCGGCTTGTGGGACCGCGCTGTAGTAGACGGTCTGGTACCCCTGAAGAAGCTTGTGGAGGTGCCGTTCAACCCCGCTGACATGGTGATGGCGGGGGAGGCGCTCATGGCAGCAGCAAGTGGGTAGATTTCGTGGAGGGCAGGTGCATCCCGCAAATGTCGGAAGTCTGTAGACTGGACGCCGACATGGTAGTTAACCCGGTGGTTGATGCCGTCGTGTCTTCAGTCGTGTCTCTCGTAGGGAGCAGCTACCCGTACTCTCAGACCTCGGACAATGAGGATACGAGAGTATTTGGAGATGAGTTCGATGACACTTTCGGCTGATCTACGTGCTGCCGCGATTATCATTCGTGATGAGTTGCTTCACCACGCGAACACGCCGCTACGCGTTGGCTCTTTGCTCATTGGCATCATCGACGAAGCCGGAGCTGGGTCTACTGGAGCTACCGGTCCGATGGGTCCAACCGGCCCAACGGGTCCTCAAGGAGATGTAGGGGCTCCGGGTTTACAGGGGCCCACTGGAGATATTGGTCTCACTGGTTCGCAAGGGGATACCGGAGCAACTGGTGACGCTGGCCCCACAGGGACAATAGGTCCTACTGGTCCACAGGGCGCTACAGGTCCACAGGGAGATGTAGGGCCAACCGGTGCGGCGGGAGCTACCGGTGCTACAGGAGGCACGGGGGCAACGGGATCTACGGGTCCACAAGGTGACGTTGGGCCAACAGGAGCAACCGGCGCCACCGGGGCTACAGGAGACGTCGGCCCTACAGGGCCAACTGGTCCTACAGGAGCAGGGATTCAAGGACCCACCGGTGAAGTTGGCCCCACAGGGACCATGGGTCCAACGGGACCAACAGGTGAACCTGGACCAACTGGAGATGTCGGGCCCACAGGGCCATCCGGTGGCATCGGACCAACGGGGCCAACAGGAGCTGGCGTCCAAGGACCTACCGGCGACACAGGCCCCACCGGACCTACGGGGCCAACAGGAGAGCCTGGCCCGACGGGCCCGACAGGCCCCACCGGCGACGTGGGGCCTACTGGTGATACAGGCCCCACAGGCGCAACCGGACCTGCGTCTATTCCCTTCTCCGTTCAGTTCAACACGCAGTCGGTCACACTTACAAACCAAGCGGTTGCCGAAACGTGGTTTGCCGGAAACATGGCCGGCATCACGAGAAGAGACTTGACTGGGTACTCCGAAGTTCGGCTTGTGGTCATGAAGTTGGGGACCGCCGGCGCTGCAGCTAGTGTGATTCGAGCTAAGTATATAACTGCGTTCAACGCCACCGTTGGCAACTGGGTTCAGCTTGGAACATCCGATGTGGTAGTCGCCATAAACAGCACGAACCAGATACGTGAGACCGCTTGGATTCCCCTTGCTACTGCTGCAAAAGCGGATGTGTTTCTTGGGATCGCCATGCAGGGCGGTGATGCTGCATTAGACCCAATAGTTGGATCGGTCTCTCTGCAGTTTAGATAATCGGGGGGGTGTTTTACGGAGGGTAGTCATGACGTTGTACAACCGAAGCCGGCTGCATGAAGATACGCACCAAGCCCCGGCTGTTTTACCAGCAGATGGCGCGTACAACGACCCGGACTGGATCAACTTCAGACTTGGCTCTTCGCGGGTGACGTTCAAGATCGCGTACACCAAGGCGGCCGCAGCCAGCGGTGGCTCGCTGCGCTGCAAGCTGATCTGGAAGTTCATTGGGTCCGACGATGAGGCGGTGCAATCCTTCGTTGATCAGGTGGCGCAGACCGTTGTAGAACCAGTGACGGCTATGCGCTTTCGCGAAGCTGAGTTTGACGGCCCCGTGTACCACGATGGCGTACGTCACGTCACCGTGCTTACCTTTCACGTACCGGATGGCGCTGTAGCTGTTCGACTTTTGCTCGCGGAGCGGACGACCGTAGATTCCCCGGGAACGTCGGATGTAGTTGCCTATGTACAGTACGGTGGTATGTGCTAGATGTTTCTTGGTTGCAGCTCTACAGTGAGGGAAACACATGGCGAAGATCACGGTTCTAGGCCCGGCCCCGTTCACCAACCTCAAGGGGGAGCCGGTGCTGTCCGGTGGCGTAGCGGTGAAAGTCCTGATGACGGACTTCTTGTACGCGCTCGTCGAGCAGCCCGCGTTCATGGGGGACCTGCGTGGCGCCCGTGCGATGGAGCTCGTGGTGCGCGGCGCGGCTTGGGTGCGCACTCTTCCGGCACCCGTAGACCCCGAACTCGGAGTGGAGGTGGACGTCGACGATGACGTGCTGGCTGGCCTCAAGCGCGGCTTGGATACCTTTCAGCCAAGTTCCTCCATGATCGCGCCCATACTGGTAAAGTTCGCTGCTTGCGTGACGGCAGAGCAGAAACCTGCGCCGGATGCGTCGGCTGCCGCGTGAGGTGGGAGAAAACGGCCTCCGTAGTACGATCTAAACGCACCCGAGGTTGAACTATGGCAGGCGGATTCGGCAACGGCCCCTGGGGTAATACTCCGTGGGGCGGCGGCTTCATCGAGGAGGAGACGCCGGAGCACCTGCCTACCACCCCTACGTGGAACATCTTCGACCTTGGCGGCGTCAGCCTCAGTGACATCAATAGACTGTCGGACTTCGTTGAAGTCTCGATCATTGGCGCTTCTGGTTCTCACTTCCTTAGTTCCTGGAACATCGCCTCTGGCGGCGTATACCCGACGGACATCGCCTACGTGCTGTTCGACGTGGCCGTCCCTGAGACGTTCACAATCGAGTACCGCGTAAAGTTCAACAGCCTGCCGGAGGACTTTGCTGACCCCGAGCTCCGGCACGTGTACCTCGGGGCGTGGAGCTCTCAAGACTTCGCCTCCGGCTTCCTATTCTCCAAATCGGGCGTCGCTTATACAGGTGAGGTCGCCATCTCTTTTGGAGGTGGGATCACCTACGCGCAGAGCATCGACGTTATCCCAGGGAGCGCCGACTGGTTCCCAGAAATCTTCGGGGAAGGGGAAGAGGTAGTAGTCAAGGTCGTCGTTGATTCGTCGATCCCAGCCCTCTACTTCTTCCTAACGAAGGCGTCTGAGCTCGTTGGGGACAACCACGTACTTCGGGCCATCCTAGACCCAAAGGTCACCGTACCGGGAACCGCGGTGGACACCGTTGTGGTGTCCGTACGCGGCACGTTGGCGGATGAGTCGTGGCTGGAGCTCATCAACAACTACAGGATGAGCTCTCAGGCGTACATCCTGAATCTGCCGCCAATCGCCGTTGCTGGGGACGACCAAGCCGTCCGCATGTGCTCCATCGTTCAACTAGATGGGACTAGCAGCTACGACCCAGAGGGAGCCGAGCTGACGTACGAGTGGCGCTTGATCGACGCGCCCTTGAGCAGTTTGTTCATCTTCTCCGGCGGGGATGGAAGGACAGAGCCGGAGGTTGTGCCTTCTGGGTTCTCCAAGGTCTTCTACTCGAACTCTTTAGGTGAAGAGCACGTACAAGAGCCTGTTCTGGTTAACGATGTATTGGTGGTTGCTGGCGTTGGGCACACCATCAAGGCAGTAAACAACGTCAGCCCGTTCAATGTTGAGGTAGAGTACACGCAGCTACCGGACAACCTGGTGAACACCAAGTTCAAGGTGTTGCGCAACGCCGCCTTGAAGGACGCCGACGAGGCGAAGCCAACGTTCTACCCAGACGTCGTTGGGTTCTGGACGTTCGATCTACGCGTGTACGACGGCTCGCTCTGGAGCTCCCCGTTGGGGCTTGAGCGGAGTAGGGTGCTAGTCGACGTCCGGGAATCCCCGTTGCCACGTGGGTGCCCGGTAGACACCAGCTTCGTGTTCGACAGCCTGCTCGACTTCTGGAAGCTCGTGGAGGACCGAGATCGCATCTCTACACTGTGGGATGCAGTAGCTCAGGTCACGTCCACGGAGCTTCTTACGCTGTGGCAGTCGGAGTACTCGAAGAGCCTGCGGGACATTCAGCGGCAAGCGCTGCGCCGCTGGCTTCACTACGACTTGATGATCCCCGAGCCCGTCCCGGAGATGACGGAGATCAAGTTCTTGTGGGGAGGCGCGCTTTCTAAGCGCTTCGTCTCCACCGTGGTGTCGGGAACATCGGTGACCGTGATGGCTCCGATGTTGAGCGACCCGGTGGAGATCTCCTTAAGCAGCCCAGGGTCCATAGAAGCGGCGCAGGTAGCTCGAGAGCTTCAGACCCGACTGAAGGAGCAGGTTAGCTCAGCTTTCACTGTAAAGGCCATCACCAGCGACGTCCTGTGGGGAGGAGACCACGGGAGGATCATCGCTACCGGGAATCCCCTGACGGATGTTGTGTTCACCACCGACCCAACGGTGAACTTGTTCAGCATAGGGGTGACCGCCGGGGACAAGATCATCATCATGTCCGGGCCGGCCGTGGGCACGTACACGGTCACCGGCTTTCAGGGGGTGACGCAGGCAACCGTTGACATCCCGTTCGTAGGCGGCGCGCAGTCCGGCGTCATCTTCAAGATCGAGCGTACCGGTGTCACGTTCCAGCAGGTGCGGATCGATGCCCCCTTCTACTTCACGCTGACCAGTGACTCGACGTCTCCCCTGTTCACTTACCCGAGCGTGAACAATGTCCCCACGGGACTTAGCGGCCTGCGCATCAGTGACCGCGTGTTCAAGGTAGACCGGCCGCTGACGGACCTTGGGATTGTTGAGGACGACCTCATCGTCATTGGGGACGTGGCTTACCGCGTGGTGTCCATCCTCAGCGTCGACCAGGACGAGTTCGAGGACCAGCGCGTCGTTGTGAAGGAGACGCTCCCGGCACTGGCTGGCTACCAGGAGTGGATTCTCCCTGGGTGGGTGTCGTCGGAGTTCCTCAACTTCTACAACGGTCTGTTCTTCCGCGGCGACATCGTGGAGTTCGAAGCTGCTGAGGAGACTGAGGATAAGCTGCAGACCTTCCAGGTGCGCGGGTTGGTCACCACAACCGCCTTTGCCGCGAACGAATCCAGCATCGGTAGGTTGGCGATTGATACGGCGTCCTTGTACCGGGACATGCCTGTGGATGGCGTGCTTCGCCTGGCGCGGTTGGTCCGTCGTCGGTATCTTCCTGTAGATGACCTTGTTGTAGACGTGCCGACCCTGCAGGAGCTCATCGTTGTTGAGGACGACGAGCGGACCTTGCGGCGCAACGTCGACTACTTCATCGAGCGCTTCCGGGGGTACAACGCGCTCCGGTTCCAGAGTGGAGCTTCTCAGGATGACGGTGATGTTTGGGAGGGAGCTCGTCCACCGGACCGCTTGTGGGCTGAGTACACCTACATAAACAACGAGCCGATCATTGAGGCCAACTTTGGGATCCCCATCGGCGTAGAGCGTGATCAGGTTCCAAGTACCGTCGACTACCTGTCTGCCGTACGCGGCCTCTGGTACGCGTTGCACAACGGGCCCACGGTAAGGAATGTACGCATCGCGAATCAGATCTTGTTGGGTCTTCCATTCGCTGAGTCGGCGGGGACGATCGCTGAGATACGGAGCGAGTTTCTCAGTCGTCGTTCGCGCATCCTCATCAGGGACGAGACGGACCCAGGCATCGTTCGTTCCTACACGTACCCCAAGGTTCTTGAGCTGGAGGTGAACCCCAGCACTGGGAGCGCGTACAAGCTTGGGGATGCCGTCGCTGAGTTTGCCCCGCTAGTGCAGGGCGTGGAGGTCATCGACTACGTCAACACCCCCAACTGGTTTGAGGGGATACTGAACCAAGGGGCGTTTTACGAGGTACAGAAGTACCACACGTTCGCGGTTCGCGTGTCGACCGAGGTGTTCGACCTCGAGTCGCTGCTGGAGTCTCAGCGGTTCACCAATAAGATCAAGCCCGTCTACACCGACGTGAAGTCTATCGTCACCCATGTGGTTTCAGGGGATGGGGATGAGATCGATGTGGTGGACGATATTGAGTACAGGGTGTCGCTCAACCTGCAGGACGCCATCTGCCGGCAGCGTCTAGGCGCCGCCTACATGTTCGACGAGCCGTGGGCTGGTGGCTCTGCATATGACCCGCCGGGCAACACGGACCCGTACTTGGCGAACGGGTACCGCAACCGCTTCGATGCTGATGACGATCCCGCAACCCCTTTGCCCGTGTACCCCGGCCCTCCGGACGCCAACGTGCTGTGGGCGTTCGATGCCGCTGGGTACTTGTGCCCGAGCGATGTACTTCGAGCCGTCACCTGTCAGACGTTCGCGGCTCCCACCCCGATGTTGTTCGACTCCATCTGGAGCTTTGACATCGGGCATAGCGTAAAGACTCTGATCGCTGTAGCTGCTCCCGTTGTTGTAAGTGAGAGCAACTATCTATTCCCACAGGAGATCGCGCAACTTCTTACAGCGCCTACAGACCTGGTGCGGTTGATTGGACTTGGTGACTCGCTACTCGCGGCGAGGGTGCCGTACTTCTGTCAGGGCTGTTACGAGGTCCCATGGGTCGGTGCCATCCAGTACGGCGCATCGATTCGGTACGACAATGCTGGCGTGCAGAACGTTGAGTTGAGCACGGTGGGGGCCCCCCTGGCGGCTGCTGTGTCTCCGCTCATCGGTGGCGATGTTACATGGTTCCCGCTTGGCGACCACGAGGTGGAGTTCCTGGGCGGCCTTATCCTCGGGACCTCTATATCAGCTCGCATCAGCGCACACGTGCACGCGGCGGTGGACTTCCCGTTGATGTGGGCGAACCTCGTCGGGATGCCAGCTAGAGCGCGGACCATAGCGTATCGCCACGCGGCTGCACCTACAACAGAACCGGGTGTGCTGATGGTGGCGCGCTCAACGGCGGACGCTAGTTACCCGGTTGTCGCACCGAACTACCAATCACCGGTCACCTATGACTTCACCGGCTCTGGGTACGTGTCGCTAGATGCTGCAATCCCGGACACGTTCAACTGGGCCGGCTCCGCTACGGTGAACGCAGAGTTAATCGCGGTGCCGAGCGCCGACACCACAAATAATGAGATCGTGGCCTATCACCAGCCGTGGATTGAGGGCAACGGTCCTGGTGTTGTGTTCCTCGAGTGGTCCGTCGGCGGGGTGACTGGAGCACGGTATGCGAGCAACGTGTTGTTCCCGCCTAGTCTGTTTGAGCCCGGCGGGTTCTTCCAGACTTTCGCGGACACTGGGCAGCCGGTGCTCTACTGGGCGCTCGGCGCCAACTCTCCGAATGAGGCGGTAGCTACACAGGAGCTTTGGATAGAGACGGTCATAGGGCTGTTCAGGTCTGCGTTCCCGAATGCTCCGGTGATTTTGACCACCACGCACTTCGGGAACAACGCACCCTCCTATGACTTGAACATGTTGACCGCGACGCGCAACGTCGCAGCGCGCACCTTGGGGTGCTTGTTGCTGGACACGTACCTCTACTGGGGGAACTATCGTCGAGGACTTGCGGCGGGGTATTACGGCGACGTCATCCATCTCGGTGCGGCTGGAGATCTCGTTAAATGCGCAATGATTGGTGACATGCTCCACGATGTAGCTAGTGGCATCATGGCGCGCAGGATTGACTTCCGTCTTCTCACTCCAGGTGTGGGACCAGAGGTACTTTCTGGTGGAATCGTTGTCACCACCGGTGTCGCTGCAAACCGTTCGGTTTGGACGGGAACTGCCCTCGTCACTGACGTACCGCAAAATCGCGCACGCATAGGTCGGCGTGCGGTTGACGACCCGCCAGCGCTGCTCATTGAGCACGCATCAACAAACGTTCACCCTGTGTCGCGAGGGGTCCCGAGCGTCGGTGGGCTCATCTTGGTGGGAAGCAGTGAAATAGGCTGCACGCCTAGTGGCATCGTGGGACCTGATGGCACTGGGAACGCCACCAGATATCAGGTCAACTCCGGCGGTTACAGCCGTTTCTACTATGACCCAGGAGCCGCAACTGGAGTATTTGTGGCGTCGCAATGCGAGCGCCATACTTCTGGCACTGGGGAGAACACGATCTCACTAGAGGCAGCCACAAGCGCTGGTGAGACAGTAACCACTGCGTGGACACGAATATCCAAGGCGAGTGCAGGTGGCGTCAACTTGTCATTGCTCAGCGCTGATGGGCGAAATCGCCTTGCCGAGGGAGGTAAGGGGGCTGGGGTTCGCGATGTGCTAGTCGACTTCTGCCAGGTGGAGGATGATTCCGCAATCGCCACCAGCCCAATCCCATCCGGGCAGACCAGAGTGGTGGAGCCGCATGCTTTCCCCAATGCACTCTCCACGTACTTAGTAGCCGGCCGTCTGATGCTTGCGTACCGACTGCGCCCGATGGCCGCGCGCAACATGTACCATTCGACGAACCCGCAGTATTTCTGGTATGTGAACGGCGACAACTATTGCCTTTTCCAGCCAGTATCAGGAACCATCCTCTTGCGCGTGGGCGGTATGAACGACGGTCCTCTTGTGGCCATCAACTGGACGGATGATGATGTGCTCGACATCTACTTCGAGTGTGGTGGGGCGGCTAACTCCACTATTGTGTGGCGCAAGAATAATGGTGTGCTCACCTCTTGGACTGGAGCGCTTTCGCCAACACTTGGCGATGGCACGCTCTACATCATGGGCGGCGATGGCCACGCTACGTGCTCCTACGTGGAGACGATTGATATCGGTGGGCGCCCGCGGTGGACGGTTCCCAACTGATTGAGGTAGGTATGAGCGTCGTACTAGCTGCCGTGAACGTGGTGGAGGCTGGGTTCCTCCAGGGAATATTCGTCCAGTTCCATGGGGATACCGACGCTACTCCAGATCCAGATCCGGCAGTGGACGAGCTGAACCGCACCTACGCGGTTGGGTGGGCCATAAATGGGGTGGAGACGTCCACGCTTGAGGTGCTAAAGGCGGAGTCGGAGTACATCGCTGAGCCTGGTGTTCCCGTTTCTCCTGGGGACGTTGTGCACATCTTGGTGAGCTCACCCCCAGGGCAGGGAGTGAAAACCCCAGACTGGTCTTCTATCACGGGGTACGTCCTGATCTCCGCCGCTGTGTGGTACTTCGATATGGGAGAGGCTGACTACCCAGCGGGTGGACCGAACCCCGACCCCACGCCAGCTCCTCTTTTGCTGCCAGCGGACACGTACTGCGGGTACTTGGAGCTTGTCGGATGAACAACGTCTTCATCAAGCACAGAAGGCGGGGGAAGCTCGTTGAGGTTCGAGAGGCCCACAACAGCTGGTCGAATCATGGTCGCCAGTTCTTGAGGGACATCGTCACGTCGGTCTCGGAGACGCGGCGGTTGAAGTACGCGTCGCTCGGCATCGGGAGCAACGCGCAGAGCCGAGACATGATCCTACCAGCCGTGGATTCCACACACACCCCTGGTTACGACCCGCGGGCAACCACGGGGGGCACCTACACGCACCTGGACCTGGAAGCTGCTGGTGACGGGAGCGTGCCTGCTGTGTCCACGCTGGAGATGCCGGCACGTGTGTCTGGGGTGGAGGAGGATTACCCCGACGCCATTTTGTCTGGCACGTCGACGTGGTACATACAGCCGCCGGACTTGTACATCACGCAGCTGTCTTCCAGGAGGGGGATAGCCGTGCACTTCTTCGTGGACGCCACCGCGGGTCAGTACGTGTTCGGGTCGTACACGATGATGCCGATTAGTGAGGCTGGCCTTCATCTTGGGGATGTTACGGTCACTCAGCCATACCAGCCGTTGGTCGCTTACGTGAACTTTGCTACACTTCTTCTGGACGTCGACAGCGAAGTAGAGTTCATCTGGCTCGTGAAGGTTGCCCCATGAAAGTAGTCGACACCATTGAGGTCAAGCAGAACATCCACATCGTCGCGCGGGAGCGCGGTAAGATCGTGGAACGTCGTGACGGCCACAACATCTTCGTCGACTTGGGCCGCGAGTGGCTTGCTGAGCTGATCGCGTACAGGTCGTTCGGACCTGACACGGTGTACAGGAATGACCGTGTGCGGTACATGGGGGTGGGCATCGGCGGCAGCCAGCAGCTAGCGCTCATCAAGGCGAACGCGGCCCCGCTGGTCACGATCTACCCGGGGACTAACGCCCAGACCGACGTGGAGCCCACGGTGGCTCGGCTGGAGCGGCCGGTTCGTGTTACGGGGTCGATGGCAGCAACCCCGGGCATTGCGGGGGACCGGTGGATAGAGCAGATTCAGGCACCGGCCACCTTTCCGACCAGTAGAAGCACCACGTTCCTTCGGCTGTTTCAGTCGACAGAGGTGAGCTACGGTATATTCACGTCGGTACCACTGTCGGAGATAGGGTTGTTCACTGACGCCGCGGACCCTCAAATCTACGACAACACCCTGATCGCGTACGATACATTCGACACTCTCAGCAAGACCTCGGCGGTTGAGCTTGAGGTGAGCTGGACGTTCAGCTTCTAGGAGCACCCATGCCGTTTTACCGCTATGTAGACCCAACCTACGGCCTTCTTGGGGGTGCCTTTCCTGGTGCCATCGGGGGCATCACCTACGGGCGCATTAACGTCACTTCCGGCGGTGTGGGCGGGGGTGACGGAAGCGCCATCGTCGGCGGCGCGAAGGTAGGCGCCCCGAATGCGGGAACGCTTCTAGTAGCCTTTGGTGAGCAGGGTCTGTCGCAGGCGGTGAATCGTGGCCTGGGGGCTCTGGCGCAGAACACAGACGTGCTGGACAACATTCAGCGCTCAAACATCCCAGCCCCCACGTACACCGATGGGGTGTCAGGGGTGGGGATTACCACCATCTCGCTGGTAGGTGATGTTTGGACTGGTTCAGCTGCAGATTGGGCTGCGCTGACTGTGGATGGGTTGATCACCCTCATCTCCCCAAGCACGGGCAGAGCTCTCAGGGATGCTGGAGGTAACGTTCTCACCGTCGCTTCCATCGAGCTGCCTGCGCTCACGGTTCAGTTCAGGCAGGGGTTCATCACCAACCCCATCATTCGGCTGAGTGGCACACTTCCCGCTAACACTCCGTGGAGACTGTGGTGGTACGGTCGCAGTAGCTTGGCGAAGATCGCCGAGCTATCGCCCTCAGACTGGGTGGCGTGGGTGATGCTCATGCTTGGGATGTCGGGGCGCAACGCCCTTCATTCCGTGCACGGGCTCGATGAGAAGTACCGGCGTGCCTCTCTTCCAGCAGCTGGTGCACTGCCGGATACAGCGGGGAACGGAGCGCAGATTCTACGGGATGGCCAGGCGCTCGAGGTCATCGAGCCGGACATGGACTACACGGCCGTCGCGAGGCCAGACCCCTTCCTTGCACTGTTCAAGGCATCTAGGCCGGCAACGTTGGTGGGCTCCGCCAGCAGCAGGAAGGGCGCCATCGGGTTCTTGTCCACGACAACCAGGGCTCTTGGTGGTGAGACTGGTAACCCGGACGGCTACGCCAGCTTCGCATCTTTGATGCGTAGGAACGTGTCTAGCGACGACATCTCCGGCGTCGGCTTGACGCTCACCCGAGTGCCGGTGGGAGCTCCGGTCAGGCTTAACCCGGGTGGGCTGGGCGCGTCCCGCGTGTCGTTGTTCAGCTACCCCTCGCATTACTGGAGGAAGAACGTATCTGGCTTCGACCGTACCTCCATCGTTCGGGGCCACGACCTGTTACTCGTCACGCGTGCAAACGGCGACAAGCAGCTGTACTACATCGTTGGGTTCGTCGACAACCAAGTAGCCTCTGTCACGCCAGTTACGGGTTCTGGTGGTTACTTCACCACCCCAGATGAGGTTGCAACCGTCGAGCTGTTCCACGCATCGTTTCGCATCGACCAGGACGGGCGTCTCATACACGCTGCTCTTCCAGTGTCTGGCGGCGGCACCGACGTGGGAGGAACAGGTCCTGCGCTATTCATCTCTTCCAGCCGCACTCGTGTATCCAGCGGCTTTGCGGATGAAGATACCGCGTCCGCGTTGGCTTGGGGCGCGCAGGATGAAGAAGACGGAACCGTCACGCTGGGCGGGAGCCTGCGCGGTGATGGGGGCGCGTACGCGACCTACATGTACGCTCCGCATGTGGACCCGGTGTTGGGTCAGGACATCGCAACGCCAACAACAGGGACCGCCAACTACGACCCGGTGTTCAACACCAAGTCCAGTAGCGCCTTCCGCTTCAACGTCACAGGCGTAGGGACGTCTCAGATCAGCATCCTGATGGCCAACCCACTGGCGTTAGAAGGCCATCACATCACTGTGGTGGTACACACGGTAGCTGCGTGCACCATCGACATGGATTGGGACGGCGGCTCTGGGGTGTTCATGTTCAGCGGGAACGATGGGAGCATCGTCGACCAGGTGGCAGGCGCCACATACATGTGGGAGGGTAAGTCGATGCTCATCAATGGTACTTACAGGTTCCTCATGAAGAGGACGGACTACTGAGGAAACCATGAAGACCAGGAACTACATCAATCACGCCACTAACCCTGACAGTGATTGCAAGACGCAGCGGTTTTCGAGCGCCTCCACCTACTACAAGCTGTACGAAACTGGTATCGGCACCACCGGTACTGGGAAGAAGCATCGCATCTACATCGACCCCGACTACGCCCTCGTCTACACTTACAACGCCGCATGGAACGGCACCACTTGGGTGGCCGACCAAGGTGCCGCTTCTGGGCACCCCGCGTTCAGAGCGGATGTGGGGACGTCGTTCGGACGGTCGATGCAGATCGACACGTCCAGCGACTGGGTGGATATCGCTTGGTCCGTGTCGGGAGGGCTTGCGGACGCTCTTGGGCGCCTGGTCTTGTCCAACGCGGGGATCATCAGCCTCATCATGCGTGGCATCACCACGGATGAGACTTTGGTTCCAACGCCCAATACGTTGTACGGAGACAACATCGTCAAGGCGTGGGTGAAGGCAAACATAGCCGGTGGGTCTGGTGGCGCCTGGTCGGTGACCTCCTTCAAAGGCTTCAACATCGATTCAATCACCAGAACGAGCGCAACGCTGGGGTTGATCACCTTTCATACGGGGTTCAGTTCCTCAGCAGAGTTTGTGGGGGCTGGCACCTTCAACAACCTTAGCGATGGCACTCCTTACACCTTGAGGCTATCTGCATCAGGTGTGAACACGATGACTTTTTCATCTTCAAGCACCGCTGGCGCTCTTCACGACATGGATGCCTACGCTGGCAACTTTGTCATGGGTGCCATGGTTCTAGGAAGGCAGTGACAATGGATAAGCTACTAGAAGGAATCAACCTGCTCGGACTGGTCGCGCTGGCGATCATGACCTACGTGTGCACGGTGCTTCTTCGCCGTGCAATCGAGCTTGCCGCTCCCGTGCTGGTGAAGGAGGAGCGGACGGTTAAGCAGGACGGTGTGTCCTCCAGGACCACCGTGTACAACAATGGGTTTGCCCGGTGGTACAATGAGTTCTTCCTGTACATGCTGCCATACATTTGCGCGGCGCTGTTTGCGCTTGCGCATAGCGAGTACATCTTCGGTGACGCCAAGACCTACATGGGACGTCTTTGCATGGCCGTGTTGGTGGCCACGTTCAGCGCTACGGTCTACAAGGGCGTGAAGAAGGCTATTCCAGGTATCCTGGGAGTGAAGGAAGAGGCTGGGTCGGACGCCTCCGTCCTGTCCGTTCCTCCGAAGGAGTGACAATGCCTGCCTGGGTGGTCGTCAGTCTGTGGTGGTCTAGCAAGGCCAAACCGTGGCTAGTGAAAAACTGGATGTGGGTGGTGTTCCCTGTGGGGATCTTGCTGCTCCTTCTCGGTTGGAGCCGCAAGCCGAAGGAGCTGGTGGTGGTCGACACGCAGCTCCATGGCGCGGACAAGGTCAAGGACAAGGTTTCTGCTGAGCTCGAGGACAAGCTGGAGGAGCTCAAGGAGGACCGAGACGACGAACTGGTGGAGGCCGTGTCGGACCACAAGGAGTCGATAGACGAGCAGGTCGACGATATGAAGGACGACGCAGAGAAGCTGGTCAAGAACCCGGATAAGCTGAACAAGCACCTGCTGGAAGTGGGGAAGCGTGCACGTGGAGGATGAATACCTTCGCGTGGTTCACATGATCCACAACGAGTTCCCAGCTGTCCGTATCCTGCCGAAGGGCAGCAGTTGGTTCATGCGGATCTTGTCCGTGCTGCTGTTCTTCAACCGCGGGTTCATGGAGGACTTCGTCACCACCATCGGCAGAATGATTTGGGTCCCAGATGACTGGACCGGATGGAACGCCCTGACTAGGGCCTCCATCCTTCGACACGAGTTGGTGCACCTGCGTCAGCAGGAGAAGTACGGCATGTTTCTCTACGCCGTCATTTACCTGCTGTTCCCACTTCCGTTTGGGCTGGCGTGGGACGGGCCTACTTGGAGAAGCAGGCGTATGAAGAGAGCATCAGGGCGCGTTACGTCTACTTCGGCAGCAACTCCTTCACGCCGGCGTACCGCGAGCAGATGGTCGACTACTTCACCTCGTCGCAGTACGGATGGATGTGGCCGTTTCGTCGTTCCATCGAGCGGTGGTACGACGCTGCAGTGAAGTCAACGTTGCCCTAGATACGCGCAATCTGGTAGTCTTGGGATGTGACCGAGCGTGATACGGCTGCGCTGTTGGTGAAGCAGGCCAAGATCTTGGGTGGCTTCTACAACGGGAAGCCAACCAGCCCTGACACCGTGAAGTTCGAAGCGGACTTCCAGGGCATCAAGATCAAGGTCGATAGGCCGAAGGGGTTCGTCATGTTCGGCCAGGACTCCAAGGGGAAGTCTTGGCGCCGGACGTACCAGTACGACTACGGGTTCATCCCGAAGACGCTGGGTGGGGACCACGATGGCCTTGATGTGTTCATCGGCCCGAGCAAGAAAGCCACGCAGACCTACTGGGCGGTGCAGCGCAAGGAAGATGGGAGCTTCGACGAGTATAAGGTGTTCGTTGGCTTCCCGAAGCGCGAGGATGCCGTAGCTGCCTACGCCGCGCACATCCCGCGCAAGTACTTTGGGCGTCTGCTCGTGATGAGCATCGAGATGATGAAGGCGATGCTGGGCAAGGAGCCGAAGGAGCAGATGAAGAAGGCTGCGTGGGTGGGGTTCGTACAAGCGGTTCAGGAGTCACTATGAAATGGTTGCTCGCAATCCTCATGCTCATCCCGGTGCAGGCTTTGGCGGAGGAGCCCGTGGCAGTGCCCAGCCGCGAGGTTCAGTCCATACCGCCTGGGGACGACAAGATCACGTCGGTGGCAGAGGGGGAGAAGGCGCCGTACGACGGCCAGTTGTTCAGCCAGGAGACAGCCTTGCGGTGGGCGAACTGGCTGGAGCAGTACCAGCTGAAGGGGGAGGAGGACTTGCTGCTGCAGCGGCGCATCTGCACCATCGAGTACCAGTACAGGGATCGCAAGGCGGAGCTCGAGAAGGAAGCCAGCGACCGGGTGGAGGAAGACCTTCGTTCCCGACTGCTGGCCTCTGAGGAGCGGAACACGAAGCTGCAAGAGGAGATGCGCAATCCACCCTGGTACAAGACCAGGGCGTTCAGCGTCGTGGTGGGGGCTGCTGGAGCCTCGGCGCTGATAATCTCGGGGGCTGTGATCGTTGACGCTGTGAAGTAACCGCTTCTTTCGTCCAGGAGACTTTATGAGCGACCGATCAAGCGCTGAGAACGATTTACCAGGGGATAGGCCCATCACCTTGTCGGACATTGGGAAGAGGCTTGACGCCTTGCACGACATTGCACTCAATGGCCTTAGAGAGACAGCGGAGCTCAAAAAGGCGGTGGAGGCTTACATGAAGAAGGTGGACGACCTGCAGGTCCGCCTTCTTACTCGACCGTGCATCGCGGAAGGTGAGAACGGCGATGGGGAGTGCCATGCCGACTTCTAGGAAGTGGGGCTAGAAGGAGGACCCTACGGGTCCCCCACAGAAGCGGCCGCCAGTTGTCTGACGGCCGTTTCTGCGTCACAGCCCTGCACACGTTGAAGACCCAGCTGTTGTAGCTGCGTGTAGGCGGGCAGCCTGTCGTCGACCTCCACCACGTCCTCCGCCTTGGGGAGAACGCAGCCTGGCCAGATCTTGGTCAGCCTTTTCCCTGCTGCTTGTTGACCTCGGCGGTGAAGCTGTCGACGAGGCCGGACTGCATGAACGAGGCGAGGTACTGGGAGAGCTGGCTCCTATCCCACTTCGTGATGAACTCCGTGAGGGTGAGCAGCAGCGCGAACGTCATCTTCTGCGACCCGTCGTCGCTCTTGGAGGACAGGGCCGACAGCACGCCCATGAGCGTCTTGCTGAGCTCCTCGATGCCTGCGGCGAGGCGAAGCTGCGTCTCCAAGATCTCCTTCATGGACGTGCCCTGAGCCGGCGGCGTCTGCCCAGGCGCTGGCTGGCCGGGGATTCCGGGCATCGTGGGAGGCGCAGTGGGGTTTCCCTGGATACCTGGGATGGCTTGAGGGAGCCCAGGAAGCGGCTGTGGTCCTCGCTGCTGCTGCGGTTGGCCACCACCCATGGGCATCCCGGGCATGCCCGGCATGGGCTGCTGCATCGGCTGCTGCATGTGCGTGGGCTGCGGCTGCATGGGTTGCTGGGGCTGCATCATGGGCATCCCCATCTGCTGGGGCATTCCGGCAGGCGGCTGCATCGCCATCCCCATCTGCGGCGGCATCCCCGGGATCTGCTGGGGCATCTGCTGCATGGGCTGTTGCATCGGCATCTGCTGCTGCGGCTGCTGCATCATGGGCGGCTGGTTGCCGCTGCGGAACGCGGTGAGTGCCGCCAACAGCGCCGTTGCCTGGTCCGCGTCTGGGCTCTTGCTGAAGGCGGACTTTCCCTCGTCACCTGCGGCAGCGAACCCGTTGCACTGCATCATGATGCGGAACCGCTGCGGAGGGTTCATCTGGGTGAGGATGAAGTTGTAGTCGAGCGGGATGGTGTTGGGGTCGAGTGATACTGCGTTCATTGCTTCCTCTCAGTGATTAGCTGGGTTGCTCGTGGCGTTTGGTTGTGGATACAGGAAAGGACCTTCATGTCCGTGCAACCAAAACACGGACGGGGGTTAGCGAGCTTGGGGTCAGTGGAACGGAGGTGTTGCGCCGGACACTTGATCTGCGGGCGCAGCTGCATCCAGTGGTCACCGATGAAGGTGATGAGCCCACGTCTCCAGGCGTTGATCGGGTTTCCGTCTATGCCGCAGGACGCTGGGTCGATTCGGTCTAGAAGAACTTCTTGCAGTAGGTCTACAGGCGCTCCTGGATGTACCTCAATACCGAGGCTATGTACGCACTGCAAGAGCTCTGTTCTGTTGAGGGCGGCAATGAGGTTGTATCTCTCATCACGCGTTGTCGAAGTACTCACTCAATGGACCTTCCTCTGAGTCTAGGTCAAAAGCCCATATGTCAACGCTTTCCTCGCTCTGGTCGGGGATGGCCTGCTTGAACACAGACACGTAAAAGTGCTGCCTGTCGTCGTGGCCGCAAGCGTCAACTATCGCGTCTTCCACTATCTTGGTGTAGTTGGTGACGTCGAAAGCCTTATACCTGTTCTCTGCTGTTTTTGGCCATCCTCCCCACAACATTGAGCTGCGGTTTACGTTCAACCGGAGCACCACCGCGTAGGGCTTGTTCTTCTTGAAGAAGGAGAGGAAGCCTTGGTGGTTCTGGGCCAGGTACGACTTGGCCTCCACCTTGTACTTTCTCCCTGCACTGGTGAGCGTCCGCAACTTTCCCTTCTGGAAGTAGCAGTGGTTCACCGAGGGAGGAAGCCCAGGCAGATGAGCTCGTATCACAACCGCTGGCCCCTGACCACCCTAGATCCCTTGCCTCCCAGGTCTATCTCCTGTCCGCGCATCGTGAGCTGGCGGGAGAGCCCAGCCCCGTACTTTTCGAACGCCTTTACCTCGACTTCGATGCGCTCGATGGCCGCCTCCAGGTTCTGCTCCGCTACCTTAAGCGCCTTGTAGTTGGGGAGCAGCTTCACCGTCTCCTTCAGCTCGGCCTCCGCAGGCTTCTTTTCCTGCATGGACTTGTAGTGCCGGCGAAGTTCGTTCATGTGCTCCACCGTAAGGTCCGCCAGCTCATTCTGTACGCATTGAAGACGCCCCCTCATCTCGGACAGCCGGACGCCCGCGTACTCTAGCCAGCGACTCACCCTGAAGGAGGTTCTTGCGTACTCCTCACCCTCGATGTTCAGGTAGTCGCTCTCTGTGAGGATGGGCCTTGGGATTGGTGGCGTTGACATGTGCGGGAAGCCCATGGCGTCCATGCACATCAGTAGCTGGTCGTAGTTGTCCCAGTAGCTATGTATCTCAGTGGCTCGTTGCTCACTGAGCCCTGGGTCTCCAGAAAACTGCAGTCCTTCATCTCCGTTCATCACAGCCGTCCTGGGCGGGTTGATTTCCTACCCATGGTAGCCAGGTAGGTTGGCTTGCAGTCGTAGGCGAAGGGGCACCACCCGCATGAGAACCCCTCTTCGGCCTGTGGCAGGGAGTGCTCGTAGGCCATCTTGTACCCCGCTTGAATCCGGTTCTCGAGCTGAGCTTCCAGCTTCCTGTCGTAGGTGATTAGCCATGGGGCTGCTGGTGGAGTCCACAGCGAGGAGCTCTTGTTGTAGTAGAGGAACCACGTCACAGGAGCATTTAGCGAGCGCATGTAGATGTGCGCCTGCTCTATGTGGCTCTGCCGTGGTGCCGTCAGCTTCTCGAACTCCTTGTCGCTCTCGGTCTTGATCTCCAGGATGAGGCGGATTACAGGGTTGAAGTTGGCGTCGAAGAAGGTGAACAACCCATCGGAGTGCGAGTAGACCATGTAGGTCCTGGTGAACTCGTTGGTGGACGGGTCAATCTTTACCTCATCGATGAACTCCACGTACCCGTTCCCGAACATCATCACCATTCGGGTGAGCTCAGCTTGGGTCATGGCATGGATGACGTGCCCGATGCTGAACCGGCGCTTCATGTTCACGTCGACCTGGCTCGGGAGGAGCTTGCGTTCGAACCCCGACAGCGCATACACGAAGCGGCGCATGCACCCGGACACCTCGGATGCGTGCACCCCCGGCTCTCGGGTCCTCTCGCTTGGGATGAACACATTGAAGCTGACGTCGGTGTTCTCGTAGCGCTTCAGGTCGTCGAACCAGACGCCCAGTAGCTTGATGGTGTCTAGGTGGTGCTGCCAGTTGCCTTGCAGGTCAGGTATCGTCAGAAGTGCGGACATGCTTCTCCCATACGCTTCGCGGAACGAGGACCCAAGAGTCTTCAGTCCGTAGCGTGCTTGGTTCCTTGAAGTCGATTGCGAACACCGGGTCTTCCCCGAGTGCGCACTCAGACCGGATCTTGTTCAGGTCCGACCTCGTGACGCTGTAACTCTTGTGCGTGGTGTACTTGGCTTCAATCCTGTACCTACCATCGGCTCGCACATCGCCGGCGTACCCGGATTGGTTCCCACTTCCTCTATGCCTCACTCCGCCGTGGGATTTCGCCAGTGACTCTTCTTGACGCCGGGATACCTGCACGCGCCTTTTTGGGCTGGCTCTGTCGACCTTATTCTCGTAGGGAGGCTCCATCACAAGATGGTAGAGGGCGCTTTCACCGACGTGGGCAGGTACACTCACCTCGACGCATCCGGTAAACCCCCTGTCGTCGGTTGCTCTGACGAATACGCCAGCCTCCCAGCGTTCTACGAGCACGTTCAGCGATACAAACATCGAACCCCTGCGGCGGCCATGACGTGGCGTCTGAAGTCGAGCTCGAAGTCGAAGTCGACGGCTAGGCACTCGCGTAGGGACATTTCATCGGGTGCCATCATTCCTGGTACGGGCTCCCCGGTCATGGCGTTGACCAGGTGGACGTCTTTGCTGGTTCTGGCCAGCAGACCGTACTGTGAGGCGTGCAAGATCAGCTCGCTGTGCACGTCCACGTTGCCGGTCATGAACTCCGAGTAGTAGTACTCGAACTCCCCCTTCATGTGGTCGTGGGTGCCGGCTTTGCCCTTGGCGGTCTCGAACATGATCTTCTTCCCCACGGTGTAGTCCTGACCACGGATCGTCCTCTTCAGCTGCTTGCCGGACATCATGACCAGGTCGATGAGCTTGAAGTGCTCGGTCGCCTTCCCGCCCGTGGTCTTGAACTCGCGCCCGTACTGGGAGTCGTTTTGCCGAACTTGTTGTGTGAACAGCAGGGTGGTGTAGTTCTGTCCGGAGTTCACTCTGGGAACGTACTTCACCCAGAACTTCCCCATCATGATGGCGCGGGCCGCTCTAGCGTCCTCCTCGCTCATCTCCTTGTCCGCATCGCGCATCGGCTCCAGGGACGTGACGGAGTCGACGCCGATGATGTTGAACACCCCAGAGTCCACGCACTCCAGCACGGACTGAAGGACTTGTTCTCCGGTTCCTCCCTGGATGATGTGAATCGTTCCTACTTGCTGCTTCAGGAAGGCGATCTTCTCGTTGCTCCACCGTGGAAGACCCAGCTCCATGTCCCTCTGCATGTATCGTCGGATGACGCCATCAGGAAGGGACACCTTCATGCCCGCCTGCAGCATCTGGTCGTAGGGTATCTGAGTCTCCGCCACGTGGAGGGCGATCATGGTGGACTGTCCAAATAGCTGCTGCTGCATGGCCATGGTTCGGAACAGCAGCCAGCTCTTGCAGGCGTTGTAGGGTCCGGAGATCATGCAGGCGCCACCGGCTGGGAACCCACCTCCCAGAGCGATGTCCATCCCAGGTATGCCTGTTGGGCGCCTGAGCGTGTAGTTGTTGTCCAGGCTGCTGGCGGTAACCAGCCTGCCACCAGACGCGTTGACCAGCGCAGCCAGCTTCTTGGCGCGCTCTGCGTCCTCTTTATTGGTGACAGCCTGTACCTTGCTGATGGCCAGTTCTGGGGTAGCCGTGGGCGCCTGCATCGTTACAGGCGCTCTCTTCGGCTTCTTGTCTTCCTTCTCGTCCTTCTTGGGTTCCTTCTTGGGTTCCTTGTTGGCGGCCTTCTTCGCTACTTTCTTGGATGCCACGGGTTCTTGTTCTCCTCGAACGGTTGGGTTCCGTGCACGGGACAGACCAATACCTGACCGTGCTTCTCGAGTTCGGAGCCACACGCTGGGCATCCGTTGCTCGCCTGCTTGACGTTCTCTTTGCTGGTCTCGCCCTCATCCACGCCGAACTTATCCATTGACATTGTGCTTCTCCTTCAGCCGCTTGGTCAGGCTGACGTTCTTCGCGAAGCATACCCTAAGTTGGCGTTGGACTCTCACCCTTCTTTTGCCCCCGTTCTCTCCCTTCTTGAACGTCCCCTGAACCAGCGTCGTTTCGTAGTCCATGCGCTGCTCGATCATCTTGAGGCTCCCCAGGGCGGGCAGGTGCACCTCTTCTCCGTCCGCGATGGCTTCGGCTATCTGCTCCAAGAACTCACGGGTTAGCCTCGCTATCGTGGACCGGCGGAACGCTGGTATCTGCTGAGCCACGCGTAGGTCCAGCATCATCTTGTCGCACTTCTTTTTGCCTCTCATGGCTACTTGGCCTCGGCCCAGTTGTTGCCGATGCCCGCTTCCGCGATGAGCGGAACGCGCAGGTCTGTCCAGAACGGGTGCGCCATGAGTTCCTCGATGTCGCGCTTTGCCAGCTCTGCCGGCTCTTCTGGAACCTCGAAGACCAGCTCGTCGTGTACTTGCAGGACAGCGAAGCAGTTGTACTTCGATTCGATGTCGTACCAGTCCAGCTGCAGCTGAGCCATCTTGCATGTGTCCGCAGCTGAGCCCTGGATTTGTGTGTTCACAGCCAACCGTTCTCCAAGAGCCTTTTCGTCCTTTCTGGACGACAAGATCATGGGCAGGCTTCTGCGCCTACCGAGGATGGTGAACGAGTACCCGTACTGACGGGCTTCTTCGACCGCCTCTTTCATGAAGTTCTCAACGGCTGGGTACGTGTCCTTGTAGGTTCGGATCTTGAGCTGGGCATCCTTCACGGAGCACCCAAGGTCGTTCGCCAGCTTATTAGGGCCCATCCCGTAGTTGAGTCCGAAGCCGATGTTCTTGGCGTCCGAGCGGCAGGCGGCGCAGTACTTCAGGTAGTACTTGATGTCACCGGCGCAGCGACCCAGGATGCCGGGGGAGATCTCCTCAGCCTTCTGGATCAAGTCCTGCTCGGGCATGTCCGCAATCTTCTTCTTGAGCTCGTTGCCGGCGACGATGTCCGTGTACTCGATGTCGTACATCAGGGCCGCGTTCCCGCAATGGATGTCCCAGTTGCGTAAGAACACGTCGATCATTCCCTTTGCGCACGAGGCAGCAGCCAGCAGCCTCATCTCCAGCTGGCTGTAGTCAGCGGCGATTATCTTCCACCCAGGCAGTGTGATGAACCCAGCTCGCAGGTTCCAGTGGTCGTTCTCTGGGCGCGGGATGTTCTGCAGGTTTGGGTCTGAGCTGCTGAGGCGCCCAGTTCGTGCGACATCCTGGTTGAAGTGCGTGTGTATCCGTCCCCATGGGTCAAGGATGGAGCTGAGCCCTTCAATGTAGGTTCCGTACAGCTTCGCGTAGCGCCGGTGCTCCAAGATCAGGGAGGCTACCGGATGGTCGTTCTTGTACTTCTCGAGGAAGTCCTTATCCACGCTCGCTTGTCGTACGCCGGTCTTTCCGCCCTTGCTCATCTTCACCGGCGCGAGCTTCTCCTGGTCGATGAAGTACTCCCTGAGCTGCTTTGGGCTAGCCGGGTTGATCATTCTTCCAGCGGCGTGGACGATGTCGCGCTCTATCCTGCCTATCGTTTCCTTGGCTTCAGGAGCCGCGTTAGCCAGCCGCTGCTGGTCTAGGAGCACGCCGCGCCGTTCTGCCTTCCACAGCACCTTGGTGTACGGCTTCTCCACCTTGTCGAAGTAGTCCCACACCGTCGAGATGTACTGCGGGTACAACGAGTGGGTTCCAGCTGCTTCCAGCTGCCGCTTGAGCTCTATGTAGCACAGGAGGGTTCCCCAGGCGTCGTTGGCCGCATACTCGATGAGCAGCGCCAGGTTGTGCCACTCAGCTATTCGAATAAGGTCCCACGGAGTAGACAGGCGGTTGCTATCTATTCCGTATGGGCAGGGGCCCATGTGGTCACAAGCTTCTCGTAGAAGCTCCGTTCTTTCTTCGCCCAGCCTGGTTCCTATCTTGCCAAACGCGTCTTCGAAGCTAGCCCAGCTCCAGCCGAATAGATGGTCTGCCATCATCTTCAGCTTGTGCTGCCGGTCTTCGTACAACAGGGCGTGCATCACCTGGGTGTCTACGCACTTGCCGCGAAGGTATATGCCAAAGTTCGCAAGGATGTGCATGTCGTACTTCGCGTTGGCGAATACCCATGTGACGTCCTCTCTGGCAAATAGGTGAGTAAAGCAGTCGAGGGTATCGCTGCGCAGGGTGGCTCGGGACTGCCCCCAAGCTACGGACCAGTACAGCGGCACGTCCTTCCAGCTGATCAATCCCGTCGTTTCGGTATCGATGCCGATCACCTTCTGGTCGGACAGCTCATTCACCAGGTTCTGGAACTCTGCGCTTCCAGCTTGCTTGACTAGTTGTTGGTCTGCTTGCTTGTACCGGTTGCCCGTAGGACCGATGAAAAACTTGGTATCTGGTAGTTCGATGTTCCAGGCCATAGGTGAACGTGACCTATTGATGGGTGATGGGCGCACACGCGCCCCGGCCCTTGTTACAGGACCAGGGGCGTGAGCTTCCGTTCGCTACCGCGGGGGCATCCCCGGTAGACCGGGGAGCATCGGTAGCTGTGGCTGTGCCGGCTGTTGGGGCACTTGCTGCGGGAACTGCTGCTGCGGGAACTGAGTTGTGAGCTGCTGGGGTACGAACTGCGGTCCCCCTGGGAAGTTAGCCGGGGCACCGACCGGCGTCGGTTGCATGCCCATAGGCTGCTGCATTCCCATTGGCTGCGGTGGAGTGAACTGTTGCTGGGGGACGAACTGCTGCTGAGGTTGCTGCGGTACGTACGGTTGCCCAGGCTGTTGCGGACCTGCGCTGTTGATCTTCCACAGCTTGGCCTGCTCTTGGATGGACGTTGGACCGTACATCTTGTCCAGCGGCAGTGGCGCGATTCCCTTGAGCAGCTCCGGGTCGCTCACTTGGATTGGGCGTGGCCCAGAGCGGTTGGAGATCATCAGCACCGGTTGCTCCTTGGTGCCGCTTGAGCTGAGCTCCAGGTCGACATCGAAGACGCTGGCGCGCTCGGCCTGATACCCATGTGGAGAGCAGTTGCTGCACTGCACCAGCTCTTTGCGCTCCAGCGGTCCAGACCCGCACACGGCGCACGGTTGTTTCTCCAGGCGCTCTCGTTGTTCCTGCGTCAGGGCGGAAGTGTTGGGGTCGTAGATGACGCTTTCGCAGCGTGAGCACAGCTTGGCGAGGCTGCGAATGGACCCCATGGCCCCGCAGGTTCTGCAGTCGTTCTGGATGGTCTTGACCTTGTAGTCGTAGAGAGACCAGAAGAACTTGGAGGACAGCACGAGGGGGATCAGGTGCCCGTACTTGTGCTCGAACTGTGCCGTTCGTGGGTCACCCATTGGAACCGGCACCCAGCTCTTGTACTCCTTTCCGTCGCTGCCCCGTTCTGGGAGGTTGATCCACAACCCGTAATCGAACGCTGTGAACACCATCTTCTCCGACTTGGAGATTCGGCTCTTCCGATCGTTCTTGGGTACGTCGCGGTTTGCCGTGAAGTCCTCCCAGAAGATGTCGCATCCGTGGCACGGCTCTCGGAGGTTCTTGTTTCGGTGAAGCGTTCCTCCGCTGCAGATGGCGCTTCGTTCCAGACCACCGTGGAAGTGCTCGATGAAGGTGATGTACTGCACCGCCGTCTCGAACGTGGTCTCGTTGTCCTCCGTGACGCTCACCACGTACTCACCTGGGATCAGGCGTAGCCACCGGGCATGGTCCTTCGGGAGCTTCAGCTCCTTCTTCCAGTGCGGGCGGTTGCCACCGCTGGTCTCTCGGTTGCTCTTGATCTTGTCCTGCAGGACCCGCTCACGCTGGCCCATCTCAGCCCCGAACGGGGCTACTCTTCGTAGGTTGCTGTTGTCCTTCTCGAATGACATGTCATTCCTTTCAACAGACTGCACATCGCAGCCACTCTTCGTATAGCGGCGCTAGCCGCACTTGTTCAAGCACTTCTTCCGCCGTGCACGAATCTGGCTGTGCATCCTCGTCGTTCTTTAGGCGATCTGGATACCCCACCACCCGCGCACCACGGTTCATAAGCTTGTTGCCGGCGTACATCGTTCCCTTAATACCGGCGAAGTTGTTGTCTAGGAACAGGCAGATGTTGGAACCTATGCGGTTCAGTATCCACTCCTGCTCCCAGCTCAGGTAAGAGCCCAGCAGGGCTACCACGTTCCTTATCCCCGCCTGCCACACCCACATGCACGCTTTGAACCCCTCAACCACCACGATTGGCGCGTCTGTGGGGTACACGTTGATAAACAGCGGGTACACGTCATTGCCGTTGTACAGGACCTTCCGCTTGTCCCAGTTCAGGCGCGGTGGCAGTCCCCACGTCTCGAACTCCTTGTCGTAGATCTTGTACTTCGGCCATGAGTTGTCTAGAGACCGTCCGCTGATACCGACCAGGTCGCCCTTCAAGTCTCTGATGGGGTACGTGTACCGACTGTGCCATTTGTCGTACCCGACTTCGAAGTGGAGGATCGTGTCCTGGCGGAACCCGTGGCTGAGCAGGTCCTGCAGGTCGTACCCGTCAAACAACCCAAGGAACCCCTCGCTTATGGGCTCGATGTCAAAGACCCCAGAGCGCGTGGGGTCCGGTGGAGGCGGTAGGTTCTTCCTCGCCTCCTCGAGCAGGTCCTTGTACCGAAGGTGAATGAACTCTCGGGGCATCCCGACGTCCATCAAGAACCTTCGCAAGGTGCCCGCTGCCTGGCACGTGTGGCAGAAGTACACCCCGGTGTAGATGTTCATCGCGAACGATGGACGTCGCTCCTCGCTGCCGTCCGGCTTCCGGTGGAACGGGCAGATGGCCATGATGTTCTCAGCCCCGGAACGCCGGATGTTCTTCAAGTAGGCAGCGGCTATCTCCTCGATCTCTTTCGATACGTTCAGCACGCGTCAGCGCTTCGGTTGGCGTTGTCTAGCTCGTCGTTCTTAGGACTGCGTCTACCTGGGCCCTTGCTGCCCTTGGTCTTCGCAGTAGTGTCGTCTCCAGCCACCGCCTTCTCGGCGTCTCCGGCTGTTAGCTCACCGAAGTAGCTGAAGTCGTACGCTGGCTTGGCGTTGATCCTGAACCCGTCCAGCTTGAACCGTCGCGTGGTGCCGCCCATCACCAGAGCAAGCGTTGACTGGCCCTTCTTGTGCTCATTGACTACGCGAATGAGCATCGTGGCGTCTTGCCCTAGAGAGTCTGAGAACGCTACATCCTCACTGTTCGACTCTTCGTTCTCAGCCGCCTTTCTGTTTGCCTGAACTGTGGCTATTACAGGAACGTGGCGACGAAGAACTAGCTGGCGCATGTCCTGGCTGATGTCCGCCACTCGCTCGTGCTTGTGTCGAGACTTGTTCACCGGGGTCATGAGGTACATGCCGTCAACGAATACGATCGTTGGCCTGTACTTCTCTATCTTCGCCTCCAGCCACATGACCGTGTCCTTGTACCGGGCGTCCTGCCCGGACAGGCAGATGACCGAGTGCATCTCTCTCGTGATGCGCAGGTTGTTCAGCACGGTGTAGATGCTGACCTTCTCCTCCGGAGTCAGTGTACCTGTGGTGAAGCGCTCGTAGTCGACGCCGGCGATGCAGCACCCTACGCGCTCGAATACCTCGTCGGTGGGCATCTCCTTGGTGTAGATGAGGACGCGTTGTCCTTGGCAGATGCACCAGGCTATCAAGTAGCATAGAGTCCAGGACTTCATGCTCTTGGGGCGACCGTACAGCACGATGTAGTCGTCGTGCTTTATCCCTAGCGTCTTTGACTGGATGGGTCCCCATGGCCACGTCGCTACGCAGATTCTCTCTCCCTGTTCCACCCTCCCGTAGGCGTGGACCACTCGGCTGAAGGCGTCTGCGAAGTGGACGTCTACCTTCTTCGAGGCGCAGTCGTTGTGCAGGTCTGTGGCGGCCTTCTGCAGGTACGCTACAGCTGACATCGGGTCAACGGCTCGTACGTCCTCGAACTGCTTGATGATGGTTCTTGTCTGGGCCTCTATCCGTTTAGTTCGAGACTCCTTGCACAGCGCATCCGTCGTCATTGACGGGTCGTCGTAGCGGGGGAAGGTCGGGAACATGTTCTGCAGCGCCATCGGTCCCCACACCGCCCCCTGTGTTTCGGGGTTGTGGTAGTAGGACATCAACCGTTCGAACATTGCCTTCGTCTCTGACGAAAGCATGTCGTCCATGGTGATGCCCCAGTCGATGACACCAGACAGGTCCCCCGTTTGGATGATTCGGGATACTAGCTGGTAGTCCCAGTTGGCTATGGGCGTACCCTTCCTTTCGGCGTGGCTATTATGCCCGTGGCACACCACCCGTTGCCGGGTTGGTCAGCCTACGCAGATGGCTGTGGTTGGCAATGGAAAGGCGCAGAACCACAACCTCTGGGGCACGTCGGGCGGGCGCACCACAACCTCTGGGGCTAGAAGGACGGGGCTTCAGCATCTCCGCCCTCGCCCACATGTTCACCGATACCGCCCACGGGCACAGCCGCCGAGCGGGTGTCCCGTGCTCCTGCTGCCGTGGGCTGCAAGACACTACGTGAGATGTCTCGCTCCATGGAGTCGAGGAGGGCACGAAGAGCGCCCTGGGTTTCGGTTGACCATAGATTTCCACGACACGGGATCCACGCGATGGTGTTGCCCGTGTCGTTGTCGACCATTGCTGCCAGCACGTCGATTCGCACTGGCGACCGTGTAAGGTCCACCGTCAGCTGGGCGACGATGAGCTGGTCTGCTTTTAGCGCTCCTTGGATGGGCATCGGTCTATGGTAGCGGCTGCAGGCCGATCGCGTTACTGGCTTCGTTCACCATCTGATGCACTTTGATGAATGCAGCTTCGGTGGCCATGCTGATGGCGGCTTCATGCGGGAACACCGGCATCTTGATGTGCATGTAGACCTTTAGCTGACCGAAGTCTCCGCCGTTGGTCAGGCCGAACATCACTTCGGCGGGCCCGCTAGGCGCTTCTTTGGCCTGTACCGCGAGCATTTGGAACGGGTCTTCAATGAGCACGCCCTGGGAGTACTCTCGGTACCCGTTCTTTTCGATGACGCGCGTCCACGTGGCTGGGTCTACGGCAGTCATGGCATGTTGAACGGCTTGATGGCCTGGAAGCGAGTGCCGGAGCCCTCGTAGTCCTCAGCTTCCTCTGGGGAGATCATGCCTTTGGCCTTGGCGGCCAGGTACCTGTTGACGTCTCCCTTGTAGTCGTTCTTCTCCTTGATGGTCCCACCCACCGCGAGGAACCCGGCTCGTCCTCTGGTGGCGTGGACCTTGTCCCAGTCGATGCTCAGGTCATTCTGAAGCATCTTGAAGGGGCCGCAGCTGACGCCGGCGTCTCGAACTGCTTTGTCCGCGCTCACTCGAAGAACTTCGAGTTGGTCGACGAACTGTCGAGCGCGCTCCATCACGTCGCGCACCGACGTGGTGATTGGAGTAGCGTCGCTCTTGAAGTGTTCCCACGCCGTGTAGAAGTTGACGTAGTCGTTGACTTCCTTGATCTCTCCTACTTGCTTGACCTCGATTGGCTTCTTTGCGCTCATTGACCGTTCTCCTCTTCGTAGCTATCCCAATCGTGGCTTTCGTCGTCGCCCTCGGGCACTAGCATGCTCTCCCCGTACGCCTCTTGCATGTACTTGAAGTAGATGTCCCTGGCGCGCCTAAGCCCGTGCATGAACAGGGGCATCGGCGCTTCCTTTCGTTTGTCCGGCCAGTTTCGGATGGCGAAGGATGGGTGGATCAGCGGCATCAGGTTGTAGACCACCTGGTTTTGAACAACGGGCAGTGACCCGTCGCGACGCACCCATGTTCCCTTGCTCGTCTTGTCCGGGAGCCACCCAGCACCTGGTATGGTCACCTGCAACATCTTGCCGCTCTCTGCCTGAATGCCAACCGCCTTCCCGATTAGGGTTTCTGACGCGGCTACTCCGAGCGTGACGATGAGTACAGGGTCTACGATGTAGATCTGCTGAAGCAGCCGTTCCCTGCAGGCTTCTCTCTGCGCAGGCAGCGGCTCCTCGTCCGTTCTAGTTGGTGCTCCTCCACGCTCGAAACGTTGCTTGCCCTCCCCGTCGTACTGAAACTTCCAGGAGCGGCAGCACACCGCGTTGGCTAGGTAGTAGTTGCGCTTGTCCAGCCCGATGAGCTCCAGCCTCTTCCGCAAGAACTGCCCGGTGTCCCCTATGAATGGACGACCAGCTTCTTCCTCGTCCTTGCCTGGTCCCTCACCGATGAACATGATTCCACCGGGGGAGCCCTCCCCGAACACGAAGCTCCCACCGACGTCTTCACGGTACACTCCTAGCGAGCAGCGTCGACAGGTCTCCCACTCGTGCTTCAGGTTGGTGAGAGACCTGCGGACGTCCTGCTTAATCCTGACGGCTTCCACCGCTGAACCCCTGGGCTGCGATGGCCGCGGCTTCCTCGGCAAGCTTCCGCTTTCGAACGGCCTGGTTCAGGTCTTCCAGCATCTTGTGATAACCGTTCGCCTCCTCTGGGTCCATCCAGTCGAACAGGCGGATGCCGTGCACCTGGACCTGCACACGGGCGAATCCGTGGGTTCCGCAGTCGAGCATGGCTGGTGATGCCGCGTTCATCGTCATCATCCCCTGCGGGGCAGGTACGGCTACGATTGCCAATCGCAGCTCTACGGCGTCCACCGTGATGACGTCCGCCACTTTGGTGTGCTCATGTACCTTGGCGATTAGCCTCAAGGCGCCTGAGTAGATGATGGCCCAAACAGTGTTGTCATTGTGCTGGCTGCGGATGTTGGTGTCTTGTTCCATTGTGCTGGGTACTCCACGAGGATGAAATCGTACGGTCCGCCTTCCTCTCTAGGCCATGACCGCAAGTGAGACTGAAGCTTCTTTGCCATTCCTATGCACTGGCCTACGTTGTCTACCAGCGCGACCAGTAGCGGTTCTTTCTTGCCGGGCATCGGTCGAGTGGGCCTGCCCATTAGCTGCTGCAGACCGTTCTTGCTAGAGAACAAGGAGCTCAGCACTACGGTGTCCAGCAGCTGGCAGTCCATGCCCTCTTTTCCGTACTTGGTGATGGCGAAGACGAGCTGCTTGGTGTCCAGGTACTCTTGCCGCTTGGCGGCCTTAACTCCGTAAGTCAGGAATCCGGCTATGCCCCGCTCGCTGGCCTCTATGAGATCGTGCACATACTTCTTTTGCCGCTTTGCCAGCTCAGATTGTATCTTCTTGTGCACGCGGTACTGGTCGAGCGACTGAACCACGAAGTTGAGCTCAGCTTGTACCTGCAGCATGCTGGCCCCCGTGGCTTTTGTTAGCTGAGCCTCCAGCCGGAGCTTGGCCTTTTCTAGCTTCTTGAGCTCGCGCTCGTTCAAGTCTTGGGGGGTGAGCGTCTCGCCTACTTCCTGGTTGGTAGGAATCGGGATGTCCGTGTACATCATGGAACCTGGGGGTAGGGTACACAGGGCCATCAAGTTGACCACCTCATCCACGGAGTTAGAGAGGATCAAGATCTTACGGCCAGCTTGCACGGCGGCTCCGCACAGGTTCATCAAGATCTGAAGTCGTGGCACCCACTGCCCGAAGAACCCGCACAGCTTTGAGATGTGGACTTCTCCGTTGGTGTCCAGCACCTTTTCAGCCACCCTCGGGTCTCGTAGGTCCAGGGACAGCCCAGTCCAGTAGAACGCGATCTTCGGCTTCATCTCTGGGGTCAGGTCCTTGTAGATAACTGACCCTATGTGAAGGTCGCTGATGATGTGGAACCCGTCGGACCTCTCTGGAGTAGCCGTTAGCGAGTACCGGTTGCCGTAGAACAGCGGAGCGCTCTTGGCGTACGTGGGGGCGGAGACGTGGTGACCCTCATCCCAGTAGATATTTCCGAACCAGCGACGGACCTCCTCTGGCATCGTCTCAGACCAGTTCGCAACGCTCTGGTACGTGGCGAGGACGAGCGCCTTCTTCCAGTCCTTCTTGCCCGCCACGATTTGCCCAATGCCGCCCGGAACGTCCAGGAACTGCGCTACATCGTCCTCCCACTGCGCGAGCAGGTTGGTGTTGTCGAGCAAGATCAACGCGGGTACCTTGGAGGCGGCTATGTGATGGAGCGCTATGACCGTGTTGTGCGTAACAATGAAGTCTCTCGTGAGGTAGCAGGAATCTGGTGAATCCACGCTGATGCAAACGGTCTCTGCATCTTGTTCACGCTCTATCCTGGTTATGTACTTCACAGTGCGCTGCCCTGGGGAGCTATCCCACAGCTGCAGGTGCTTTATGGATGATACCGGGATTGCTCCACCTGCTGGAAACGTTATGCGAACTCGGTAGGAAGCACGACCGCTTCTTTTTTCACCGTTGTACTCGTACGCGGTCACCCGCATGCGGGTGCTTGCTCGGCCACCTAGCGACCGCGTAAGCCAAGCAACCTGTTCAGCTAGCTTTGGGCTGGTGGTGGAGTACTCTACGGTCCTTTGCTGGTTGGTGACGCTGCCATCTGTATCCAAAAGCCCACGGAGTAGCGACCATCGATCATCCACTCCGGCTAGAAGAAACTCATCAGGTATGAACTTTTCCCAGCTTCTAAGCTTGTACAGACCATGCTTACGAAGTGTGCTGGTGAATGATCCGCCTGTTACTCGAACCTCGTCGCACCGATTTGTGAAGCGCTCAACAGCCCCTACATCATTTGCTGAGAGGGACGCGCAGAAGCGCTGCTGGAGGTCTGGCTCTGGGTTGTGAAACTTTGGAGTTCCTGATGAGCTGCCGTCGCCTAACCACGCCCCCATCAACCAGGCATCAGCGCTTAGCTTTCGGTTGTTGAACTGGGCTGGGGCGCAGTACTGAATAGCGAAGCGCAAACCGGCACGGGTGCGCAACCCTTCCTGCAGCAGATCTTTGGTGCCCATGACGCGCCAAAGTCTGTTATCTACACGAACCTGCCATAGGTGTTGGTCGTCGCAGCGAACGCTGGTCTCGTCGGAGAATGTAACCCTATATACGGGGCGCGTACCCTGCGGAAATACACCAACAACTTTCACAGGTGTACCGCTGGATGACAGCACGTCGTCACCCACCTTCAGCTCTCCGATAGCGCGTGGCCCTTGGGGGGTAATCACTTTCTCGTCTAGAGGTTGCCCTTTACCCTTACCGCACGCCAGCTGCAGCACCCCTCCGAAGGAGTCTGTCATCGCTTGGAAGGATTCTTGCTGAACCTTCCTACCGGTTGATCGTAGCTGTATTACGCCGTCGACAACCTTGGGCAGGAAGTCCAGATGTATCCTGCTCGCGAACTCTACCCTCTCGTAGCTCTTTGGTCGGCAGTCAACGACCGTGAAGGGCAGTGTGGCTACTGGCCAGAACGCTCTTGGGAGGAGTAGGTGCCCGCTGGTTTCTTGCCACAGGTACAGCAGCTTGGGTCGCTCGCTGTACGTATCCACCATCTCGTACGTGAGGGCACGTTTGGTGCCCTCCACATCGACGTAGGTTTTTGGAACCCACAGCCACGTATCGAGATAGCCTTTGGTTGGATCTCTACGAATGACTTTCATCACTGCCTCGAATAAAGGGGTCGCGCTGCGCGACCCATGACAACTACGAGCCCTTCTTGAACACAGGGCCCATCTGCACGTTGTCGATGATGTTGAGGAAGCTCAAGCCGGCGCCTTTGATTCCACCGCGAAGCAAGCTCCAGCCGACCATGCTCCACCACCCCTGCGCCTCCATCGATTCTGGATTCGACAGTTGTGCTCCCACTTGCTGGCCTGGGATCACGAAGTTTGGCGGGATGTAGGCCGGCATGTTCGCCGGCTGCGGAGCAACCATTGCTTGCTGCGGTTGCGGCGCTGGATGCTGGTAGTAAGGGTACTGCTGCTGCGGGTAGTACTGCTGCGACTGCTGCGGGTAGTACATCGGCTGGGCTGGCCGTTGTAGCACCTGCTGCGGCGGTTGCTGCGCGTTTACTTGTCCTTGCTTGATGCCCGCTAGAAGCGAGTTGCTCACCACGCCAGGAAGCCCAGCTAGTGCCGGAGGTGGTTGCGGTATGCTCACTACCGTCGGCTGCTGTGGAAGTCCAGGTAGTGTTGGGAGCGAATGTGGCAGCCCCGGAAGTGTTGGTAAAGTTACTGGTCTGCTGGTCACCATGGGCGCCATTGGCCTTGGTGGTTGTACGGATGTTGATGTTGGTAGCTGCATCGGTTGTGGTTGCACGTGCTGTACCTCTCTATTCCGCGCTGCCGCGCATGCTTGGTAGTGGCCGCATTGTGGCCGCTTGTGGCCCCGGGTTTCATCCCAGTACGTTGGGTCGTTGCCCCCTCGGCATTTTGGGCTAGAGGCGTCCCACTTGTCGCCGAAGCAGGTGGGTCCACGCCACCCGCACGCCTCGCATATGCTACGGCTCTTCTTGTCTTCTGCTGAGAAGCCGTTTTTCAGCCCGAACCCGCATCGTGGGCATTGGTGCATCAGTGCCTCCTGGAGCTAGCTCTTGGTCTGCTCTCTGATTCCCTTATGCCGCTTTTGTAACGTACCCTTGCAAGTGAAGTTCTGCGCGTTTACGCTCACCTGGAGAGGCGTACATGGATAAGCTCAGTGGACTGAAGCTCGACATTTTCGATGATGAGGACGGCTCGATTCTTCGCGGGCTGTTCCCAGCCTACGGTGAGCTTCCAGAGCTGGTGAAGAACGCCGGAGTACTCACGGAGGAAGACCGCAACAACCTTCCTGACGATGTGTACGCTCTCGTTCTTAGGGACGGGGACGTCACCCTTCGGAAGTACGCCTGCGTCGATGCTGGTAACGTGATGCTCAACATCGCGTACCTGCTCGCCCAGTCGCACCTTCTTCCAGTTGAAGCCACCAAGGTGGCGGCTTCTAACTTGTGCGTAGCGTGCCATTGGTACGACATCGAGCCGCCAGACGAGCTCAAGAAGATGAGCACCGGCTCCACTCCTGTGATCGGAAAGCAGCAGGTGTGGAAGGACATGGACGGCACGTTGTACGGCGTCGATCATCAGGACTGGTCGTTGCACAAGACAGCGGAGATCATCGGGTCTGTGGACATGCCGCTGCAGAGCCCACCCAGCACCGTCAACGACACCAAGTCCAAGAAGCTGTCCGTCATCCCGAAGACGGCGGAGGTGGACCTGCTCGAGGAGGCGTTTGGAATCAAGGTGGCGGAGGAGCCGGACCTGGGCAAGGAGCTGCCCACGAAGGACAACCCGGAGTCCTTCCCGCAAGTGAAGGTACTGAAGCCGCACGTCGACGTGACGGGCAAGGAGCCGCCAAAGCTGGTGCACGAGAAGAACGCCAGCTACTGTTGCATGCCCTCCATCGGGAAGTATCCGATCGACACCTTCAATCAGGTGAAGGTCGCGAACGTCTACTTCCAAAGCAACCACCGGCTCATGGTGCCCGAGGACCGCAGGGAGTTTGCGGTGAACCTCTGCAAGCGTGCAGAGCAGCTGTCCTACCCACTGAGCACCGTCGTGGAGGAGTACGGGCTGCCGGGGTTCGCCAAGCGGGCACATGTGCAGAACTGCATCGACACGCGCAAGCTCCTTCTTCAGCCACACGCGGAGCAAGGAGACACGGAGCAGCTCAAGGTGGCGAGCGCTGACCTCATGTCGCTGTACGACCAGTTGATGGGGCAGTACGGGCTGATGCACCCGGACGTGTTCGCGGCGACCCTGGTGGAGATCGACAAGCGGGCTGGCATCAACCCCCTGTGGGACGCGGATGTGCCGGACCCGTACTACTCCACGTTCGCGAAGACGGCCGCGGAGGCTGACCCCAAGGACGCCATCCTGCTCGGCAACGAGTACATGAACGTGCGTGACCTGCAGATCTTCGCCAGGTCCAGGCCGGACACCCTCAAGACCTTGTTCGGCTGCGAGTTCCTCGAGGAGTTCCAGAAAGATCCAACGGCCATATTTGACTCGTTGCCGGCCGACCAGAAGAAGGTCATCATGCGTCTGGTGAACAACAGTCATTCGATGGGCTTGGGAGCTTCTGCCTCGTAGAATGCCCGACTTTCACAAGCATGAGCCGGGCGTAGACGAGGCCCAACGTATCTTCGTGGAGGAGATGCGGAGGCTTGGCATCAAGCCTGATACGAGCAAGGGGCACGTGCCGGGGCTCATAGATGAGGAGTCCGAGCAGAGCACGGCTGTTGAAGAGACCACCGAGTACGAGGACGACCGCACCAGGACAGATGTGGAGCCGGCGCCCAAGCGCCCGACCACCATCAACTTGTTCCAGCATCCAGACGCTCACCCGTTCGTGCTGGACCTAGCGCTGCTTCGGCAGTACGGGCCTGAGTGGCTTCAGTGGGAGCCGGAGACGCTCGAGGACATCATCCTTCGGGACTTCAAGACGAAGTCTCTCAGCGACGTGAACCTGGAGAAGCTTCAGGGGATTCGGTCGCTGCACATGCAGGACACGTTCTGGACCGACTGGCACATCTTCATGCCGGTGGCGCTCGCGCTGAACGGAGTTCCTGCGGACTTCGAAGTGATGCAGCACCTGACGGTTCCGCAGGCCATGATCGCTGTCGACATCGCGTCTCGAATCCGAGATGACGTGAAGTGGTCTGTGGAGATGGAGACCTTCCTCAGCGTTCTTCATCACCATGAGGGGTTCTTCGTTCCACAAGATCCGCTTGCTTGGGTGAAGGTCGACCACGAGGAGTACCCCGTGGATGTGGAGGAGGTATCTCGTCGGTGGCCGGCAGTGAAGGCGTCGGGCAAGCCACCAGAGCAGACGAGTGTGGAGAACGAGCAGCTTCGTAGAATGCTGGGAGCCCTGGAACTACTACGAGAAGACAGGCGGCGGGTCACAGATCAGCTGCCGCTCATTTACAATGCCTGAGCATGTAACCCCTGAGATGATGCTCGCGTTCGAAGACGAGCTTCTCAAGTCGGCTTCCGTGGGGGACGCCATCGGCAGGATTGGCGCGCCCATTCTTGGTCGCCTGGGTGGTCTGCTTCCTCGGATGGGTGGGCGGGCCGCGGGGCAGGAGGCGGGACAAGCCGGGTCTCAGCTGGCCGGAAGGATTGCTGGGGCTGGGGCCGGGATGGGTCTCGGGGCTGCTGGTGGCGGCGCCATCGGGGCTGGGGTGGGCGGATACCAGGGTTACCAAGCGGAACGGGAGCAAGGCGGCGGCGGGGTGGGCGGAGCCCTCACCGGTGCACTGAAGGGTGGGGGCATGGGAGCTGGGCTGGGGGCTGCAGCCGGCGCTGGGCTTGGCGCGTCTGGTGGGAGAGTTGGCGAAGCCATCGCTGGCGTTGCGGGCGGCGCTGGCCGGGGCTTGAAGCCAGCGGCGCTGGCTCGTTTCGGGCAACGGCAGCTTCACGCCGTGACCGGATTGACTCCGGGGGGAGCTCCTCGTACGCTGGCCGGCGGGCAGGTCAATCCAGCGTACATGGAAGCCATGGAGAAGATGAAGATGCCGGGGTTGGAGTATGCCGCCACCCGGCTGCAGGCAGCACGGAGTGCCGTGAACAGCGGTGGTGGGGAGAAGGCGCTCACTGAGCTCGGCCGGGCAGCAGCTGGTAGAGCAACAGCTGAGGAGGCCGTTGGCAAGGGGATGACCAACTTGCCCGGGATGGTGCAAGCGCTTTCACAGAAGGGTGGGATGTCCGACGCGTGGCGCCTGGGGGTGAAGCCGCAGTGGACACAGCAAGGGCGCGGGGGGAAGGCGCTACTGGCGCTTCCGGTGATTGGAGCTGCGCAGGAGGCGATGAACCCCGATGAGGTTGAAGGACGGGGCGGTCGAGCAGAGCGCGTGGGGAACTCCATCGGGATGGGGCTTGGGTACGCGTCGATGCCGTTCATGCCCATTGCTGGCGCAGAGCTCGCGTCTCGTGGGCTAGCTGGAGCTGGCGGCGGAGTCGGACGAGGCATCGATCGGTTAGTGGGGAAGATGAAGCCGAAGAACGACTTGGAGCTCGGGAACAACCCTGGAGCTCCAGTTCAAACTTCTGGTGTTGGAGAGGCGCGAGTGGAGCGTGAGTTCACAGAGCGCGCTCTTGGCAAGGCGCCAGACATGGGATTCGGTGGGCTATGAGTTACTCAGCTGGGTTCTTCGGTGGCAGCCCCACCTCCCCAATGCGGTTCGCCAGCGGGGGCATAACCCGCGGTCGTATTCAGGGCGGCTCTACCGGTGGCGTCAACTACCCCTCGCCGTTCTTCGACGTCGCGCACACGTACCTGCCGACCACGGTCAAGCAGCTATTCAAGTTTTGCCGGTACTTCTTCCTCACCAACTCGCTCATCAACGCCATCATCATGAAGTTGAGCGAGTACCCCGTGACCGACGTGGAGATCGACCACGAGGACCCCGAGGTGGTGCGCAAGTGGAAGGACTACTTGCAGAACACCGCGCGTATTCGCCCGTTTCAGGTGGAGTGCGGCCTCGACTACAACTGCTACGGCAACACGCTGGTCTCCCTGAGCTTCCCGTTCCAGAAGTACCTTACGTGCCCGCACTGCCAGTTCACCGAGCAGGCGCGCAAGATCCGAAACAACTGGCTCTACACCAGCAACGAGTTCCGACTCAGCTGTCCGAAGTGCGGGAGCACCGGTGCGGCCACCCCGCAGGACTGGTACTACAGGGACGCGAGCTCCATCCGTCCCATTCGTTGGAACGTTGAGGACGTAGAGATCAACTACAACGAGCTCACGGGGGACTACACGCACTTCTACACCATCCCTGCCCCCATCCGTGCGGACATCACGTTGGGGAAGAAGGACGTGGTAGAAGGGATGCCTCAGATCTTCTTGCAGGCCATTCGTCAGCAGAAGGGCGTGGTCTTCTCAAAGAACAACCTCTTCCATCTACGCCGCGCCACACTGGCTGGACAGGACCGTGGCTGGGGCATTCCCCTGATCCTGCCGGTGCTGAAGGACGCGTTCTACCTGCAGATCATGCGCAAGGCGCAGGAGAGCATTCTTCTCGAGCACATCGTTCCTCTGCGCGTCATCTTCCCACAGGCAGCGAGTGGAACGAGCGACCCGTTCACCTCAGTGAGCTTGGTCGACTGGCGTGACCAGGTCGCGCAAGAGATTGCTCGTTGGAGGCACGACACGAACTACATCCCGATCATGCCGCTGCCGCTTGGGTCGCAGAGCATTGGCGGTGATGGAAAAGCCATGCTGCTCAGCGGCGAGATGATGCAGCTGGGTGAGCAGATCATTATGGGCATGGGTGTCCCGCGAGAGTTCCTCCAGGGAGGGCTGAGCTACGCGGGCACCAACATCTCCATGCGCATGCTCGAGAACATGTTCATCAGCTACACCAGCCGTCAGCTGCAGATGGTCAAGTGGATGGTGGACATGGTCGCCGGCTTCATGGAGTGGCCGCGGGTGAACATCCGGTTCAAGCCGTTCAAGATGGCCGACGACATGCAGCGGAAGGCGTACCTCTTCCAGCTGAACCAGGCCCAGAAGATCAGCGACACCACACTTCTTGGGGACATCGACCTTCATCAGGAGGATGAGGACGAGATCATGGAGGCGGAGCTGGACCGCCGACTGCGCGTGCAGCAGAAGCAGCAGATAGCTCAAGCGCAGATTCAAGGTGAGGCGCAGGTGGTGATGATGAAGCTGCAGGCGAAGGCGCAGCAAGCGCAGCTGCAGGCACAGCAGCAGCCTGCAGCTCCTGGAGAGCCCGGTGGTCCTCCTGTGGGACCTGGTGCTCCTCCAGCCGAGCAGACGGCGTTTACTGGTCCTACGCCTCCTCAACCAATGGCTCTTCCTCCTGGAGGAGCAGTCAGCGGCAGCGTCCCAGAGCACGCGCAGTCCCCGCTCAACAGCGGTCAAGACCTTGGCGTCTCCCCTGGTCAGCCGGAGAAGATGCCGGTGGACCTCATCAGACTCGCCGAGGGGTACGCTCGGCAGATGCTCTCGCTTCCTCCAGCGCAGCAAGACCAGGCGGTGCGAGCGATTGAGCTGCAGTCCCCAGAGTTGGCGCAACTGGTGACGGAGTACTTGGCGGCTTTGAAGCAGGAGCAGGGTGCTCCTGCAGCTACTCCCGTAGACATGCGACCGCTGCCTGAAGTTCGGCCGCCCCGGCGAGAGGCTGCGCTCGTCTGAGTTGGGGCTAAATGGGGCGCCCGGGAAGGGCGCCCCACGGTGTGGGACTTCAGCCTAGCCTCTGATTCGGGTCGCAGACCACGACCTTACCCCAGGGGGCTGGCCTCATCGCCTGCGATGTGCGGACGATGCACCAGATGAAGGCAACTCCTGGGGGTGGGGCTGCAGGTGCTGTTCCGCAGCCGTCTGTCATGTAGATGAAGACGTTCGGCTTGGGGCGTAGCTTCAGAGCGCGCTCTATCGCCTGGCAGAAGTTGGTGCCGCCTCTTCCTAGCACAGGTAGTCGCGGTACTTGCGCTGGGGATATTCGTCTGACCGCGTGCACAACAACGTCTGCATCGATGAGCCAGAACTGGGAGATGTCAGCCTTCTTGATAGCACCTATGATCTCCACGTTGGTGCTCTGGAGCTCCTTGTCTCCCATGGATAGCGACGTGTCTCTGATGCACACGATCTCCGGGTCTCCGTCGATCGGGCCTGATAGAAGAACGCCTAGGAACGGTGAGGACAGTGAGGGTCGACGGACGGAGTAGTCGCGGGAGCCACGACGAATCTCTCCGACCGTCAATCGAACAACGCGCCGAAGCACCCGGCGCCAGTTGACGTCCGGCTTCTTGTAGCGGCTGTCGATCATCTCCTTGAATCTGCCAGGGTCTCTGCCGATTCCTTTTCTGGAGACCCAGTCCGCTATGGCGTCCAGCGTGTTTCGGCGGATGGACTCCACCTCAACCTCTGAGCGACCGTGCTCTTGGTCCAGCTTGCCCTCAACCTCCGGGTCTGGAGCGTTGCCACCAGCAGACCCACACCCGCCGGAGCCGATATCAGGCTTCCACTTCTTTCCAGAACCTCCCGGTGCTTTACCCTCGCCGTCTCCTTCACCATCTCCTTTGCCTTCACCATCTTCATTGCCGCCTTCCTCACCCTCTTCACCCTCGCCTTCCTCATCGCCATCGCCAAAGAGCTTGTCCATCATCTCTCTGGTCGACCCGCCGTAGTCTTGCGCCTTCTCTGTGAGTAGGTCGTAGTACTGCTCTAGCGTGAGGTTGGGCGGGAAGTTGAACTCGGGGCAGTCGTGGTAGATGACCCAGTGCGGCAGCTTCCAGCCTTCCTCTCGCAGAGGACCGTTGATGGCCATGTCCCCCGCTATGTTGGCCCTCTCCTTGTCGGCGAGCGCCTCCAACCGCCAGATGCCGCGCAGAACGTGCTCAGCTTCATGTACGAGAGCACCCGCCATCACCTCCTTCTTGGAGAGCTCTGGGTCTAGGCACACTCGTTCCGGGTTGAAGTAGAGCACCAACCCCGTGGTGACACCCATCGCGTGCTTCAGCCCGGGTACTGGCACAGGCGTGAGGTTCAGTAGCGTGTCGGAGATGTACGGGGCGCACGGGTCCTTGTGGTAGTCCATGATGTACGCCCGTGCCGCGGAGATCAGGTTCAGTGCTTCTACCTCGTAGTTCATCAGTGAATGTGCTCCACTACTCTGGTGGCGTTGATCGCTGAACACACAACGTCCGCGGCGTCGATAACCGCTCGATCTTGGCAGTCCATTGGGCCGAGGCCGGCTTTGATGAGCTCTGAGACTCTGTCCACGACGATGTCCACGTTTCCAGAGTCCATGACTCGCTTGATGAGCACCCAGCACTTGACGGCGTACTCCAGCCGCTCTGCTTCGTCTTTTCTGTTGAGTACCCAGTCGACGCAGGAGTTCATGGTGGCGCGTACGATGTCTATCCGGCGCGGTATCTTCCACGTACCACTCATGGCCTCCATCGGGCTTGGCAGGTCTACCTTGGCACAGTACGACGCCCATTCGGTGGCTAGGGCGGGACCGACCAGGCATTCGACCATGTCTATCTCCAGCTTCGGGTCCAGCCCCAAGCAGCGGATAGTGGTCACCCCAAACATCGCCCAGGACCAAGTACGGTGTGACGGCCAGGCTCCACCCGACTGAGGCTCTTCGGGATCTGGTCGGTTGTGTAGCTTGGTCTTCTTGACGGTCACCACCTTGCCGTCCTTGTCCTTCTCGTCGGACCGCACTTCATAAGACCCGCCGTTGGCGAGCATGAACTCTGCGGCTAGGTTGGCCACCGTGGGGTAAAAGTTGAACCAGTTGCCCTTCACGCGAGCTTCGCCGTTTTCGAACCGCAGGACGTCTGGTCGATACCGGCCGCACATGTACGCGCCCCACTGCTCAGGCGTCGGGTTTTGGTACGGGAAGTGGGCCATTCTGTTGGCCAGAGGAATCTCCAGCTCTTGACCGTGCGCGGCGATGTCAGCGGGGTTCATCGCCAGCACTATCCGAGTTCGGTTGGGCAGCGCGTACTCGCCCACCTGGCGCTCGTTGACGAACGATAGAAGTGCGGCTTGCACAGAGCTGGAGGCGCAGGAGACCTCGTCTAGGAATATGATGCCGCCGCGGAAGCACAGCGCATCCTTCACCTGCGGAAGCCCGCACACCACATGAACCTCTCCATCCGGGCTGGGCACGAATACGCCGGCGAAGTGTTCGGGGGACTTGGTGGACGAATAGATGGTCCACGTCGGCTGTCCGATCATCGCGCCGAGCGTCTTGATGCGCTCGGTCTTGCCGACGCCCGAGTCACCGATGAAGTTTACTGGGATCCCCCAGCGGCAGTCTTCTAGGTCAATCTTCAACGGATTGATGATGGGCGTCATCATCGCAGCCGTGAAGAACTGTTCGAACCTACCACCAATGCTTCGTTCAATCTTTGCAGCGTCCATGATCCTCCAAGAACTTCTTCACTTCAGGGCAGAACTTTTCTTCTAGGGCCGTGATTACGCAGTCGCATTTCAGGACTAGAAAACCTGGTTTACCGTTTAGGCTGAATGGCATGTACACACCGCCGGGTGTGTTCACAGATCTGTTGTGGCGCTTGGCCGTGTCTATCGAGGCCAGCACGTGGGCCATCAGCTGCTCCTGGCTGAGGGAGGAGGCACCAGGCCACCGCTCCCTCAGCCGTTGAATCGCATGCTCCTTTACCCGGTTACCCATGTAGATCGGGTATCTGCTGCCTCGTTGATGGCAGCGATGGCGTCGTTCTCATCCCAGTACACCGTTACTTGATCGTTCAGCACCCACAAGCAGGAGGCGCACAGAACGTCGGGAGTTGTTCCCATTGCGACGAAGTCCGACTCTTCTCCATTGGGGCTTTGCTGCGAGAGAAGTATCCTACCCAAGTGAGCCACCGCTACGATTTCACCGATGGCCACCTGGCTCTTGCAGATGGAGCAACTGCATACGCAATAGTCGGGGACGGAGGTCGACCCCACTTCTGCATCTTCGTTGCAGGCGTGTACTTGTTCGACCTCGGATGACCAGCACTGCACCTCTAAGAAGTGCGGGTTGAACGCGTAGTCTCCGTCCGGAGTAAGAACGTCTTCTAGTTCTAGAGTGCAGTCAGACCCTTGGCCCATGACTCGCGTACGCACCACGCGGATGAGGTAGCACTCCTCACCGTATCCAATAGAATCTCCGCATGCGCTGCAAGCGAGTGTGGACGTCCAATCGTCCTTGTTACTTGCGGTCATAGCCGCGCCCATTCGACTGCTCTCCTTTCAGAGCACTTCCACCGTTGCTCAACGGTTTCTATTCGAGCGTCTGGACCTATTCCAGTGCTCGGGTCTGCATCCCACAGCAGAACATTGACTTCTTCCACGTCCCTGGTTGAGGACAGGTGAAGTCGTCGTACTGCATCTTGGGGGTTGAGCAGCCCTCCAGGTTGTTGTGCCCGAAGTAGTAGCTCTCTTTCGTACAGGTCGTCGACCATGTCGAAGGAGTCCATGCACAACCCTACCCATCCTTCTTCTTCTGCGTTGATCCCAGGGTATGTAGAATCTAGCCAGGGGCACCACGAGTTAGGCCGTGCCAAGTCGATCAGCAGCTCGAAGTCTCTCTGGTTGCAGAAGGTGACGAACCCTTTCTGGTCAATCAGCTTTATGCGAACTCCTCCGATGGCCAGCCCAGGTATTGGGGAGTAGACGGCGCACACGCGCCAGAACCGCCCAGTCTGCTTCGGGTCTTCTACGACCGCATTCAGCAGACCAAGCTGGTTCTGTAACACGCGCGTGCCCGGTATTACTTGTAGGAGCTCACCCTGCTGGCTTGGATTTATGAGCATGCCACTTGTCCAGCATCCACAAGGCAATCCCATTGAAGAGACCAGCGAGTAAACTCCACAGAAAGGTCATCTGCTACGGCCCCTCGTCCTCTTCATCGTCATCCTCGTCCTCTTCATCCTCCTCTTCGGAGTCGTCGTTCGGGATTGCGAAGATGTCTTCCACCGCCTCGGCCAGGCGGTTGTGGTCTTCTAGCTCCACTTTTTTCTCCTTCTTCGTGGACATGTTTCTCCATGTGGGCGATCGACGCCCCTTCAAAGTTCTTATCCCTGGTTCCCCTATGTTCTTGCAGCCGCAACGGGGCATGGGGTACGCTAGAGCGAGCGCATGGCATACCTGAACACGGTCGACGCCTACACAGATCTGAAGGCTGGCGTATTGAAGGGGATTCATGCCAACTTTCCCCTCGAGGGGAAGAAGCAATCGATCCACTTGGAGGGGCTCACCGTACGCGACGAGAAGTTCGACCCGAACGACATCGAGGCCCAACATCAGGCCCGCATGGAGGGTAAGACGTGGGCGTCTCCCGTGTTCGGTCAGCTGGTGTTGAAGGACAACCAGACCGGGAACGTCATCGACCGTCAAAGCGTCAAGCTGGCGGACATCCCGCACATGACGAAGCGGTACAGCTACATCGTCGATGGCAAGGAGATCCAAGTCGACAACCAGTGGCAGCTGAAGCCTGGTGTGTACACGCGCCGTCGTGCCAACGGTGAGCTCGAAACGCAGTTCAACTCCCCCAACCGCGCGTTCCACATGCACTTCGACCCGGAGTCGAAGATCTTCCACATGGAACGCGGTAAGTCGGGGAAGATTCCGGTGTACCCATTGATGAAGGCAATGGGCGTCGATGACGACACGCTGGAGAAGAGCTGGGGGAAAGAGGTTCTGAAGGTAAACCAAGGGCAGCGTGCGGTCAGCACAGCCCTAGAGCGCTTCTTCAAGGCAGACAGGAAGCGCGCCCCCACTGACAAGAAGGAAGCTCTGGACTACTTCCATCAGTCGATGCGGGAGACAACGTTCGACCCGGAGTCAACGGAGATCACGCTCGGTCATCCGCACAAGAGCTTGACGGGAGACGTGTTCACGGCCGTCACCAAGAAGATGCTCGACGTGCAGAACGGGAGCGTCCCAGAAGATGAACGCGATGCTCTGGTGTTCAAGAGTCTGAGAACCACTGCCGACTTCGCGCATGACAAGCTCACGGCGTGGAACACGCGTAAGCAGATACTTCCCAAGGTGAATCGAAAGATCAACACTGCCAGGAACATCAGGGAGGTCGTCAAGGGGGCGTTGTTCAACGGTGCCGTAAAGTCCACGTTCACCGCTAACGCGTTGGCTCGCACGGCAGACCAGGTGAACCCGTTGGAGATGATGGAGGGCGCCTTCCAGACAACAGTCATGGGGCCCGGTGGTATTCAGAGCGAGCGCAGCGTAAGCGAAGAGGCGAAGCTCATCAGCGAGAGCCACTTTGGCTTTCTGGACCCGATACACACCCCGGAGGGGAACAAGACGGGTGTGACGCTCCATCTCCCGCTGGGAGTTGTGAAGGAAGGGAACAAGCCGACCATTCCCGTGTTCAACATGCGGACGGGTCAGGCGGAACGCATCGATCCCGTGACGTTCTACAAGTCCAAGGTCGCACTCCCCGACCAAGTGAAGTGGCAAGGAGGGAAGCCTGTAGCGCTATCCAAGGAGGTTCAGCTTTCAGACCGTGGGAACGCGGTCATAGCTGGCGGCCTGCATACCGCAGACTACGTGATGCGCTCGCCCAGTCAGTTGTTCAGCACGGCATCAAACCTCATTCCGTGGCTTGGCAGCAACTCCGGCAACCGTGCTAGCTATGCCGACACGCAGATGAAGCAGGCCATCTCCTTGAAGCACAGGGAGGCACCGTTGGTTCAGACGGCTACTGGAACCAAGGCTGCTGGGCTTGATACGTTCGAGGGGTTCTTGGGGTCGCAGTCTGCGCATGTAGCGCCTGTCGGTGGTACGGTCACGACCGTCAACAAGAACCACATCTTGGTGCGCGGTGATGACGGCAAAGAGCGCAAGGTATCCCTCTACAACAACTTCCCCTTGAACGACCCAAAGGCTGTTCTGGACTCCACGGCCGTGGTGAAGGTCGGGCAGAAGGTCACCCGTGGGCAGGTTGTTGCGGACAACAACTTCACGCGGGACGGGAAGTTGGCTCTGGGTACCAACCTCCGGGTTGGTTACTTGCCGTACAAAGGACAGAACTTTGAGGACGGCGTGGTCATCAGCCGCAGCGCTGCGGAGAAGATGACCTCAGTGCACATGCACAAGCCAGAGATTCAGCTTGCCGACACTACCATCACGGACGCTCGTCGGTTCGCGATTCATCATCCAGAGGCGTTCACGAGAGATCAGCTAGCCAAAGTTGGTGAGAACGGCATCGTGCAGGTGGGTCAAAAGGTGAAGCCTGGAGACCCCTTAGTGTTGGCGACGAAGCCGTACGACTTGAAAGGGCGGGACAGCATCGCGGCTGTGCGCAGGAGCTTGTCGACGCAGCAGTCCAACTCCAGCCTAACGTGGAAGAGCGACTTCCCTGGTGAGGTGGTGGGGGTGCATCGGGACAAGAGTGGAAACGTCCGGGTGCACGTGCGCACCGAAGAGCCGATGCAGATTGGCGACAAGCTCACAGGCCGCGCCGGCAACAAGGGGATCGTCACCAACATCCTGGAAGACCACGAGATGCCGCGCACGCAGAGCGGGCATCTTGAGGTGCTGCTCAACCCCGCTGGCATTCCTGGTCGTATGAACATGGGCCAGGTGTTCGAGACGGTGGCCTCAAAGATCGCCCGCAAGACAGGGCAGCCCTACGTGGTTCAGAACTTCGAGCATGGGGTCGACCAGCTGGCGAGGATAAAGGCGGACCTTGCCAAGCACGGGATCCCAGACCAGGAAGAGGTTCATGACCCCATCTCCGGAAGGAGCTTGGGGAAGGCGCTGGTTGGTGAGCAGCACCTGTTCAAGCTGAACTTTCAGGTGGACAAGAAGATCAGCGCCAGGGCTGGCAACGTGCTTGAGGGTAACGAGCCGGAGTTCTACGACAACAACCTCATCCCTGCTGGAGGTGGAAAGACGGGTGCGCAGAGCCTTGGCAACCTCGCGCTTTACTCGATGCTCTCGCACGGGGCCACGGCGAACATCAGGGAGATGCAGACGCTGAAGAGTGAGGGCCCTGACGTCCGCTATGGGGGGAAGAAGTGGGACAGTCAGCACCAGCAGGTGTGGAACGCCATTCAGACCGGCGAGAGAATCCCGGCCCCCAAGAAGACCTTCGCGTTCCAGAAGTTCGAGGACATGCTCCGAGCTTCAGGCGTCGACGTGGTCAAGAAGGGGCACCGTCTGCAGCTGACGCCGCTGACGAACTCGCAGGTGCTGGCGATGAGCTCGGGCGAGGTAAAAGATCCCACGTCTCTCACGTACTCGAAGTTGGACAAGTCGGGGGAACCGGCTCCGATTCCCGGTGGGTTGTTCGATCCCAAACTGACGGGCGGACATGGCGGGCGCAAGTGGACGCACATGAAGCTCGCAGAGCCCATGCCGAACCCGGTGTTCGAGGGGGCCATCCAGAAGGTGCTTGGGATGGGCACGAAGAACTACTCGGCAATCGTCAATGGAGAGCGGGCCGTAAAGGACGGCAAGCTGGTGGAGCTGGATACACCGGGGTCGATGGCGGGTGGAGCAGCCATCGCGCACATGCTCAGCCAGATCGATACGAAGACGGAGCTAGAGAAGGCGAAGAAGGAGCTGGCAGCAGTCCGTATCCCAGACCAGCTAGCGCACCGTGACAGCACCACTAAGCTGGACCAGGCGTACAAGCGCGTGAAGTACCTGCAGGCGCTGGACAACGCAGGCATCACGGCAAAGGACGCCTACACGTTGCACAACTTGCCCATCATTCCTCCGGCGATGCGTCCAGCGTCTGTACTCCCTGATGGGTCCATCAAGTGGGACGACATCAACGGGATGTACAAGCGTCTTGGCGAGAACAACGTCGAGATGAAGCACGAGAACTTCATGACGTACTTGCCAGATTCTAGGAAGGCGGAGTTCCGCGCTGAGATGTACGATGGCCTGAAGGCCCTGATGGGCGTTGGCACGTCGAAGTCGGAGGATGAGAACGAGTCGCGCGGGTTGTTCCAGCAGATAGCGGGGGCCAATCCCAAGCGCGGCTACTTCCAAGGGACGCTGCTGAAGCGCCGTCAGGACATGACGATGCGCGGAACTATCACGCCCGATGCCGGGATGGGCCTAGACAACGTAGGCATTCCGCAGGACAAGGCGCTGACTCTTTTCAGGCCCTTCGTGACCAGGAAGCTCGTGGAGATGGGGTCCGCACCTTCTCCACTGGACGCGCACAAGATGCTGTCGCAGAAGGGCGTTAAGGACAGGTCGGTGTACCGCGCACTGGATCTGGTGATGGAGGAGCGCCCGGTGCTTCTAAAGAGAGACCCGGCGCTGCACAAGCACAGCATTCAGGCGTTCAAGGCACACCGCGTTCCTGGAAAGTCGATTATGATCCACCCGCTAGTAACGGGCGGCTTTGGGGCGGACTTCGATGGTGACTCGTGCCTCGGGTCTATTCTGTGCTATACCGTAGAAATGGCGCACGCTGGTTCTGTGGCGTCCTTCAAGGTTATCGACTTGGCTGACTTTCCACGGGTGGAGGAGTCACGTCGAGAGTTGCCTAACGGCGTGGTTGAGTACGATGTACCAGCGCAAGTTTACGTTCCAGGTTATCGCAACGGGAGCGTTAGGTTGTTCGAAGCGACCGGGTATTCGGTGCATCAAGATTGTGAAGAATGGATTGTAACAACCCGTGGGGGACGAGAGATTCGCTGCTCTTCTGATCATTCATTGGCGCTGCTGAACCCAAACAGCTTTGCTGTGGAACAGACACCTCCCAGGGGCAGCGTTGGGCTTTGTATGCCCATCATGCGGGACCTGAAGGATGGGTTGTGGGGTAGCGCCGCGGGCAACGCGTCCGGGAGTGCGTTTGCCAATGATATGGTGGAAGTCTTTGACTTCAACTTTAACAACGGGTGGTTTTTGGGTGTGTTGTGTGGGGACGGGTGGGTGTCTGGATCTAGTGAGCATCGTCAAGTGTCTCTGTCCCACGGATCTTTGAATCGCAACGTTGTTCAATGCTGGGAGAGTCTTGCGCGCTATCTGGGCGGTACCAACACGGTGACTAAGACAGAGATGCCTCATGAGTTTGAGGGTGTGCAGTGCCTGTCAGCCCGAGCAACCATTTCGTGCACAGCTTTTGGCAACTGGCTTCTTCCAATGATTGGGCATGGGGCCCGCGGTAAACATCTTCCAGAGCGCTTTTTGGAGACGCCAGTTGAGTTCCGTCGGGGTATGTTTATCGGACTTATCGATACGGATGGTACCGCCTGCTGGAGTGCTGGTAGCGAAAAGAAGAAGCCGCAGTTTTCGCTGTCCTTCACGACCACAAGCGAGCGCTTGGCACATGAAGCGGTTCTTCTCGGGTTGTCGCTGGGAGTAGGTTCTGGGTCGTCGGAGTACGTAAACCGAGAGCGTCCGGTTTGGATCGTGACGTTTTCAATACCGATGGTGAAGGCAGCACTCCATTGGCTGAAGCTGGTGGATACAGGCAAGCAGCAGGCACTGGATAGATTGGCTGAAGAAGCAGTCGGTGCCTCATCTACAGACGTGGTTCCGCTAGTACCATCCGTGGTGATGGCTCTTCTCAAAGAGCTGCGCAAAATGGGAGCGGCTCGTAAGGGTAAAAATAGGAACAACCAAGCATTTACTTGGTACACCTCCGTTAAAGCTACTTCTGGGTACATGCTTCGAGATACAGCTAGGCGGATACTTGACGCCATCAAAGATCTTCCAGGAGAGCTATCCCCATGGGCACAGGTCGTTGCTAACGAGTCTGTGGGCTGGGACATCGTGGAGTCAGCGTCTCCTACTGGGGAAGTTCGTACAATGTATGATCTTACGGTCCCAGAATCGTTGACGTTCACGATGATGAACGGAGCAGTCGTGTGGGACACCATGGCGGTGTACGTCCCGATGTCTTCAGAGGCTGTTCGTGAAGCGCACGGCATGCTGCCCTCGAACAACCTGTACAACGAGGGCTCCGGGAAGGTGGAGTTCAGGCCCACGAATGAGGCAGCGCTTGGCCTCTACAAGATGTCCAGGGTGACCGGCACCAGCAGCCAGAAGTTCAAGGACCCCACTGAGCTGTTGATTGCAGCCCGTGATGGGAAGATCGAGCCCACTGTTGTTGCCAACGTGGGCGGCATGCGCACCACGGCGGGCAGGGTGCTGATGTCGAGCGCTCTTCCGGACGCGTTGCAGAAGCGCGTTTTGGAAGATCACTCGTTCATGTTTGACAAGAAGGGCATCGATCACCTGTACACGCGGCTGGCCAAGGAGCACAAGGATTCGTTCGCTGATTCGGCCACGAGCCTCATGCGAATGGGGTACGACGCCGCCTTCGGCGTGGTGAAGATCCAGAACCCAGCCACCAAGGGCACTCCGTTTCTTGTTGAGAAGGAAGCTGAAGACCCCAAGAAGCACGTCCAGTACATCTCGTTCGGCACGCACTCCTTCGGCTTGGACGACTTCAGCCCTGAGAAGGGGATTCGTCAGAAGCACGTTGCTGAAGCCCAGAAGAAGATCCGTACCATCGACCGCTCTTCCGGCTTGAGCCACAAGGAAAAGGATCGACGCAAGGTAGAAGCGTGGTACGACGCTACTGAGGGCATGCTGCGCGAAGCGGTAGACAAATCCAAGTCCTCTCCCAGCAACTTCATGATGATGAATCACGCGGGTCTGAAGCCCACACACGACAACGTGCAGCAGCTTCGGCTGGCGCCCATGATGATCGTCAACGCGCAGAACCAAGTGCGCCCCAACCCCATTCTCACCAGCTACTCAGAGGGCCTGAGCGTGGGCGACTACTGGACGCAGCAGTCCGGAGCGCGGCGTGGTTCCGTGTTGAAGGTTCAGGAAGTAATTGGACCTGGGGCGTTCACTAAGCAGTTGATGAACACCGCCATGGGGTTGATGATCGACGCCGATGACTGTGGCACCAGCCGCGGTATCTCGGTGCATGTGGGCGACAAGGACATTTACGACCGGCACCTTGCAAGCGACGTGCACATCAAGGGAAGGACGTACGTCGCCGGTACGGTGCTCACACCGGATATCGTTGGGGCTATCAGGTCTGCGGACAAGAACGCCAGGCTTGAAGTGCGCAGCCCGTTGAAGTGCGAGCATGGGTCTGGGCTGTGCCAAAAGTGTGCTGGGTTGGCTCCAAACGGGTCGTACTTCAACAAGGGCACCAACCTTGGGGTGATCGCCACGCAATCATTGGGGGAGCGCTCGTCTCAGCTGACGTTGAAGGCGTTCCACAGCGGTGGCATCGCGAAGCGTGGCCCGCAGATGGTCAACGACTTCAAGCGCGTGACGCAGCTGTGCGAGCTGCCTAAGACCATCCCGAACTCCGCTCGCTTGTCCATGAAGTCCGGCACCATAGAGAAGATCGAGAACGACCCGACCGGCGTCAACGTCTGGGTAGGCGGGGTGAAGCACCACGTTCCAAAGGACCAGTTCGGCAGCCCGTTGTGGCAAGCGTCGCCGGGGCAGCAGTCGAAGCCGTGGCAGCCACCGAAGGTCGGCATGAAGGTGGTTGCGGGGCAGCCGCTATCCGATCCAAATCGCACCGACATCAACCCGCATGACCTGTACAAGGCCACAGGCAGCATGGAGAAGGTGCAAAACCACCTGGTGTCCGAGCTACACGGGATCTTCGGTCCGGAGGGTGTCCGTCGTCAGCACATCGAGACGGTGGTGAAGGCGATGAGCAATCTTACTAGAGTGACGGACCCTGGCGACGCTCCAGACATCATCAAGGGTGAGTTCGCAGCTACAAGCAAGCTTGGTGCAACGAACCGCGACCTGAAGAAGCGGGGGCTTCAGCCCGCTACGCACACGCCCGTTTTGAAGGGCATCAAGGTTCTTCCGCTGGAGGTTCAAGAGGACTGGATGGCCAAGCTGAACCACAGCTACTTGAAGAGCAGCTTGGCTGAGTCTGCTGCTACAGGGGCTTCATCCAACTTGCACGGGACGCATCCCATCCCAGGCATCGCGTACGGCGCTGAGTTTGGGATGAATGAGCGACACCGGGTGTTCAAGCCGCACTTGGCTGACGTGAAGAGCTGGCACTACTGATGACAAGAGGCACCGTACCGCAGAACACGCACGACCCGGTGAACGACTCACCGACGTCGATGCGTACATCGATGACGCGCGGGTACGGGGCTACCCCCGCGTACATCCACGAGGGGCGCGTGGTCGACGTGAACTTCGTGAACTGGACTGTCAGTGTGTGGAGCCAGTTCGACATGCGCTACTGGCCCGACATCCAGGTGGCGTCTCCGTACCTACATCCCAGCCGTGGTGAGGGCATCTACGTGATGCCGGAGGTGAACTCCAAGGTACTTGTGTGTATCCCCTCGGATGGCCCACCACCCTTCGTGATCGGGTTCATTGCGTCCATGGAGCGCAGCGGGCGTGACACTGTTCAGGGCGATGCGGAGGGTGAAGGAGACGACAACACCGATTCCGCTGGTGGCATGGGCGGCTCCACTTATGCGCTGGGAAGGAAGCGCGCCAAGCCGGGGGACATCTTCATGCGCGGGCGTGACGGCAACTTCATGATCTTGCACCGCGGAGGGGTGTTGCAGATTGGAGCCACCGACATAGCGCAGCGCATATACATACCGTTGAGGAACCTGGTCACAGACATCAGCCAGAACTATGAGCACTTCAACTCCGGTGGGTCTATTAACTGGGGCATATCTGTTGGAGAGACCTCCGATAACCCGGAGACTGAATGGCGGCAGGTATTTCGCTTGTACGCCAACGACGAGAGAGCGGACATACGTGTGGCTGCTGGTAAGGTGCATCAGCCGTTGCCTGAGCCCGCGGCTCCAGACGGGTCGCAGTCGGACTTGAGCGCCCTCAACATCGGTGGGGACAACACAGTCGTCTACGAGTTCGACATCGCTCCTGGTGGGTTCAACGCGGAAACTGGCGCCCCCGTAGGAGACGTGTCCAGCAAGATGAAGCTGTTCTTCGACCGAGCCGGAGGAGGGTTTCTTCGTGCTGAGGGCTCTGTTCTTGTGCGTGTAAAGAAGAAGCTGAAGGTGGTCGCAGATGAGGGAATAGAGTTCGAGACGAACGAGAGCGTGTCCGTCCGTGCCGCTAAGGGCATGCGCCTGACGGCGGGCAGTAACCTCGACATCGGTACGGACGGGGGCATCCTCTCCATGAACAGCGGAAAGGATGCTGTCGCGCACGTAGGCTCTGTGGTAGAAGTCACCATCAGCGTGCCAGCCATTGCTCAGGCGCTAGCCGACCCCACCGCGACGTCCATCCAGGCCGCTGGAAGTGTGACCACAGGTAGGACAAAGACCCTCGTCTGATGATCACCAACCGGGCAGCGAAAACCCTGGGGGAGTTCAACGTCGGACTTGCCGCAGCACTCGGGTTCCTCAACCCGTTGGGGGCACAGCTCGACGCCCTCATCGGTCTTGGCATCGGCCCGTTGAGCTTCGACTTGAACGCGCGGTTGAACGCGTTGCTCGCAGCGCAAGCCAACATCGGTCTTCAGCTGGCCATGGACCCACGTGCTCGGCTGACGGCGATATTGACGGCCATCGCCTCTCTTCAAGCAGCGCTCGCTGGTGCTCTGTCGCTGGACTTGGGGATTCGGCTCACCGTTGAAGTTGGTCTTCTGGGCGCTATTACCGGGGCCATCAGCGTGCAGCTGGGCGGACTACAGCTGGCCATTCAGGCGGCGCTCGCCATTAAAATCCCAGCCATGCGGGCTGCAGCGCGCCTAGCCGCTCACATGTCTGCCGGCCCAGCCTTCTTGATTGCAGCGAACGGGTCGATGAATGCAGTGGGCGCTGACCTTGCAGCAGAGCTTGGGCAGTCGTCGTTGACGTACGACGGGAACACCATCCAGGGGTTCGACTCCGTCATCGCCATTCTGCTGTTCGCCAAGGAACCTTCCGTTCAGGTAGCTTTGCAGGCCATAATCAAGGCGGGATAGAACCATGACCCAACCGCTGTTCTTCGAGCCCGAGCCGTACAACTACATCGAGAAGGTCGGCGGTGAGGTGGACCTCCCCGATGACCCCAACCAGTGGCCGCAGCAGATTCTCCAGGAGGTGTACAAGCAAGTACCGTACATCGCCGACTATCAGCCGCACGTGGTCATGAAGCGCGTCGACGCGGAGCGTGGGTATGGACTGGGGCATGTGGAGATCATGAACCAGACGGAAGCGCCCCAGGGCTCGCCAGACCAAGAGATGAAGGCGGCGGGCATCCGCACGGTGCGCATCCCGTTCATCATCCGGGAGAGCAAGCTGTCTCCATTCGATCTCCTGATGAACGACCAGTCCAAGATGATACCGCTGACGGAGAACCGGCTTCGGACGGCCCTGTTCCGACCTCAAGCTTTCGACGTCACCAGCCGCACGCCTGGCGACCAGAGCATGATCGGACAGCTCTACCCGCCGTACCGGCAGAACTATGGCTTCGGTGGCGGTGGGATGTCCATGAACGCATCCGGCGGCATGGCGATGGGCAAGCTGGGGTCAGCGCTCGAGCAGTATCTTGCTGGAGCGGATACCAGCACGGAGAGCCTGGAGCTGCGCAACCGGGCGTCCGTACGCGTCAAGACAAGCTCCGCCCTCAATACACCCACGATCAAGAAGACCGGGTCGATTCTCGATGCGGTGTTGGGCTCCATCGACCCACGCGACCACGAGTCGTTTCTCGACGAGCTTAGCAAGTCGGCTGGCTACCTGACGACTACCACGCGCGAGCAGCACGACAGCGTCATCACATCCCTTCAGAAGGTGGTGGACGCTACGCCCCTGTCGTTCAAGCTGGCAAGCTGGCTAGATATCGTAGAGCCGTCGGTCACTCAGGTGACGAAGAGGAACGACGGCTACCTGATGAAGGTAGCCAGCCACGAGGCTTGGGACCCCCAGACCTTCTTGGTAGATCGGGGAATGGTCGTGCGCAGCTTCGGTGAGCGTGTGGCCATGGACGTCGACCAGCATGGCTCGGCCACTGTTCAAGAGATGGAGGGCGAGCCGGAGGCGGGCGCCACAGAGGAAAGTGCCCCAGTTCCCACAGCTACATTTGGGTTGTACAAGGTGCGGGACACCGTCGGCAAAGAGCATGTTGGGTTCGTGATCCCCTCGCTCATCGACCTGAATGGAGACGACGTTCCCATCAAGCTGTTCACCAACGGCACGGTGGTGGCAGTACAAGCGGACATGGTGGGGGAGCCCGCAGGGACCGGTGGCAACTTGCCCAATGGGCCAGTGAGCGGAGAAGGGTTCTTCTGGGGACCGAAGGATGATGGCGGCGTGTGCGCCACCATCCCGTTCAAGTTCGAGAGCTCGGCAACGGTTGGGGATCAACCGAAGGTGCTCAACGGACAGACGTTCGACGGCTCTCCAGCCAGCGTGAGCGTTCAGCCGAACATCATCAAGCCTGTGGGCCAGGGGGGCACTCTCCTGATCCCATCCACGTGGCAGTGGATGCCGCTTGATGGAGCTAGCTCCGTCACCGTTCTTGGGGATGAGGAGCAGCACAAGGCTGAGGTGGGCGCTGAGAAGAAGAGCCACGTCATCATTCGTTCGGACGGCTCGACCTTCTCCTTCGAGGGAGACCCCGTGGAGAAGCTGAGCTACGACCAGACGAAGTTCTTGGATGTGGGCGGCGCCATGTTCCTGCTCGCCGGCCTCGGCGTTCATCAGGTGGTGGGCACGGAGAAGCTGGCGCAGGCAGTGCAGGGCGGGATGTCTTCGGAGGTCCTTGTTGGCCGGGAGATCACCCTCGACCGAGACATGCGGAAGCAAGCCACCGCATGGCGAGACGAAGTGCGAGAGATGACGGACAAGATTCGTCAACCGCACCTCATCAAGGAGGCGGCTAGCATCCCAGACCCCACGGCGGTCGACACGGTTCTCTCCCTGGGGTTCGTGAACCCCGACAACCTGATGAACTACGTCTCGTACCTCCCGGACCTGGACGGAGCGCAGTCTAAGCTGTGCGAGCTCCTCTTCGGGGTGCGCCTGGGCATCAGCAACGTTCCGCAGTCCGCGCTGGAGCGGTCGGTGCGCTCGTTGGAAGAGGTCATCGAGGGCCTGAAGATCATCGCCTTCCAGGGCAACTGAGAGCGAAAGCACTGATCTTTCAGGGGGCTACCGCCCTTCGTCTTGACGGGCCGGCCTGAATAGTACACCTTGTCCTGACGATGATTCGCAGGTCGCCAGCGGAGTACTACATCAAGTACCTACTGCTGCACCCGAACAACTACTCGGACGAGGACGTAGAGCAGGCGCTGCACCAGTACCACCTGGACTTCCCGGGTGGGACGTACCTGGTTAGGCTGCGCCGTCAGCTGGAGCGGCCACGCCCGTTCTTCCCGTACGACGAGCTCCACGCCCCGTCGTACAAGTTCATCGTTCAGCACAAGGTTCTCTACGCCTTTCATCAAGATGATGACATGCGGGCAGCGCTCAAGGTGCTGGACCGCCCGAAGGCGAAGGAGATCGTGGAAACGATGACGATCACCCAGGACCCGACGTTGCTCATCTGCCACCGTCTGGAGTCCGTGGGTGTCCGTCTTTCCACCAAGGGCTTGAATCGATACACCCACTTCTTTTGGAATCTGGACCTTGTGGACAGCACAGAGCTCCGGGCTCTGCTGGAGATGAGGTTCCGGCAGACGATGTTCGAGGGGGAGAACGCTAGAGACACAGCGCGCGGCTTAGCTATGAAGCGCTCCGGGTACATCGACCCGAGATGGCTGGCGGTCAACGCACCAGACGCGCACACAGCGTCGCTGATGAACCAGATTCGGGAAGGGTATCTTCCCTCTCAGTTCGACGTCTCTAAGCTGATGTCGTCTACGGCAGACCTGGCGGTTGTCAGAGCGCGGCACGAGCTGTTGAGCGGAGCGCCGGACTCGGCAGCCAGGGCGAGAGACTACTCAGTGGTTGCGCAGAACATGCTCGCTCTGCTGGAGGTCATCGGAAGCCCAACAGAGTCGCTGTTCAAGGACATCAACCAGCTGGGAATAGAGCTGAAGCACGCGGAGAATAAGGTCAAGAACATCTCCCAGCTGACCGACGGCAACTTTTCAGCAGACGTTCAGCTGATGCAGGAGGATTCCAAACATGAATGAGCGAGCTGTGGTGTCTTCCAGCGTGGATGAGGGGCGGTCCAGGGACCAGCTAAGTGGAGCGTTTGGGGCTGAGGGGGACATGATGGTTCCGGAGCCGATCAAGTTCGAGGTGTACGAGGGGCGGTTCTTCGTGGCCGAGTACCAGCTCATCGAGGGGAACTTGGTGTTCCACTTCTTCGTGCACCCGGGCCACATGAAGCAGCTCTCAGCGCAAGAGCTCGAGCGGTGGTGGCTCAACGGATTCGCGGCGTGTCTGGACGTGGAGGCGCAGGCGTACTTCGACGCTACGGCTCCTCGTCTTCAGGCTCGATACACGCAAGAGGTCGCGTCGTGGTTTCTGAAGGCGCAAGGGTTCGGTTACTTGCTAGACCCCGCAGCATTTGCTCGCGCCTTTCTATCGCGGCTAGACGAAAAACTTCTCTGGTCTGGCGGTCCTCCTCCTGCTTCGCCAGTGGCCACGGGGTGAGCCGCACAAGCATCTTTCCCTTGTTGAACGACACTCCCTGCGCCTTCCACCCGCACATCTTCATGAAGTTGCGAATGAACTTGGGCAAGCACGACTTGGCCTCTTTTGGCATAGGTTCCGTGTACTGAAGGGTGAACGCGTGTTCGAAGCTGCCAGTGGCGCTTATCCCCTGCCTGTTCTCCCACTGCCCCGTGAAGTGCGGACCACCCGCAGAAAGCCACCCGTAGAGAATGGTCATAGCTTCAACAGGGTCTTGGGTTTCTTGAGGGTCATTCATGGGACAGCCTGCTGAAGTTCTAGATCTCGGCGAGGAAGATCCGTACGACGATACGTGGGACGTCGAGGACTCCGATACATGGTACCCGAAGAACGCATGGAGTCCAGAAGGTGAGATTCGTGAGGACCCCATCTTTTTGGAGAAGGTCCTTCGGAAGATCCCCAAGAACGTTGTGCAGCTGAAACCCTCGGAGTTTACCGAGCGTGCGTTTCGGATGCCAAAGGAGGACGGCACGGGGTTCGGTCCGTTCTCGTTCGAGGGTCGTGCTCACCTGCGGCAGATTTACGACACCCCTGCCAGGCGAATCCTTCTGTGCTGCGCGAGGCAGGTAGAGAAGAGCACGATGGTTGGTAACCGAGCTCTTTGCTACATGAGCTTGGTCACGGCGATGCGCATCCTGCTCGTCACGCCGTCAGCGACACAGACGAAGACGTTCAGCAACGACCGCATCAAAGAGCCCATCGAGACGAGCCCGCTTCTCAAGAAGTTCACGACCAAGATGTTGTCGCAGAACATCTTGGAGAAGCAGTTCGTGAACCGCTCAAAGCTCACGATGCGGTACGCGTTCTTGAACGCCGACCGCACGCGTGGGATCCCAGCGTGGCAGCTGGACATCGATGAGGTTCAGGATGTTCTGAAGGACAACATCCCCGTCATCGAGCAGTGCACCTCCCATGCACCCGACAAGTGGAAGTCGTTCGTCTACTCCGGTACTCCGAAGAGCCTCGACAACGTGATCGAGGACTACCGGGCTAATGGAAGCACTCAGGGGGAGTGGGTGGTCCCCTGTGAGGGGTGCGGTAACTGGAACATCCTGGGCGAGAAGAATATCGGGCTGAAGGGACCCATATGCGCACGGTGCGGTAAGGGCATAGACCCGCAGGGCCCCAAAGCTCAGTGGGCTTGGATGGTGGAGCCCGATGAGGAGCGTATCAAGGTCCCGTGGGAGAGCTACCGAATCCCACAGTTGATGGTGCCGTGGAAGATCCGCAACTGGAATGAGGTCCTTCACGACTACCAGAACTACTCTCGCCCTCAGTTCTTCAACGAGTGCCTGGGCGTCTCCTACGAGTCTGGTCTTCGCCCTCTGACCAGCGCCCAGATACGTGAGTGTTGTACTGGGTCTAGCCTGGCTGACTTTCCATCGCTGCGCCCAAGAACGATGGGGCAGCCGTTCTTTGCGGGCATCGACTGGGGAACTGGCGACGGCGCGTACACCGTGCTGACCATCGGCACGTACTACGACATGAAGTTCAGGATGGTGTACATCCACAGGTTTGCTGGCGAGGAGGCAGACCCGGAGATTCAGATCGACAAAATCATAGACACCTGTGAGGAGTACAACATCCGCCTAGTTGGCAGCGACTGGGGCTTTGGGTTCGGCATGAACAGCCGGCTGCAGAGGAAGTTCGGAGCCCGGAGAGTTCAGCTCTTTCAGTATGTGGCGACGCTGAAGGGGAAGATGATGCCGGACAAGCGGCTGGGCCGGTGGAAGGTGCACCGAACGCACGTGATGGCAGCCATCTTCGACGCCATCAAGAAGCACAAGGCTGAGTTCCCACCGTGGGAGGAGTTCGCAAAGCCGTATGCTCAGGACTTCACGAACATCTACGCCGAGTACAACGAGAAGTTGCGAATGGTCCAGTACGACCACAAGCGCGGGAACCCCGACGACTCGTTCCACGCCTTCCTCTTATCGTGGCTCGTGTCTATGCTGATAATCCCACGTCCTGACATCCTTAGCCCGGACATGGAGGACGAGACAGGTAGGTCAGTCAGCGACTACCAAGGGCCGCGAGACCAAGGGTGACGCTACGATGATGGGATCAGCCGCGGTTAGACCGCTTCTTGATGGACGACGGGAGCTTGGTGAACACGCGCTGATGAACGCTCGGTTCCTGTTTGGGAAACGACGTGTATGCAGCCCGCTCACCGTCTCGGCGAGTTACGTACAAAGTGGCACGCTGCTCCAGCATGTTCCTAGCCACCTGAAGCTGCTGCTGCGCGGCCGAGAGCTCTTCATCCTTGATGATCCCCGCTTTGGGGCAGTGTTGCTTCAGGGAGTCAGCCGCTTGGAGGAAGACGCGCCATGGCTCGCGATCTTCAGTGTAGAGCTCCACGAGCTGGAGAAAATCCTCGTCCATGCCAATCAGGACCTTGGTGAAGTCCCTGATGACATCAGTTTGATAAACTGGATTGCTCGCGAAGTATTCTGCGCGCCAGTACTCAGAAATAACGTCCTTCTCTGCATGGGAGAGGACGGGGACGTCGAAGCCAAGTATAGCTTCGACGCGTTCTAGTCGCCGCGTTAGGGCTTGGTTCTGCACCGACAGTTGCACCAGACGGACCATCAGGGACTCTGGGTTACGAACTGTGTCCAGCCCCTCCTTGAGCGCGTCTACTTCATCGGCGTAGTACTCCCGACCGCGCTGGCTCATCATAGGGGTGAGAAGCCCCTGTCGGGTATAGTTGGTGAGGCTCCTCTCAGAGCGCCCCAGCATGGCGGCGGCCTCGGCTCTGGAAACGGTTTGCCTTCCCATGAGTTCTCTACGCATGGTACTTCTTTTGTAGGCATCACGCGAGGTTTCGATGACCGAGTACAACCTTCCAGAGCAGACCCAACTTCAGCAAGCCTCGGCCAGGCCAGTTTCTGGCGATGAGCTGGAGACGTTTGGCAAGCACGCGGCCGCCTTGTTCTGCGCGGGGTCTGCCGGCTCCATGACCGAAGCGGTGGTGGACACCATCAAAAAGGCAGGGCTGTCGCCAGAGCAGGTGAAGCGTGTGGTGGAGTTCGCGAACACCGCGGCCTTCGTTCACGAGTTCCGAAAGGAAGGGGCGGCCACGAAGTACGTGCACTTCGAGCACGGCCCAGCTGACCCAGGAGAGGTGCTCAAAGATCTGAACGATGGCGGTGGCGGCACCGTGTTCGACCGGGGGACGCTCGACTACTCGCATTCGCCGGATGTGCACAAGCACGCTTCCGCTGGCGGCATCTACGACCGCAATCGCTCGGCGATGGAGAAGACCGCGGGCGTGATGGGCTCGGGGGATGCGCTACTCGCTGCCGCGTTCGGGGTACAGGAGTCGGTGACTCCATACTCCAACCCCCTCCAGGAAGTAGAAGATGCTCGAGCCAAGCTGGCAGCTGTACGTGACGCGGCGCTATCTGAGATGTCGGAGATCGAAGTCGCGCTGCTCGATGTCAATCGTGACCTGTACAACCACGTCAAGCAGGCAGCTATGGACGGCGTGCCGCTCGGTCACGTTGTTCAGGCGTGGCACCAAGTGCTGCATCCTGACCCGGAGCTGGTGAAGGCCGCCTTTGCTATGATCGGACCCCGTCTTCGTGAGGAAGAGGTGCTCACCTACGAGCAGATTGGCGACTCCATCACCAAGACAGCGGGCGCACGGCTCGTCAACGATCAACACCCCATAGTGCGCAGCTTCGGCGCGTACTGTGAGGCCATCGAGAAGATCGCCGGGATGCGGGCGGTGTACGAGGAGTGTACTGACGGCATCGCCCAGCTCGACAAGTTCCACAAGCTGGCGTCAGATCGGCTTGTGCAGGAGCGAATGGTTGCGGACGCTCGGGAGAAGAGGGCGCAGGAAGAGCGTCGTCAGCAAGCCTTCATCACGTACGAGCCACAAGCGCGTGAGGTGGTGTGAGATGAGCAATCCCATCGACGAATACTTCATGGCAAAGGAGTCTGGGTTTTGGGGTGGGTTTACGAGCCCATATCAAGCCGAGAACCTGGGCAAGACTGTGGGTAGCGCTGTTCTTGCCACTGGTGTTGGCGCCGCCCTAGCCTCAGCTCCTGTGGCAGCTAGAGCGGTGATGGGCGCCATCACCAAGCGGCGCGACTACAACCTGATGATGGAGCACAACCCGGACCTGCACGAGATGAAGGCGCAGAACCCGGTGATGTTCAATCAGATGTACAGCTCCCTCCGCTCCTCCAACCCAGCGTACGGGAGTGACCCGATCATTGCTGGCGCTCACATGCGTCAGATGGTGGACAACCCGGCTTCCGCCGGCCTCGTGCTGGCGGAGGGGATGCGGAACTACAAGCCGCGTACGGACGTGTCGTTCGGGGCGAAGTCTCCCGACGTCGATGACCGCCACTGGTCCATGAGTGCATCCGTGAAGGGGTGATGCTCAAGGTAAGTACCTTCCTTGCCGAGACTGAGTACGGGTACTCGGCCGTCCCGCTCTTCGGTCCCTCAGACGGGGAGTTTGAGAAGCGGGCGTCGCCGCATTTGCTGCCGCCGGTTCTGAAGTACATCGAGAACCTGCGGCCGCAGCGCAACAGCCAGTACGTGCTGGTGAACGCGCTGGCGGCTGGTGAGTATTTCGGCAGTAATATCAACGGCGATAACTTTCCGGAGGCTGGTCTCATCCACTGCCCGCAGGGGTGGACGGGGAACCCCACGGTCGACATGGCCCTGTCTAAGGACTGGGCCTACGGATTCCCCTCGTTCTACAACGCGCATCCGTTCGCGCATCACCGCAACAAGGACCCATCCAGGGCCTACGGAGCGGTGGAGTTGGCGTTGTGGAACGACGTGATGAAGCGCGTCGAGCTCGTGGTCAGAGTGGACTACGACAAGTGCCAAAAGTTCGGTGGCATTCCGGTCTGGGACAAGCTGAAGAGTGGTGCGTTTCCAGACGTCTCGATGGGCTGCCTCCCCTCCGGCTCCCTCATCACGATGTCCGATGGAACGCAGAAACCCATCGAGCTCGTGCGCGAAACGGAGATGGTGCTGACGCACACAGGAGCGCACCGGAGGGTGACCGATACGATGCGGCGGCATCACCCGGGCAGCGTCTTCCGCTTCAACGTCTATGGGTTTCGTCGGGAGCTTGTTGTCACGGGTAATCACCCACTATGGCTTGTAGACGGTGAGCAACTTCGGTGCGACCCGCAGCCGCACACCGTTAACAAGGGGCGTAAGCAGCGACACTGTACACCCTTCGTCAAAGGTGCAAGTAAGGGATGCTCTAGCTGCTCAGTGGTGCCCTCGTACGAGTTTGAGTGGCGTAGGGCTGACGAGGCGCAGGTGGGCGACTACCTAGCTTTTCCGGTACCTACGCTGAGTACCAGCGGTGCTCTACAGGGTAATCGTTCCCTCGCTCGTCTACTCGGTTATTACCTGGCGGAAGGACATGTCTCGAACTACAACGACCGCCCTCGAGAGCAGGTGAACTTCTCTCTTAACTACGAGGAGAATGAACTCGCGGAGGAGATTGAGAAACTCGCCCGCTCCCTTGGGGTTGAGGTGCTGTGGCACCACGAGAAGCCGGAAGTTGGCTCGCGTACTGTATCCATCGTCTCAAAGACGCTGGCGTCCCTATGCTCCTTCCATTGCGGGGACGGCGCGAAAACCAAGGTGCTGTCACAAGAGGTTCTTCATGAGGACCCCGCTCTGCTCCTGGAACTTCTTGGGGCCTACCTGAACGGAGACGGGGGCACATACAAGGGTTCCTTGTACTTCTCCACGTCGTCAGAGCAGCTCGCTCATCAGCTCTTCATAGCTCTTGCCCGCTGTGGCTTGGTTGCCTCCGTCAACAAGAATGATCACAAGCCCTCGGAGAAGTCAGTTGTTAGAAAGGAGACAACTGAGTACCAAGTTTGGGTAGGTACCGACTTCTCCTGGAAGTTGGAGCGCTACATCTCGAAGCCAGTACGTCACTCGATAAAGGTTCGCGGGCAGCGGTTCTTCTACAACAATGGCGGCGTCACGTATTTGATGGCCCCCATCCTAGAGATTGATGAAGCTCCGCATGACGCCGACGTCTTCAACTTCTCCGTCGAGGGGGATGAAAGCTACGTTGCTGAGGGGCTAGCCGTTCACAACTCGAAGGTCCCGTACGACACCAGTTCCATCACGTTGGACTGGAAGCTGTACCGGGAGGCGCAAGCGACGTTCGACCTGAAGAAGCACAAGCATCCGGGGATGGCCGTCCTCGAGTTTCACAAGAAGCTCAAGGCGAAGGATGGCAAGGGGATCCCCGGGCTCAGCGTCACGCGGGATGACTACGACAGTTGGTGCCGCACGAAGATGAACAAGATCCTCCCAGACGGGAGGAAGGTGTTCGTATACAACGACTACCCCCGCTTCTTCGACATCAGCTTCGTTTTCATCGGGGCGGACCGCACAGCGAAGACGATGGTGTTCATCTCCCAGGTATCCGTGAAGGTGGCGTGTGACCTTGGGTACGTGGACCACGCCTCGTTCGTAGAGCAGCCGGTGGTGGGGATGGACAAGGCGGCGTCTGCATCCGATGAGTTCGTGCTCAACATGGTGAAGGAAGCCAGGCAGGGTGTTCTCTATCATGGCTCCTCGGAAAAGAGAGAGGTGCTCACTCCACACCAGGCAAAGGGCAACAATGCCTTCCAGAATCAGAAGGCTGTGTATGCCGCCACAGAGCCGCTAGAGGCGAAGCTGTACGCAGTGGGCAGCACCTTGAAGGGCAAGACGGACTATGCCATTACTCCGAAGGACAAGCTCATTGTTGTAGGGGACGACAAGCCCAAGGCTGGTTACCTGCACGTGCTGCCTGCGGATGACGCGGTGTTTGGAAAGGGCAAGGCCAACGGTGGACAGGCTTACGTCAAGCATGAGGTTGAGCCGACTGAGGTGAAGAAGGTCACTCCCAAGGAAGTCTCCGATCGCATAATCTACGTCGACAGCAAAGAGGAGCTGAAGCAGGAGCTGGCCAAGGATACGAAGGAAGCGAGTGCTAGTAGCAAGGAGTATCGCCTTGTAAACCCCAATGAGGTATTCCTGCCGCACGAGTACTCCAAAGACCCTCGCAGCGCTTCAGCCAAAAAGGTGCAGCAGCTATCCGACGCATTCGTGAGGAGCGGATATGACCCAGAGAAGCCGCCAACCGTGGGGTATCCTGTTGAGGGAAAGGTACAGATACTAGACGGGGGTAGTAGGGCACAAGCCGCGGCTAAGGCTGGGATTCTTCTTCCCGTCACTATGGTCACTAGAGAAGGAGCGCTGGCTGCTAAAGGAACGCCTGAAGAAGGTACTTACGGGCATACTGACGTTCCCCTGAAGTACTTTCAGCTGATGAAGGAAGCCAGTGCGGATGATGTGTTGGCGGAGGCGTTTGGTCTCAAGAGCGCGGAGTTGAAGCGGGCGGAGATCGACAAGGATGTGGTGCCGAGCCAGATGGCGGGCAAAGCCATCCCCGTGTTGAACCGTAGCGAGCCGGACTTGCCCTCGGACCTTTTGCGCGCACTTGCTTCACGTCCCGAGGATGAGGCGCTGAGCACATCAGGGGCGCTGGGCATCATCTTGAGGCCGCGCGAGTTTCAGAAGATCACTCTCATCCGGATGGGGCACTCTCCACTGGCGCACGGGCTAGAGGATGCTGGAGTAACCTTCCCAAAGGTAGATGAAGTCGACAGGAGTACGAAGCTGGGACCAGAGAAGTTCTCTCCAGCGCTGGCAAAGGCGTTGGAGCCGATGATGGGCGACCGCTCAATGCTGGGTCCGGTGATAGAACGCCGGATTGTAATGATCTCCATGTCGCCTTCTGTGAAGAAAAACCCCCCTACTTCCCATAGCTCTCCGCTACTCCGTAAGATTGGAGCTGCATACAACGGGTACCGAGCTCAGCTCATGGAATACGTCGCGCACACGAAGGATTGCCTGCAGAAGGTTGCCTCCACGGGGGAGGACTTCGACAAGCTGTCCAGCGCGACACCCGAAGACACGTTCACGCCGCTGTCTTACTGCTATTTGCGGGACGCCTTTCTAGATGAGCTTGGCGTTCCCATGAGCGGGAAGGTAGTGGTAGAACCGTAGTGACAGGCGCAAGCCGGCGCGGAGAGGGGATTCCCCTCGAGGAAGCGTGGTAAGAACCGACACCGACTGGAAGAACCGATCAGGAGAAACCATGAACCCCCACCTCGCCGCCATGTACAACACGAACGGCTACGGAGAAGCAGTGCAAGCCGAGCAGACCAAGATCGCCCATGTGGACTTGTTCTGCAAGGCTGCAGCTGCCGAGGGCATCGACCTCTCGACGATGACCGAGGATGTGCGTGCTCAGCTCTTCGAGAACTTCTGCGAGAAGCTCGCCAGCGACGACAAGGATGCCGACGACAAGGGCGGCGACAAGGACAAGGCTCCTCCGTTCATGAAGAAGGAGGACAAGGGAGAGAAGAAGGAAGAGAAGAAGGAGGACGACAAGGAAGCGAAGGAAGCGGCTGCTCGCGCCGAGTTCCTTGCGCAGGCTGAGTGGCAGCAGAAGACTGCCGAGGCCGACTTCCTCGGGCGCCAGATGGCGCACGCCTTCATGGCGGAGAAGAGCGAGATCGAGAAGGAAGCGAAGGCGTCGGTTGTCGCCAAGGCTGGTGAGGCTGCCCGTGCCGTGGGCAAGCGTCTTGGTGAGGGCGCCAAGAAGGTGGGTGAGACCGCCGACAAGAACAAGGGCAAGGCAGCTCTGGTCGGAGGTGGTGTGGCGGCTGGTGCCGTGGGCGCTGCGCTGGCCTCGCGGGCGAAGAAGGACAAGGAAAAGGACAAGAGTGCGAGCGCGCTCGACCTCGCGGCGGCCGAGCAGGGCGTCAAGATCGCGATGGAGTACGGCTACGACGGTGACCAGGCTACGGAGAGGCTGAACGCGGTTCTCACCCTCGGCCCGGCGGAGTCGGAGAAGATCGCGCACGCCAAGGGCGACTACGCCACGGCACTCAATCTTCGAGGACTCGAACTGCTCGAGGCGGCGGGGTACCCCATCGCGTGGGACGACATCCTCGGCTGAGCGGGAGAACAGGTGAGCTTGTGGCTGAAAGAGGCTGTAGCCGTGGGGTCAGGGGTTCCAGACCCTGTGGCACAGTCCAACATTTCGGCACCGGTCCCTCAGATCGGAATCGAGAACAAGCCCGCCCCAGGTCAAATAGGCCCTCGAGGCATGCACGGACGAACGACGTACTCTCGCGTGAACACCGGAACCCCTCCCACCCCCGATGCTGGCGCCGCTTCCCAGAAGTCTCAACCGCCTCGCGGGATGGAGTCTCTGAAGATGGCCCAAGCGGAGATCCCCATGACCTCTTCTACCTACATGCGGCAGCCTAGCCTCCAAGACCTGATCAAGGTCGCGATGGAAGGGTCCGCGGCGAAGATCGACCTTTCGCTCGAAGCGGCTCTTCAAATGGCTAGCGATGGCCATACTCCACCCGCCGTTGTGAAGACAGCTGCGGCAGCGGAGACAATCGATTCCATCCCCACTGAGCTCACGTCGAAGCTCGCCTCGGCGATGTACTTCATGGCGAAGGAGCTGAACCCGAAGCTCGCGAACATTGACCTCGCCGCGGGTTCTTCGAACGGGGTGGGCCCCGGATCTGGTCCGGGCGCACTTCCCGTGACTCCAGCGAAGGCCGACGGCGACGGGTCGCTGGAAGCCGGGCAGTCGGGCAAGGCCACTCCCGCGAATCAGCCGCCACTCAATCCGCCGATGCAGAGTGACCCAACGCGGCCTGGACCTTCGAACCAGCTGCAGACCAACGACAAGATGCAGCATCCTTCGCAGCCGGTGGAGCCCATCGCCAACGAGAAGACCACGCTCACCAACGAGAACGTCAAGGCGAGCTCGGCCTACCTCACCAACTTGGTCGCCTGCGGGTTGGCCAAGGTGGCGATGGCCGAGGATGGGTCCGTGGTGGTTGTACCAGCGGACGGCGTGGAGAAGATTGCCCTCATCGGTGGCGCCATGGGTGCTGCAGAATCTCCGGCTGGTTACCGCATGCGTGGTGCTGGTGCCGGCGAAGCAGGAACTCAGCTTGGTGGGCTTGCCGGTGGCATCGGTGGTGGTGCCATGGGTGCTGGCCTCGGCGGACTTGCCGGTGGTGCCATCGGAACCCTGGCTGGTGGTTTCGCCGGCGCTCCGCTAATAGGCGGCGGTCTCGGCGCGCTCACCGGTGCCAGCCTTGGTGCCACGGGCGGAGCCATCGGCGGCGGGCTTTACGGCCGACAGAAGGGGTACGAAGCGGCGATGCGGCCGTACCGCGAGATCAAGGACCTTCGTCAGCAAGCTGCTGCGCAGCAAGCGCCACAGGAAGAGATGCAGGTCACTGCGGCGGCGGCTCTCCCCTCTCCCGGTGCGCCCACTCCGGCCGTGGCTCCTCCGGGTCGCAACGCAGGTCGTATCGCGGGTGCCGTAGCCGGTATCCCGGCAGGTCCCGTGGGCATTCTCGCCGGTCGTTCCATTGGTGGTGCCATCGGTCAGCGCATGGGCGGCGGGGTCAAGCAGGCGTCCGCCGAAGACCTCTACGAGAAGAACCGGACGACGGTTGGTCTTCTCAAGGCGGCTGAGGATGCCATCAACCCGGCGCAGGTGTCGGCTGGCCGCACGCAGTTCGGCGCCACTCCTCCGCAGGGTGCGGCCCCGAGTGAAGAGGGTGTCCCCTCGGAGCCTTCGGACGTACAGGCGCAGAAGCGGAAGATGCTCGCCTCGAACGAGGCTGCCATCAACTTCACCCGGCGGGATGCCAAGGGCGACCCGAAGTCGGACCTGAAGGACATCCTGCACGAGCCAGCGCTCAACGCCGGCACTGACACGGTTCTTCAGCAGACGTTGTCTCACAACAACGAGGCGGGGTCCAAGATCTCGAGCGTGCTCAAGGCTCTCAAGGCCCCGGCTGCGAATGAGGAGCCTTCGAACAGTGTGAAGCTGGCTTCAGCCCGTGCCATCATCTCGAAGATGGCGGCGGCCGATTGCGCCAGTGACAAGAAGACCAAGAAGGCGCAGATGGGAGTGACCCCACCGGCACCGACAGCGGCGATGAACGGGCAGCAAGCAGCCAAGACCAACGTCTGACGGAAAGGCATCACGATGAACCTGGATATGGAGAAGGCTGCAGCGGTGCTCGTTGACGCTGGGCATGCGCTGCAAAAGGTTGCTTCGGAGCGTGATGGGCTGGCTGTGAAGCTGGCGCAGGCCGAGGCGAACAACGCGCTACTTCTGAAGCGCATGGAGGCGGAGAAGATCGCCGCTGCCATGCACGACAAGGGCGTCAACCTGGACACCAGCTTCGACAAGCTGGCCGCGGCGCTCGAGCAGGAGGACGACTCGCGGCTCGAGATCATCAAGGCCGCGCTGCAGATGCAACCGGGCGACATGATGAATGGCGCTCGGCTGTCCGACGGCATGGCATCGCAGTCCGGCTCAGACTTCGAGAACTTCATTCTGGGAACGGTCGGCTAACCCGGCTAGAACCGCAGCAACAGGAACAACATCATGACCATCGAAATCGAGAACTTCCGACCAGTCGGAGATGTCCTGCCCGTGGTTCGCCGGGATATTGGACTCGCAGACAAGACTCTCGCGAACCCCCGCAGCTTGACGTTCCTCGTGGACGGCGAGTGGATGACGGTGAACCAGTCGAACAAGCTGGAGCGCGCCGTCGACATCGCGGCTGCTGGCAACGCACCGGCGACCACCCCCAACGGCTACCTGAAGCGGCTGTACCCGCTGTGGGGGGAGTCTGGGCGGTACGACGTTCAGGCGATGTTCGAGCGGAAGTGCCCGCTGCTGTGGGCGAACCAGTGGGAGTTCGAGACCCGCATCTTCGACGCAGCGGCCGTCATCGGAGCCGGAGCTGCCATCACGGATGTTCACCAGCCGCTGAAGGTGGCGAGCATCAGCATCGACGGCAAGATCGTCAGCGGCCTCGTGGGCGCTGGTGCGGCCGACACGGTTCTGATCGTGGCGTACGTGGAGCGCCTACACACGAGCAACGGTGGTTGGCTCCGCATTCGCGGCGGCTTCGGCTGATCCGTTCGAGGCGGTACAATCAACTGACGACGACGAGAAGAGGAGAACGACATGGCAAGCGGCCGACAGGTCAATGAGCTGTTCAACACTCGGCTGAGTGAGCCGGGTGGCAAGGAGAAGCTGGCGCAGTTCGGAGGGTCGTACATCCGCGACAAGCTCCGTGAGGTCTGCTACGTGCGCAAGCTGGTCCCGCCGGAGCAGGTGACGCGTGCAGACTGCCAGGTCAGCACGCGGCACGACACTCTGGTCAAGATCGTGAACGTCGAGCCCCGGAGCCGGGCGATGGCGCTTTCCTTCCGTGGCCAGCCCACGGCGCGGTTCATCCGCGGGCCGCGTGCCGAGGTGGCGTTCTTCACGATCTCCAGCGAGGTCTTCCAGAAGACCGAGCAGGAGCTCCTCGCCTACGATATGCCCATCACCAAGGTCATCGAGGAGAACTCGGTGAAGGACATCCAGGAGATCGAGGACCGGGAGTTCACGTTCCACATCGAGGCGGCGTGCCAGGCGCTTCAGGCGGAAGCGAACGGCGTCGCTGCGGCGCCGATTCTCAACGCCACCTCGATCGGCGCGGGCGGCCTCGTGGAGTTCAGCGTTCGCAAGGGCGAGCTGGCGCGCGTGGCTCTCACGGATGACGCCGTGGTTCGTCCGCTGCAGAGGCGGGACATCGTCTCGGGGTTCAAGCTCCTGGACGGCAACCGGCTCCGCTGTGAGCGGTGGCTCGTAACCGAAGTGGACTGGGACGACCAGCTGTCTTGGACGGTGGAGGACCAGGGCGACCGCATCCAGTCGGAGACCACGGTCGACGGGTACAAGTACAACACCCTGCTGGGGCGCCCGTTCGTCCGCACGGTGAAGACAGACATCTTGCGCCCAGGCAACATGTACTTCTTCACGTCGCCCGAGTTCTTCGGCAAGTTCTACGTCCTGAACCAGACGAAGTTCTACATCGACAAGGTGGCGAACATGATCACCTTCCAGTCGTGGGAGGACATCGCCATGTCGGTGATCAACATCGCCGCGGTCCGGAAGGTCGAGCTCTACTCGGCGGACGCCACCGAGCACGACAACGAGGGTCTCCGTGCCAGCTTCATCCCGGTGGATGAGGAGGCTCTGGGCGCGGTGAACAACCGAGTCGACCAGGGGCTGAAGTTCCCGCAGGTCGTCAGCAACTGATCTCCGGTTGCTTGATTACCAGGCTCGGCTGTCTCCGAGACTCGTCGGCCCGAAGAGGGCGCCGGCCCTGGGTGGCTGGTGCCCTTTTCGTGTATCTGCGGTAGGATGTATCCACGATGACCTACATCATTCACAACACCACACGTTCCCCCCACACCCGGGCTACACGGTCCGCAAAAGCCGGCCCCATGAACAGCACCAAGAACCTGTTCATCGGAGGCTCCATTCGCGTCGTACGAGGGCAGCCAGTCGAAGTCAGCGAGAACTTTCTGCGGCGCAACTACGCACAGCTGCTGGACCTGGAGGTCAAGGGGCTGGTGGAGATAACGAACAACAGCCGTCGGCGCGTGCTCATGAGCGACTTCGCCCCCGCGGTGGTTGCGGCCGCTCTGCCCGCAGCTCCTTCCGTTGCCCCCACGGGGACACCAGACCCAGCGGGAGGTGGAGAACCAGAGAAGAAGGAAGAGGAGAAGAAGGAAGAGCCGCCAGTTCCACCTGAGCCGACGGTCGAGGAGCCGGTGGTGGAACCCGTGGCAGAGCCAGCTCCGGAGGCAGTGCCCGAACCAGAGCTACCGCCTGTGGAAGAGGTGGTCGAATCCCCGATGTTGATCGAGGAGAACCCGTTCTTGGACGAGTTGGTTCCCGCGGAAGCGCCGGCTGACACCAAGGATGACCGCCCGTCGTTTCAGCGGTCGCACTCCAAGCACCGTAGGCACTGATGGCCGTTCTAGAAGGCGTTCAGGGGCTGAGCCCCGCGATGCAGGCGTTCGTTCAGACGGTACGCTTGTACACGCGTGACTTCGCGCAGCTCAACCGGCTCATAGCTGGTGAGGAGTCCAACGATCGCATCATTGCCTGGGCGGTGATGGATGCGATGGCGGACTTCAACGGGACGCCTCCATGGATTGGCAACTGGGACATCAGTACGTTTCTTGGGAAGAGCCAGCAAGCTCTTCTTCTTCGCATGACGGTCATCACGCTGCTCGAGTCGGTGGGTCTACTTCAGACGAGGAACCACATCAACTACTCGAACGGCGGCATCAACGTGGGTGTCAATGACAAGACCCCGTTGATCATGAACTGGCTGCAGTACTTCAAGAGCAGCACTGACCAGATGAAGCAAAAGGTCAAGGTGGCCGCGAACATCGAGGGTATCCTCGGCCCCGGAAATGTTGGGGTGCACTCGGAACTCTTTGCCGTGAACGCGTCCTATCTCAGCTACTAGGGGCCAAAAGATGTTGAAGATTCTACGGTTTGGCGACACGGACGCTGCAGAGCACACCCTCAACGGTGGCATCGTCAGCGGCAAGCAGATGAGCGGTAAGCTGCTGGGGCTGCATGGTCTCACACTCATCTTCGGCACGCCTGCTGGGACGGTGACGTTCAACGACCCAACGGGGGAGGGGTTGTCCGTCGGGGACATCAAAGATCAGATCGTGGCTGTGCACGCAACGCTCACGGTGCAGTTCTACGAAGGGTCCTTGCGCATCCGGGACACGGACGTTTCGTCCGCGGTGGTGCTGGACAAGGATGGCACGGCCAATGCGTACTTTGGGTTCAGCAAGGCCAAGGACATCTCGGGGACCGTATACAACCCACCGGATGGGGCTGCCCCACGCCTGATCGACTTCAGTATCAGCCCCCGGATGGACGGCTTCGTTGCTGTGGTGGAGGTGACATGAGCTCACTAGAGAAGTTGCTGCTCGAGGCTCGTACCATCCCGCTGTCGGAGGCGAGTGAGTACTTCCTCGAGCTTCGTGAGTTTCCGAAGACGGCCGCAAAGGAGACGCCCACGGACGACGAGCTCAAGGAGACTGGTCGTCAGCGCGGGGTTTCTTCTACGGCAGCCGAACATGAGCGGGACAAGTCTCGCCGTGGTGAGCGCACCGGAAAGGCTCTTGGGGCAATCGGTGGGCTGGCCGCTGGCGGAGCTCTTGGGCGCAGTCTCGTTGGGGGCCCGATGGGTGCATTGGGGGGAGCTGCCATTGGGGGGCTGGCTGGAAGAAGCCTTGGTGGGGAGCTGGGGACGGAGGTCGACATTGCTCGGTCTGCTTCTGCTGCATCTCCGGTGGATGCCGTACTGAAGACGGCGGCTGCCAGGATGGCTGCTTGGGTGAAGTCGGCTGCTGATGAACCAGCCTTGGCGCAGGGAGGTCCAGAGGCCCAGATGACGGCTCCGACGGACAAGCCAGAGCTCATGCCCGCGAACTACCTGCAGGCTGAGGCGATGGGGCAGGAGGCGCAGAACTCCAATGAGGCCGACTACTTCAAGAGCAAGGCGCGGGATGCGGAGCAAGCTGTTCAGCAGGCTCAAGATCAAGCGCTTCAGATGTCGGCTGGCACGGAGCAGCTTCAAGCGGAGGCTGATAGCACTGCTCAGCGCATTCAGGCGTCTTTGCAGGAGGCGATGAAGGCCCGGGATGAGGCGCTGCAGCAGACGGAGATTGCCGCCAATCTGCGGATGGCGATGCAGAAGCAGCGGCAGATGATGATGGAGGTGGCTTCGCAGGACCCGGCGGCGGACGCTGCGGGGGCTCTGGGTGGCTCTCTCGGCGGGGCTTTGCCCCCGGCACCGCCTGCTGAACCGCCGATGGAAGGGCAGGCGATGGCGCCGGAGGGCGGTGCTCCTGGGGCTGGGAAAGCCCCGGACCAGAAGACGGCTCCTGGGGCTTCGCCGCCGGCGGGGGCAAAAGACATGAACGCCCCGGCCGGGGGGCCTCCTGGACCACCCACCTCGACGGCGCACCCGGCCGGGGGCGTTCCTCCCATGGGGGAGAAGACGAGCTCGGTGAAGACCGCGTTCTACGGAGCCCTTGGCGGGGCAGCCCTCGGGGCAGCGGTTGGCGCTGGCTCGGTGGCTGTCGACCGCGGGAAGAACGTTGGTGAGATGCAGGAGCGTCTCAGCGAGCTGCAGCGAACAACTGATGGCAGCTACGCGCAGGCGGCGGCATCAGCTCGTCTGCAGAAGCAGATCGTGGACACGCAGATGGCGCAGCAGTTTCCCACGCAGGTAGCTGCTCGCCGTGCAGCAGGGACAGCTCTCAACTTTGGTCTGCGCGGTGCAGGCATCGAGGGGAGCATTCGTCGACTTGGGAGAGCGTGATGTTGGACACCTTCCTGGACGTGTTGGCCGAGCGTGAGAAGACCGCCTCTTCAGTCGATGAGCTGACTGCGGTGATGAAGGACCTTCCGCTGGAGGAGATTCAGAAGATCGCCTCCGGGAAGATCAAGCTGTCGTACTACGACGGGGACCCGAAGTGGCTGACCCAGTTCGAGGGAACCCCGTTGTACAACCAGGCGGTTGCCCTGGAGAAGGAGCTGCTTCAAGCGGAGGCTGCAGAGCTGGAGAAGCGAATCACGTCCGAGCGGGACGACACCTACGACCAGAAGGACAAGATCCGGCTAAAGAAGAAGCTGTTGGAGCTTCAGCTGGCCATGTCTCACGGAGGAAAGGCGGCAGAGGAGCCGGTGAAGGAACCCGGGGAGGATCACACAGAAGAATCCGCGGGTGAAATGAAGGAGCCTCCCACCACTGCAGAGCCTGTGAGCGAGAAGGCTGCCTCCGCGATGAGGAAGGCGGCTGCAGAGATCCTCCCAAAAGCCTGAAGCTCGCCGCCGTCTCAGGAGTAGCGGGTGGCGAGCAGGCAGTAGCCCAGCTCGTACAGCAGCAGTCTTCCATGCAGGCTAACAAGCCTGCGCCCAAGCCTTCTGCGTTGAGCTCGAACGCCGTGAACGCTGAGAAGGTAGCGAAGACACCAGATATGTGGGAGGCCAGTGAGCTCCTTCCTATGGAAGGAAGTATCACGCCGGAACAGCTGTCGGCTGCAGAGAGGGCGTTTCGTCTTAGTGCTCAGCAGGTGCAGGAGTCGAAGGCGCGTTCCGCAGACTATGCGGAGAAGCATCCGTTTCTTTACAGAGCCCCTAATGCTCTAGCTCTTGGCATACCTGGTGGAATCGCTGGTGGGGTGATTGGTAGAGGAGCAGGGATGTTCTTAGGTAAGCCGGGCATTGGCACCGCGCTTGGAGCGGGTGTCGGAGCAGGCGCAGGAGCTATTACAGGAGCTCTTGCTAGCCCCACTGCTGGTAAGCTTCGTCAGGACGCGGAGGGTATTGGGTCCTCTCTTAGATCTTTGTCTTCTGATGACGTACAGAGTGGTCTGCAAGACGCGAACAAGTGGTGGCGAGGAGAAAAGGTGGCCTTCCTTCAGAAGGTGGCCCTTCTCCCTGTTCTTCTTCCAGCTGCAGCCGGTGGACTGGCTGGGTATCGCCAAGGGGGGCTGGAGGGTGCCCGGCAAGGTGCAATCGGGGCTACCAAGGGGGCCCTGAAGGGCGGAGCCTACGAGACCGGTGTTGGGGCTGCAGGTGGCGCCGCGGGAGGCGCACTGTTCGGCGGAGTAGGTGCAGCCCCAGGTGCCGCCATGGGAGGTGCGACGGGGATGCTCACTGGCGTCATCGGCGGCGGGATGAAGGGCTACAAGGAGCAGATGGAAAAGATGCGATCGGAGTCTGCTGAGACAGGAGCTCCGATGCCCAACACTCCGCCCATTGCATCAGCTGGTGCGAGGATGGCTGCCGTCCGATGAGTGGTGATGGGCTTTACATCAAAGGCCCTGCGCGCTGCCCCCTGCGCATTGTACGGCTGCGCATTCTGTCCTTGAGCATCGATTACAACGAGGTCTACTGGGACCTCGCCGACACGATGACGGACGTGTTGGACTTCACGTTCCAGGTGCTGCGCAGCGAGGCCCCGATGGGGCCGTGGGAGGAGTTGTCACCGGAGCTAGAAGACCGGTACATGTTCGTCGACAACCGGGTCAAGGTCGGCAACATCTACCGCAAGTGGTTCTACTTGCTCCGGGTGAAGCACAAGGAGACGGGGAACACCTTCGACTTTGGCCCGGAACAGAAGGAGCCCGTACCAGACTTGGTGGCAGAGGAGCTGCGGAGGCATCTGGGATTGCTGTTCAGCGAGTTCAACGGCCGACGATGCTGGGTTTTGCCGGCGCGCACCATGGGCCAGCGGTGCTCGGAGTGCTGGAACCCCAAGCTGCAGAAGCGCACGATATCCGGTTGCCGTACTTGCTACGACACTGGGTTCATCCGTGGGTACCACCACCCCATCGAGGCATGGGTGCAGTTCGACCCCACGGCGAAGAACGAGCAGGCTTCTACACAGGGGCGGCTACAGCAGACGAGTACGACGGCCAGGATGGGGGCATTCCCACCCGTGAAGCCGGATGATCTCGTGATCGAGGGTGAGAACAAGCGGTGGGTAGTTCGTACCGTGGATGAGACCGAACAAGGGCGAGCTCCGATTCTTCAGAATCTGGGGCTACACTTGTTACCAACGACGGATATCGAGTACCTGATACCTCTGATCTTCGACGACGACCTGAAGAACATCTCGTTCAACCCGAAGCGCAACTACATCAACCCGCAGAACCTGACCAACGACACCGTTCGAGAGGCCGACTTCCCCTTCATCTTTCAGCTGTACCCTGGGGGCTACCCGAGAAACCCATGACGCCTTCATTTCGAAGCTTTGCCGATGAGATGTTGAAGATCGCGGAGGGAGAAGTTCCTCCGCGCGCTGAGCATCCCATCATGCCCTACGTGAAGGGCGTGGCTGGCATGGCGATTGGGTCTGGGCTTGGGTACGCCGGGATGGAAGCCTTGAACCGCTACGCGTTGAAGGGCAGAGCCAGCAGTCCCGCCTGGTTGAACTACGGGGTGCCCATCGCTGGAGGGATTGCTGGGCTGGCGGCCTCTGGGCTGCAGGAGCACATGCTGGGTAAGGCTCGGGAGAACTGGGCTGCGCGAGAGCAGGAGGCGGCCAATGTCGGCGAAGGTACCTGAAGCCCATCTTGGGCAGTTCCCAGGTAGCTTCAAGTACAACCCGATGGTCGCTCTTCGAGAGACCTTCGTGGGGTTTCTTCAAGGGTTGTTCAGTGCAGCTCCTCCGGGTGTTGGGTGCTGGCACTGGGATGAGGACGACAGCGTCGCGGAGATAGTTGTTCGGGACGAAGCAACGGTGAAGGAAGAGGTGATCGCCAAGCGCCCGTTGGTGACGCTGACACGAGGTCCCATTCAGTTCGCCACGCTGGGCCTTGACGACATGATGCAGTACGAGGCGGACACTGGGAGAAAGACCAAGGGGGTTCTCGTCGCGGGTACGATGACGATGAACTGCTGCAGTCGGGAGTCCATCGAGAGTGAGAGCGTGGCTTGGGTGGTGATGGAGTACACCTGGCTACTTAGAGACCTCCTGATTTCCAACAGCCTGTTGTTCGACACTGGGATGCGCCCGCAGATGAGCGCGCCCTCTCCAGCGGGCAGCATTGTTGCGGACGACAAGGGACGAGAGTGGATCTGCACATCAGTGTCCTTTCCGTTCCAGTTCATCCGCACCTCAGCCTTTACTCCGCTGGGCATGCGCATCGTGCAGAGCATCGAGGCGCGCGTATCCTCTAGGCTTTCATCCGTGCACAGTTCTGGCCCCCCAGACTTGTCGCACGAGCATGAGGGGTCTGTTCCATTGTTGGTCCAGACGTGCCCACCTGCCGCGTTTACAACGGCTAGTGACGCGTATGGAAGAACACCAGACCCAGGAGGTAGGAGATCTTACTTCCTGCCCAAGCAACCACATCCCCTAAACCCTGCTGTTGAAGTGACGGTGAGATCTGCCCGTCCCTTCCGGCCTGGGTTCCGGGGAGTGCCGGGAGTTCCCATAACGGACCCCTGCGTGAAAGAATCTGCTTAGTAACCGCGGTTTCAACAGGAGCGCGTCAATGGCTACTGCTCTAAACACCCTCCCGCGCCCAGGCGTTCAGGTCATCCAGGCGTTCCGTGCTGTCACTGCAACGGTCATCACGCCTACGCTGGTTCCCTGCGTCATCGGCGTGTGCAAGCAGATCGTGGAACTTCTGGAGAGCGACGGCGCCGGCGGGCAGCTCTTGAACACGGATGCGCTCATCTCCCTCCCGGCGTTCTTCCTCGCCAAGGCGGGCACCGGCGCGGTGGTGAAGAAGTACATGGGGTTGAACGGGCTCGACCTTGTGGTGAGCGTCAACAACTCCCCCGACATCACGATCACGTTCAGCGACCCCGCCGGTGGCGGGCTTCTTCCATCCTCGGTGGTCGGGCAGATCAACGCCGCGTTTGCGTTGGTGGCGATGACGGCTGCTCGGGCGGAGGTGGTGGGGTCCGACAAGTTCTGGCTGAAGACGGTCGGCACCGGCATCTTTCAGACCATCCAGGTTCAACCTGGTACGGACGCTGTGGTGGCGAGTACCTTCGCTGTCGGCGTCGGCAGGTTGTACTACGGGCTGGATGCGTACAACCAGTACGACACGGTCATCCCCCCGGTGGCTTTCCCAGACCCCCGCGGAAACCTGAGCGAGCTGGCGTTCGAGCAGGACAGCTTGCGGGTGTGGATGTCGATGGGTACGGGCACGAGCGTGCGTGAGGCAAGCCGTACTTCGGCGTTGCTTCGGTACGGAACGGTGACCGGTGGCCAGGCCGTTCTTCTGAGCGACGCGAGCATCATCGACGGTACGGTGGTCTTCCCAACCGATGTTCAGGGGGAGACGCTGTTCGTCCGAATCGATGGTGGTGAAGAGCAGTCGGTGCTGGTTTCTTCGAACGTGTTGACGGCTGCCCAGCTGGCGGCGGAGCTCGACGCCGGCATCGTGGGGGCCACGGTCGACATCGTCACGGTGGCTGGTGGTGATCTCGGCAAGCTTCGGATCACCAGCTCTACCCCGGGTGGGTCGTCTCGGGTGGAGATCACTGGCGGCACGCTGATGGGCACGGTGGCTGTTCCCATCATCCCGTTTAGCGCTGGTGCCGCTGCCATGGTCGGCACGGTGGACCTGACCACGCTGGGCTACGCCCCTGGTGCTGACCTGTTGGGGTTGACGCTCATCTTGTCCATCGACAGCGGCGCCTCACAGACCGTGACGTTCACGGACGTGATCAGTGCAGCGGCAGCGGCTGGGGAAATCACGTCTGGTATCACCGGCGTGACGGCCAGTCTCCAGGCGGTGACGAACCTTCTGGTACTGACGTCGAACGCACTTGGCGAGAACGCCAGCATCTCCGTGATCGGGGGTACTGCTCTTGCCCTGCTCGGGCTGACGGTGGGTGATCTCGAAGTAGGCACCAGCCCGTTCGACGATGGCGTGGCCATCGAAGCCATCGACGATGGGAATGGCGATGCGGTTACCCCGCTCCTCTCTTTCCCCGGCAACAACTTCACGGCCGCCGCCACTCGCCCCAGCCTGGTCGGTTCTTCGGTGATGACGAGCGTCACGGACGGCGCCACGCTCATCCTGACGGACGGTGGGCAGGTGCAGACTGTGGTGTTTGACGGGGCGACCACGCCAGCGTTGACGGTAGATCAGATCAACGCCGTCATGGGTGCAGCCGCGGGTGGCAAGCTTACGGCCACGCAGAACGCTGGCGTCGTCACCCTGCAGCACACCGAGTATGGAGAGGACGGGTACTTCGCTATCCTCGGCGGCACTGCTCTCGCGGAGATCGACCCGGGCACGGCAGCGGTGTCCATCATCGGCTCGGTCGACCTCGACGGCATCACGCTCCCTGCCGATGTGCAGGGCTTGACCCTGCAGGTGTCGGTGGATGGCGGCGCTGTTCAGACATGTACCTTCACGGCGGCCTCAGTCAGCGTCGCGACGTTCTTGGGGGAGATCAACGCGGCCATCCTCGGCACTACTGCCAGCCAGTCCGGCTTGCTGGGTCTCATCTTCACCACGACGGCCACTGGTCAGGGCGCCAGCGTTCGCATTGTTGGCGGCACCGCCATGAACGTGCTCGGACTGTTCGAGCATACCCGAACGGGTGCCAGTACCATCTACGCTGGCGCCGTCGGTACTGGCGTGTCGCATCCCCCTCTCCCTGGGGATATTCTCTACATCGACGGCGTGCAGTACGGCACGGTGCTGAAGGTGAACCCCACGGGGGTCAACTCGGTGCTGAAGATCGACAAGTCGGTGGTCATTGGGGATGTGGGCGCCCGCTTCTGGATTCAGGCGATGAACCTGACGGATGCGGTGTCGAACCTCACCCGCCCCTTCCCGGAGATGATTCTCGACCTGAACAACAACGTTACGGTCAAGGACGGCATCGTCCGCGACGCGGTGAGCGGCGCCCGCATCACGGTGAACTCCTCGATGTACATCAGCTACACCGCCCTGCGTCGTGACGTGACGGCACTGGCGGCGCAGCAGGGGCTTCTTCGGTTCGATGACACGGTGGCGCTCGACAATGCGCTCTCCCCGGTCAGCGCATCCAACCCGCTGGCGCTGGGGTTGTTCTACGCTCTCATCAATGCTCCGTCCGCACAGGTGACGGGGCTTGGCGTGGACGCCATCAGTGCCGACATGCCGGATGGCACGTTGGAGGCGTACGTTCGGGCGGCGGAGTTCATCGAGGCTTACGAGGTGTACGCCATCGCGCCGCTCACCCACGACGAGACGGTGGCGCAGGTGTTCAACACCCACGTCAACTTCATGTCCGAGCCGACGCAGCGCGGTGAGCGCATCGTCATGTGGAACCCGTCGGTTCCCACCCGGGACATCGACACCCTGGTAGCGAGCGGTTCGGTTGGTGAAGCCACCAACACGTTCACATTCAACACCGGGGTCGGGAACCTGGCGGCGCTGTTGCAGAACGCGGGAATCGACCCGATGCAGCCGGTGATTGCCGTCAGCTCTGGGTTGTTCCTCGACGTGTCGGCGGACGACAAGCGTTACTCCATCAAGTCGGTGAGTGGTCAGCAGATCACGGTCCGCATCACCCCAGCGGAGTTCCTAAGCGGCGAGAACGACGACGACTTCTACGCCGAGGATGTACTTCCTCTGCCGCTGGTGGGCGAGTTGTTCTCGATCCGCATCCGCGGCCGTGAGCTGGTGACGGTGGATGGCACGCGCGACAAGCAGGCCATCGCCGAGACCATGAACAAGATGGGACAGGGGTACTCGAACCGCCGGTTCTGGATGACCTTCCCCGACAAGTGCCGAGCCAGCATCGAAGGTCTCGAGCAGCTGATCGACGGCTACTACATGAACGCGGCGGTGGTTGGCTGCATCGGGCAGCAGCCTCCGCAGCAGTCGTTCACGAACTTCCCGGTCGCGGGGTTCACTGGGGTGGTCGGCTCGAACGACTCGTTCAGCGAAGCTCAGCTGGACATCATGGCAGGTGGCGGGACTTGGATCTTCATCCAGGAAGGCACCGGGACCCCCATCTTCGCCCGCATGGCGGTGACCACGGACCAGACCAGCATCGAGACCCGCACGGACTCGGTGACGAAGGTGGTGGACTTCACGGCGAAGTTCCTCCGCAAGGGGATTCGAAACTTCATCGGCCGGTTCAACATCACCCAGGGGTTCTTGGACTCGCTCGGCACCACGGTGCAGGGCATGTTCGGATTCCTCGTGGAGCACGGCGTGCTCATCGGTGGCAACCTCGACAACATCATCCAGGACGAGAACAACCGGGACACGGTGCTCATCGACACCACGCTGGATGTCCCGATTCCATGCAACTACGTCAAGTTGACTTTACTTGTATGAGTGTGATGCGCAGTGAGTTGACTCGCTATCGATGCCAGGAGCCGCCATGATCACTAGCGCAATGATGTTCGCGATGCGTGACGAGATGATGAAGGCCGCCGGCCTTCCACCCGAGGTGTTGGCCCGCCTTCATGGCGTGGCCGACACGCTCGTGCGGTCGGAGAGGGCGGGCAAGCCGGCGGCTTCAGCGGCAAAGAAGCTGATCCAGCCCAAGAGTTTGGGTGGCATGGCACACCCGGCGATTGGCGGTGGAAAGATGTCGCCTGACGCAGTGGACTGGGGCGGTTTCTAATGATTTCACAATACTCGCCAGGCCCAGCTGCCTCTGGGACTGAGGATGCCCGGGCATCTGGTAGACTACAAGGTAGAAGGATACCGGTAAGTGCGTAACGAGGATGGAACGACGCGAGACATTACGGGGGAGACCTTTGGTCTTCTTACGGCGGTCTCACGCGCGCCGAACGATAAGTTCGGCACCATCTATTGGAACTGCACGTGCCAATGCGGGGAGACGAAGCTAGTACGCGCTAATCAGCTGCGGCACGGTAAGTTCTTCACGTGTGGTAAACCCCTGTGTCGCTTTTGGGAGAAGGTATACATCCCAGGGTCCAGCGATGGTTGTTGGGAATGGACTGGAGCTCTGCACGATGAGGGATACGGTATTCTCAAGGTGCTGGGCAAGACCGTCAGAGCGCACGTGTTCTCCTACGAGTTGATCAACGGCTTGGTGCCGGACAACTTGTTCGTACTTCACACCTGTGACAACCGCAAGTGTGTAAGAGTGGACCACTTATTTCTGGGCACGCATGCGGACAACATGGCCGACATGGCCGGTAAGGGTAGAGCTGCTACTACCGGTAAAGTGTTTCTGCTGCCCTCAGAGAAGCAGAGGATGAAGGAACTGTATCAGCTAGGCGGGTTGTCTCACCCCGACCTCGCCGCGCAGTTTCACGTTAGCCTCATTACAGTGAGACGGACGCTCCGAAGGGCGTCTAGCCGGAGGTAAGGAACATTAGCGGCAACTTCAGTGACTGGGCACCGTACACCAACTACGTTCAGTCGGGGATGGTGGACGGGCAGTACGTCAACGCCGGCTTCTTGATGATTGCCGCGGGTCCTCCGCGCATCGCGAACATCGGCGGTGCCACCTTCTTCGGGCAGGCGCTGAGCGGCACGGGTGAGAACGCGAATCAGATCGTGCTCCCCATCGGGGTGCTGCAGAACTTCAACGTGACGCACACCCGGCAGTTCAGCCGCATCTTCGAGCTGGGCTCGGAGCGCAGCTACTTCATCTCGGGTCGTACTGTGGGGCAGCTCAGCCTGGGGCGGGTCTACTACCACGGTGCGAGCTTGCTGCGCATCCTGTACGCCTACTACAACGACACGATCAGCCCCACCATCGTCGCTCCGATGTGGCCGAACCTCGGCTCGTCACCGCAGAACATGGTGAACCAGCACGACGTGATCATCCCGCCGGGGTACGAGAACATCTTCTACAACCTGGCGTCCGACCTCTTCGCGCAGCCCATAGGGCTCTTGATGTACATCCGGGACATCAACCTCGATGCTCTCGGCGCCGGGTACTTCGAAGCGTGCTACCTGCCGAACCACGCCATGGCGACGGACGCACAGGGCGTGCTCCTGCAGGAGAACGTCAGCGTGCAGTTCGAGCGGATGGTGCCGGTGTCCATCAGCCAGCTGACCCTGATCAGTTCCAACTCCGCCAATGCCGGTGGGGCCAACCAGAGCAGCGCGTTCTTGGGCATCCCAGAAGCTCCAGCTCACTCCACTCGCGCGGTTCGTGGCGCCAACCTACCGGGGTAATGAATGGCCCTTCTATTCACCGTTCAGTTCTCCGGCACCTTCCAGACGCCGCCCTACACGGGGCAGCCTGAGTGCCCCATCCCCGTCAACTTCACATCGCAGTACACGCGGAAGACCATACAGCGATTCGAGAAGACGGGGGTGGGCACGGATGCCGTGGACCTCTCCAACCTGCCTGCTGAAGGCGCCAAGCTGGTGGTGGTGCAGGTCGACCCGGACAGCAGCCTTTCTGCGCTGCCGATTCAGGTCCAAACCAACGGTGGAACGGACGACATCGAGATATCCCAGGGTGGGTTCCTCGCCTTGGGAAGCCCACGTCCTGCGGTTGGCATCACGGCGCTCACGTTCTCGCACGCGTCCAACGTATCCCTTTGGGTTTGGGCCTACGGATGACGCTGGCAGCGGTCTCGGACGTGAAGTCGGTCACCGAGACTGCTGTTTACGTGATCGTGCGGGATAGCGCCTTCGGGGCGCTACTTGTCGTGGCCATAGCCGCGCTCTATCTACTGGTCCAGCAGCTGCTGAAGGTCCAGGACAAGCGCGTTACGGACCTGCAGAAACTGAACGAGCGGGTAGAAGCCCGTGAGGACAGTACGCGGCGCTTGGTTGAGAAGATGACCGAGACGTTCCAGCAGGTGAAGTCTTCGCTTGATGCGTTGAAGGATACGGGCGAAGACCAAGTGGAGGCGCTGTCCAGGAACACGCAGGCGGTGAGCAAAGTGGAGAGCACTTTGGACTCAGTGATTCGTGAGCATGCACGAACCGCTGCGCACGCCGCGGGGTACAGAAGGACCTCTTCTACAACGACGTCTGCGCCACCAAAGGGAGGTGCTTGATGTCTCTAGTCGCGTTGTACAGGCGGCTCATGGGTACAGACGCGGCAACGACAGCTGAAGAAGCGCGCCTGCATCGCAATCTCAGCGGGATGGAAACGAACAACCACGACCTAGACAGGTTGGGGGCAGAGTTGGACGACATCCTTTACGAGGTGGACCGGCATAGTATACAGATGTCCCTGCCACCGGAGGGTGTGAACCATGGTTGATGTAGCGGGCGCAGAGAGCGAGCAGACCATTCGAAGGCGTGACCTTCGAGACCTGGGTGAAGCCTTCAGGAAGGCGTTGACCCCGTTGTCTGGGGTGCTCGACCACATGAAGGGGCTCAACGCGCGCTGGGACCGTTCGGGCGCCCAGATGCGCTCGATCTTGCGTCTGCAGTTCTTGCTGCTGGCCCTCAGCGTAGTCAGCTTGCTTGCTGTGGGATGGGCGATTCATGTGATGGACCGTACGCGCGTCCAGATGGACGCCAGCGCGCTCAAGATGCATCAGCTGGACATCGGGTTGGCCAGTACTCTGTCCGAGCTGCGGGAGCTGAAGAGCACTGCCAGCAACACGGAAGCGGCGGTCAAGCAGGTGAAGCAGGCGGAAGAAGACCGACCGAAGTTGGAGCTCGTGGCTGAGACCGACCCGGTGAAGGCGGTATCTGCGCCGATGAAGCTACGCGTGACGAACGCCGCGCCCAGCGCTGCTCCATCCTCCAGCGGGGACTCCGTGTTCAGCCGTGTGCCGCTGCTGCCCTCGCCTGCGGCAGACGCACCGGCCATGGCCGAGATTCCAATCCCCCGCAGGGTGCCATGACAAGTGGTCCTGACCCGCGGCTGCTGGAAGCCTACGGGACGAACGAGCTCTACTTCGAGAACCTGGAGAAGAGAGCCGACACGCAGTTCTCCATCCCGATGGCGGCAGCCACCGCTGGTGAGTGGGGTAGGCTGCTGACAGCCAAGGGGACGCAGGAGAAGGTCGACCGGCAGCGCCTCCACGCGCAGGCGCTGAACCTTCAGTTCCGTGAGCTCGAGGCGGCACGGATGCAGGAGACCAACGAGCGCTTTGGCGGCCCCGGCACGGTGCGGGCCCGCTACCAGCGTCTGATGATGTCCCAGCCCTACATGGTCCATCCCATGATGGCCGGGGCAGCCCTTCAGGGGATTGAGGGGGAGCAGGTGGTCACGGCCTCGGCTCGCCGGTGTGGGGCCGCGATGGCCAAACTCGCCTATCACAACCTACCTGAGCTGCCGGAGGTTCAACCAGACGCCGGTGGGGCGATGCCCCGCAACATGGCTGCCCCGCATCTTCAAGCGGCCAGGCAGCACGTCGGGGAGGCAGTGGGGCAGACGGCTGTGGGTGCTGGGCACGCTTTGGGGTCGTCGTCGGGGCGCATCGGGGCCCGGATGGGAGACACAGCGGTTGCCTTGGGAGGGCGTCTTCAGGCGCGCGCTCGACAGCCTGGGGTTCTGCAGCGGGCTGCTGGCATTCCAGGCCGTCTGTTTGGCGGCTTTGGGCGCGGTGTTGAGGACTTCATGCAGGGCGAGGTGCAGCCCACGGTTCGTTGGGGGGCGGGCATTCACCCGGCAGCGAACGTCAACGAGTACGGGATTGCCATTGGTGGGGGCGGCTACTAGCCCTTCCACCAGAAGCTGGAGACGTCCTCTGGGGGTTCGAAGGACAGGGAGCCGCGCGACGGCCCGTTGTGGCCCCACGGGACTTCCTCTTCGTCTTCCTCGTCATCGAGCTCCAGGGGTTTGGGGAGCTCCTTCGGCTCGGGCTTCTTGGGGGTGTACTGGATGAAGGAGACGACGGCCTCGTCCAGCTTCTTCATCTCGTCGTCCGTCAGGTCCTCCAGCTTCTTCTGTTGGCCAACGAGTTTCAGGAGGAGGTGTCCCGTCTCCTCCTCGAACATATCCGGCTGTTCCAGGTATTCCTGATAGAGGATGGCGGGATCTCTTATCAAGGATGTGAAAAGCCCTTCTTGCCGCTTTCGCACCGCGGGAGCCGGCGGCGAAAGCAGCTCGTTGAATGTAGGAAAACGCGGGGGTTCCGGTGGTAGCGGCGGTTGCAAGGGAGGGATCTGCAAGAACTGCGGCGACTCCAGCCTCGGCAAAACGCTGAGTGCATCTGGCGTGCTCGGCCACGATCCACTTTTCGTGTTGCTCGACGAAGTCTTCAATGATGGCGGCGACAACCTGACCGACGGTAACTTGTAGCTCATCGTCTCGAATCCGGTAGTAAGAGAGAATCTGCGCGTACATGTCGACCAAGCGCCAAACGCGCTCGGCCGACATGCGCAACTTGTACACGCGTAGGATTCGGCTCACCCGGGTAGGATGACCCAGGCTTGCTTCTGCCACAAGTCTTCTTCGACGTGGACGAAGCCAACCACCTTGAACGGGGAGTATCCCCCTCCTCTGTTTTTCTTGTCGCTGTTCTCCCTGGCGATATCTGACAAGGCCACGCTCTGATGCCCGCTGCTCAGCGCGTACACGTAAAGTTTTCGCGCGCTTCCATTCGTAAGGATGACTATCAGCGGGTGTCCAATCTCAACCATGTCTCTGGTGCTGAACTCCGAAGTAGTGAACTCGACCTTGCTGACGTGCGTGGGTTCATGCTTGTCGTTGAGGGCTTCAACGTTTGCGACGTACTTCGCTCTAGTAGACATCGTCTCTCTCCGCAGCTGGTGGCAGGGTGTCATGGTGGGCTGCCCAGTCGGGGGCGAAGCCGCCGTTGGAAAGCCAAGTTGTAAGGTTGAGCACGTCTTCCACAATCTGGTCGACGTCCTCCACGATGCCGTTTTCCATCTGCCTTTCGAACTCGGCCACCGGGTCGTCCGTTCTATCGAGCGTGACCCGCATGGCCTTGCAGTTGGTGAGCAGCCGAAGAAGTAGTTCGTTGGGATCCACAGAGCCTCCTTATTCTTCCCTCGATTCTCTTATGCCGGGTTCCGGTGGGAAACTGTGTACTCGAGCTAAGCTGCACCAGCAGGAGGAGCAACATGACAGTCGGATCTGGTCTTTTCAGCAATGCACGTGCCGTGAACCCGAGCTATGCCGCTCCGGGCAAGTCGGGTCTTCCGGGTGAAGTAGGTGACCTTCGAAGGGACATCGCGCTCGCGTTGGCTCCGCTTGCTTCCATCGTGGTAGAGGAGTTCACCAACGCGCTGGCAGCCGCAGCCAACAACATGATGGCAGCTACCGCGTCGCAGGCCGCGGCGCGGACTCTGCTCCCCGGCGTCACGCCGGCGGTGGGAGTTCTCACGCAGGCGACCATCACCAACCTGCAGGCGGCCCCGCGTCAGATCGTGTTCACCACAGCAGGTGGTACTGCGGCACATCAGCCGGCGCAGGCCACTGTTGTGGGGAAGGGTCTTCGGGGAGAGCCACTGACGGAGGTTCGAACGCTGATGCAGACGGCGGGCGCGGTGCACACCGTCAACTTCTTCACCGACATCGACAGCATCACGCTCACCGTCGGTCAGGGCGTGGGTGCCACGCTGGCCATCGGTCTCGGGAGCAAGATCGGACTCAGCCAGCCCATCAAGACCCGAGCTGGTCTGACTACGGCCATCAAGGAGATTGCGGTTGGCTCCGTGGTCACCAACGGTACGTTCTTGGCGGCGGCGGCGGGCACGGCAGCTTCCGTCACGGGCACGGTGGACCTCGTCACCCCGGTCCCGGCGATGCCGACCACGGAGACGCTGGTGGTGGCGATCGACGGTGGGGCGGATCTCACCGTTACTTTCGCCACTCCGGCGGACCTGGCTGCCATCCTGGTGGCGATCAACGCGGTGTGCGGAGCTGGGTTCGCCACGGCCAGCACCAACTACTTGATGTTGACCAGCCCAACGACGGGGCCGACCAGCAAGATCGACATCAAGGCGTCCAGTACTTCCCTCGCCATCCTCGGGCTGACCGCAGCGGTTACCGAGGGTGAGGGGAACGGCCAGTACGGCTCGTACTGGCCGAACTCGGCTCCGAACGGCACTCAGGACTACGCCATCTACTACGAGAGCGTGGCGGCCTGACCTGAGCCCTCCGCGTAGAAAGCGGCACAAGTGGGCCGGGGTCCTTCGGGGCCTCGGCCCACTTGTTGAAACAACCAGCCAAAGTACGGTAAAACATCCGGGGAAGAGTAAAGCTCTTCTTTTTCTGTTGAACAATAGGGCCGGCGGACTTATACCAAAGCCTCGGCCGTGGAACCATGAACAAGGTACTCACGACCATCCCGTTTCTCAGCGACGACAGAAAGAACAGCGGGGCAGTTCTGGTTACCCGAACGGACTATCAGGACCGTACCGTGATTGGGGTGGCGCTACGCATTGGGAACCGCACGATGCCGCTACCCCGCAACAAGTTGCGCCATATCATTGAGGCGCTGGAACAAGGCGAAAAGGCGGCCTCTTTCGCCTATCAGGAACTGCTCGAGGAGATGAACAGATGAGTTTTGCACAGTTCAAGGACAACCTGAAGAACGGCAAGTACGAGAGCGTCACCGGTGCCCGTCGGGGCATTGGCAAGTTCAAGGACATGACCGAGGAAGAGAAGAACGCGGCCCGCAAGATCGCGGACAAGCATTTCGGTGCGGAGCCGGCGGCTGCGGCGGCGCCGAAGGCGGCCGCGAAGAAGGTGGCCAAGAAGGCCGCGAAGAAGGCGGCCCCGGTGGCGGAGCCGAAGGCAGCGGCGGCAACTGCGGCCGGTCCGGGGCCGGGTCGTGGTCGGAAGAAGAAGGCGGCGTCGAAGCCTGGTCCGGCGGCCAAGCGGGCGGCCACCACCGAGGGCGTCGACCCTGTGGTGCAGGCCGGTGTGGACGCAGTGAACAGCGCCGGTGTTCAGGCGGACCTTCTGCTCCGGGCCGTGAACGAGTCCAGGAGCGCCGCGCAGGTGTTTGGCAACAGCAACACCATCTACGAGCAGTTGTCCGCCGCGGCGTCAGCTCGGCTGCTCGAGATCGTGGGTGGCATGGGTGCGCTGAAGACCGACCTCAACACCGCGGTGGCCAACGCGGCCTCGAGCGGGAACGGGGTCTCGGAGACTACGGCTCCGCAGGGTCTGCAGTCGGCGATGCCTGGAATGCCGTCTACGCTCCCCGGGCTGCCGGTGCGGTAGGCGACCACAGCAAGCCGATGTGATCGGCGTCGGCCTTCTCCTCGGGCGCTCCGAGTATGGCGACGTCGCCATGGTTTTCGATGGGCAGGTGCCAGCTGTTGGCGCCTGCCCTCGATTCCATTATGGCCACTACTTCATGATCCCGTTGCTCGACCAGGAGAAGAGCGAAGGCTGCGTTCTGCAGAGCCTTCTCCGCCAGGAACTTGGCCCACTCGCCTCGTTCCTTTGGCATGTCGAAGCCAACGGACTGGTTGGTGTTCATCCCCAGCCACTGGACCCGCTTGCGCGGCCAGATCAGGACGAAGGAGTCGATGCGCCCCTCCTTCTTCCACACATCGTACAACGCGGGAAGTGTCTCACGGGCGTCCCGCAGGACATACTCATGACCCTGCACCGTCAGGTCGTTCATGCCCAGTAAGCTAGCAGAAGAGCGGCAGGCGCACTACCGGGAGATGCTGATGCCGATCGCCATGGTGGTGTGTAACCACCTGCATATGCGCGTAGAGGATGCCTTTTCTAACGCGCGTCAGCGTCTCGTGCTGTTGTCCAGGTCCCTCATCATGTACTACGCCAGAGAGCGCACAGCCCTGGGGTACACAGAGATAGGAGCGGCCTTCAACACGACTCATGAATCTCCGTACCATCACCACCATCGGTTCTCCAATAAGTTGGAGCTGAAGCCACACGACGCTCGGTACCTTCGTGAGTTGGACGCGGTGTTCACAGATCTAGATAAGGTCGGCGCCCTTCCTACTGCAGAACCCAAGGACTTGGAGTGGACGGTGACGGTCACGCTTGAACCACTGGCATTTCAGCGCTTGCTCTCGTTCCATCAAACCGGGATGTTTGGTGGCACCGTTGCCGAAACCACAAAGATGATCTTGTCTCACCGCCTGTATGACATGGGGGAGCCAAACCAGTGAGCAGACCCACCTTTCAAAGCATCTACATGCGCTTGGCCTTCATGCTGGCTGAGCGAAGCACGTGCTCCCGACTTCAGGTTGGGTGCGTCATCACTAGTAACGACTACCGGTACGTCTATGGAGTCGGCTACAACGGCAACGCCGCTGGTCTTCCAAACCGGTGTGACCGAACAACACCAGGTGACTGCGGGGACCTGCACGCTGAAGAGAACGCCATCATCAACTGCTCGACGCCGAGGTATGTGCCGAAGGTGGTGTTCGTCACCGATATTCCCTGCCCGATGTGCGCCAAGCGCCTCATCAACTTGGGTGGGGTAGAACGCCTCTACTACGCCCGTGAGTACCGGATAAGGGACAGTCTTCAAACCCTACAGGATATGGGCATCGACGTTTTCTGCGAGGAGGTTTCATGATCATCGCACTCAGCGGTCTCTGCTACGACCCGCAAGGCAACAAGTGCAGCGCCGGTGCCGGTAAGGACACCGTGGCGAACGTTCTGCTGGAGCATTTCAGCTTCGTGAAGATCGGGTTCGCCGATCCGATGAAGCGCTTCGTGCAGGACGTGTTCAACTTCAGCGACGACCAGGTGTGGGGTGAGTCGAAGTACCGTAACGATCCCGATAAGCGCTACATCCGTCGTCGGAGGGCGCCGCACGGCGTAGAAGACGGCATGGCTTACGAGGATGGACGTTGCCTCGCCTATCTTAACGCCGCGGTGGAGAGTCGTTATCCCACCAAAGAAGAGATTGAGGCGTCCATCGCGGCGGAGTACGAGAGAGTATTCGTCGAGTACCTTACCCCGCGCTACGCCCTTCAAACACTGGGTACGGAATGGGCTAGAGCCTGTTATGAGAACGTGTGGGCAGCGTACTTGATGCGCGTAGCAGCTTGCCTGCAGGAAGGCGGTTGTCACTACGACCAGAAGCGTGGGCTGCAGTTCTCATCAACGGTGTCCAGCCACGTGGTGCAGGACAGCATGATGCGGCCGAAGGTCAACGTGGTCATCAACGACCTGCGCTTCAAGACAGAGATGAACTACGTGCAGGATGGGGGCGGCTACATCGTCAGGATCAAGAGGCCAGTGCCGGAGATCTCCGTAGGCTCTGAGCATCAGTCGGAGAACGACCTGGTGGATGTCCCTGACTCCGCCTTCGACTACGTCATCGAGGGCAAGTCCAAGGATGTTCCTGACCTGCAGAACAAGACCCGTCTCATGATGCTGGACTTCCCAGCGTTGGGGGTGAAGCTCCCAGCTGACCTGCTGAAGAAGCGCGAGGAAGACGTCAGGGCTGGGAAGATTCGCCCGTACAACCCGGAGTTGGAGTACGTTCCTCCGTTCATGCGCAATAAGTAGTGTGGTACGCTGCCGGTATGGACATCACTCTGACCCAAGAAGAGTATGAGGCCCTAGTAGCCCTGGCGCGCGTTGGGGTAGAGGGAAAACCCAACCACGCCAGGGAACTGGCAGCGTACCTCTCGATGATAGAAACGAAGAATGGCATCACGCGCCATTTTTTAGCCATCCGTTGGCAGGAGATGAACGCCCCGCTCCCTCCCGGCGTTCGCTTCCCAGACAGTTGGCCTCCTTCGTTGAGCGACGCGATCGAGCTCATCACCCGGCCAATAGCTCGTGCTGACGTCGACACACTGCTGGCTTCTAAAGCCAGTAACCCCACCAGTGTCATGGTCACCAACGACCGCGGGATGCGGCTAGGATGGACGCTTGTCGATGACTACTTCTTCGAAACCCAGTAGTGAGTTCCCCATCGGATTTGGACATCCAGGGCTGACGAAGGACCCGCTGGATGACCTGGGTACTGTGGAGATACGAACGCACACCGGGGCGGTATACACCTTCCCTGACATGAGCTTGCAGGCTCTGAAGGCAGTGCTTCCAGAGAATGGTCGCACCCCGGGCAGCCAACCAACTCTCATGATCATGAACATCAGCGCCTCACTGCTGTCGGTGCCGTTCTGTATCATCGACCAAGTCAGCTGCGGCTCTACTTGCTTGTGGAGCAGCAAGGAGATTCAGTGACCGACAACGGCGTCCCTCTTCAGGAGTTCTTCAAGGAGCTGGAGGCGAAGTGCAGCTGTGGGCGGGTCGTCATTCTCACATTCAAGTACGGGAACAACTTGAAGCCCGGAGACAAGTTGTGGTCTGACCCAGGAAACCCAAACTTTGGAAGGTGCCCAGCATGCAAACGCACGAACATGATAGTGCAACGAGTGGCGGAAATACCGCCATCACCTGGAGAGCCGCACCCCGGCTTCTGGAAACCCCCAACGGGTGGGGACTCTATCGGCTGAACCAACGCGTGGCACGAGCCGAGGGGGTTCGTCAGCAGCGACGCACGCTGCACGACGGGGAGGTGGTCGTCACCATCTTCGAGATCGAGAAGCTCTATTGGGACCACACTCGCGGGCTGCAGCAGCTTCAAGGGATGCCGGTCTCCGAGATGCTGGGGCCCAACTACCTGATCCTCGACGCCGCATGCGGAGATGCAGCATCCCCGCGGCCCCACTTGCGCGGGGTCAAGGTGGCGGTTCTGCACAAGGTCCCCAAGACCATGAAACTGTTGGAGTTGTTCTCTGAGCTGAGGAAACTTCGGCCGGCCTGACGTTTTCTCTAGCCCTGGAATGGGTGCACATGGTACACCCTTGAAGGAGAGGCATGCCTAAAGGAATCACTGACTTGAACCAGCACGACGCCAGAAATCAGGCGTACATCGACCCTGCGCTGGCAGCTAGGAACCCGAGGGCGGCTGCGCTGGCGGCTACCTCTGCGGTGCGTCGGCAGCAGTCGGCGCTTCCTCGGTACACCACGCCGATTGCGGGTGGTCCACCACCGCCCATCCCTGCGTTGGAGCAGCCGCACCGGGAGGGGATGCCCATGGCGGCGCAGGCGATGGGCACGATGGGAGCGGACAGCGGAAGGGTGCAGCAAGCGGCTTTCGCGCAGCATGAGCAGAGGGCAGGGTCGATCATCTCAGCGGGTGGAACTCCGCTTGGGGCCCAGACGAGGCAGCCTGCTATGGCCATCCTTCCGAACGATGTCCTGCCACAGGAGGCGATGAAGGACCCGAACTATCACCAGGGGGCATCTAGCCAGCTGGCGATGAACCAGCCGCACATGGCTGCGAAGTACGGGGTCATTCGCGCGGGGCAGCAGGCGCCACA